GAGCAGTTCGAATCTGACACATTCTACCAAGACGTTTTAGTCTTATGGGTTTGTTAGTTCAATGGTAGAACGGAGGATTGTGGTTCCTTTCATAAGAGTTCGATTCTCTTACTCACCCCCAGTAGTAAAGACCATCACAGCAAAATATTATTTATTAAAAATCATTAAATTTGGGATTTAAGAAGATGTAATAATATTAATGGTCTTGTTGAAAATAAGGCGAATACAGCAAATATATAACATAATGTACTGATATTTTTAATATTAATGATTTAATTAAAAGACTAGTGATTATATATTCGCCTTGAATATGTGTCCTTAGCATAATTGGTTAATGCAATTTCTTCATACGGAATAGAGTTTGAGTTCAAGTCTCAAAGGACATACTAAAAGGAGAGGGTACTATGAGTAGAAGCTATAAGAAACATCCTATTTGTAAGCATCCGCGGCATGGCAGTAATAAAGAAGCGCGAATCCGAGCTAATCGGCGATATAGACGTGTGCTTAATAGAAGCATAGAAGCTGAGGAAACCGCTCCTCGCGCAAAAAATGATTATCAAAAGTTTAATGACTCTTGGGATATTACTGATTATATCTCTTATGAGTCTATTGATGAAGCAAAAGCTAGATATGCTAGCTACTGTGAAAAAGCAAAAACTTTAGGATGGTCATGGTATGAAAAAATGGCGGCTCTGTCTGAAGAGGAATTTCTTAAAAAGTATTGGTATCCTTACTTTTATAGGCGTTAAGAAAAATATCTATTGATTTTTTCTTAAAAAAATGTTATAATATATATGTAATAAAGGAAAACAAATAGAAAAGTTAAAAAGGAGTTTGTTTATGACTACTGCTAATTTGACTATCACTATTATTTACCTTGATGATTATAACACCAAGCATTGGTGTGTAGTTCATACTCTGATTGAGTTGAATTTTTACCAGCGCAATTATATTGTTCTTGATTTTGAGGTTACATAAACCTCATTTTGGGCGGCTAGCACATCGGTAGTGCAATGGACTGTTAATCCAAGGAGCGGGGTTCAACTCCCCGGCTGCCCTCCATATGCTTCTGTGGCGGAATTGGCAGACGCGGTTGATTCAAACTCAACTTTTCTAAGGGTTCAAGTCCCTTCAGAAGTACCAGTGCACAAAAGCAGAAATGCTTTCAAGGAATTGGCTTCGGTTGGTTCCCCATTTTATGGGTCTATCGTATAATGGTAGTACTGATGTCTCCAAAACATCGTGTCTCTGTTCGATTCGGAGTAGACCTGCCAATAGAAAAATTGATTTTTCATAAAAAATAAGGTATAATAAAATTATGAAAGGTAAAAAGATTCCTCGTCGTAAAATTAAACCTTCAATTCCATACCATTTTTGGTTAGAAGATTATTGTCTTTGTTATTGCAAAAATAAACATGGATGTTCAAATTGCAAGGCGGCTAAGCGATATAACGCAAAGCAATCTAAGAGAAATAAAGATAATGGGGATTTGCTTAACGGTTAAAGCAGTGGTCTCTAAAACCACCAGAGCCCATCCCTCTGACGGATGGTGTGAGAGTTCGAGTCTCTCATCCCCAACCATTATCTAAAAGCTAGAACTGCAATTAAAAATATTTTAATAGCTTGATTAAAAATAAATCTAGCTTTGTTTTGAAGGACTATTGCCAAATGGTTAAGGCACTTGTCTCTGACACAAGTATTTTTTGGTTCGAATCCAAATAGTCCTATATATTGAGCCATCGCCAAGTGGTAAGGCTGAGGACTTTGACTCCTCCATCGTAGGTTCGAATCCTGCTGGCTCAACCAGTTAAAGATGAATACAGCAATATAATATTTATAATTCTTACAAGAAAAAGATATGTATAAAATATTCATCTTGTTTTTATGTGGTAGCATAGTAGAGTGGTTAATACGCTAGTAGCCGGAGTTCAATTCTTCGTGCTACCGCTATTAAAAGGAGTCTATATGATAAATATAGCTTATATGCAAGAGAGTAATTTGATTACTAATCAGATTATTAAAGCTCTTAGAAAAAACTCAAAAGAATATGCAGAAGAAATTGTACAAGATATTCTTCGAGCATATCGTTTTTCCGAGGATGACTTAACTGATGTAGATGTTAAGCGAATTAATGATTGTTTGAAGGAGATATAATGTTTTATCAAGTTTTTCTTGTTACTCGTTCGCGTATTAATGATAAATATAATACTACTTCTCATAAAGTAATTCTTTTTGCAGAATCAAAAGAGGAAGCTCGAAGAGATGCTTATGATTACTTTTCCGATTGTGAAATTGTAAAAGTATTTACTACCGTTACTCCTTTGAGCGAAAAAGCAATTTACGTTTTTCACGTTTAAGGTTTGCGGTTATAGCCCAAAGGACAAGGCAAGTGCCTTCTAAGCACTAGATCAGAGTTCGATTCTCTGTAACCGCTCCACGCATAAAAGAAAGGGTTTTAATATGATTTTTGCTCTTTTTGCTGGTTCTTGTAATGAACCTTGTGTTTATGACATCGCAGAATTTGAGTCTGTGGAAGAAGCAACCGAAGCCGCATATGATTGTGCTATTGAAGATTATCAGTCTTATGAAGGCTATCATGGTCTTCCTGACAGAGGAATGATTATGGATAATCCAGAAGAGTATGGTCTTTCAGAAGATTATCGAGAATCTGAACTGGAAGATGCTTATATGGATGCTATTGAATCTTGGATTCAGTACTGGGCAAAAGAAATTCATAATCTCGATGAATTAAAAGAAATTTGTGAGAATTATGGCTTCGACTATGATGCTTATTCTTATCTGTTTGAAGATTAAAAATTAAATAATAGGCTTTTACAGCAAAATAAGGTAGGCGGCTTCGCCTTTGTAGCTAAATGGGTATAGCATTAGAATGTAAATCTAAGATTTTTGGTTCGAGTCCAAACAATATCAATAAAAGCCTAGTGAAATATTAAAAGAGACGTACAGCAATTTCAAAATTAAAGCTCCATATTTATTAATTACAAGTTTGCTTTTACTTGATGTCTCTTGTTTTTATATGCTGGAGTAGCATAGCTGGCTAATGCAATGGCTTTGTAATCCATAGACCGTAGGTTCAAATCCTATCTCCAGCACCAACAGGATACTTGATTAAGAGATAAAAGAGTATCAAAGGTTGCGGGTTCTCTTACCTGATGAATCTTCGTGCGGACTACCGGAGTTCAATCCGCATTAGCGATACGTAATTCGCTAGATATGCAGCAGTCGTATAACGGCTAGTACATCGTCCTTCCAAGTCGATGATGTGGGTTCGACTCCCATCTGTTGCTCCAATAGTAAAGATAACAACAGCAATTAATCCGCTTGGTTTTGGATTCATGGTTATCTTGTTCTTTTAAACAATAGAGCAAGGATTTATTTCTAATATTGATTTAAATTTTTGCTCATTTTTTTATGTCTAAAAATTACTTATTGATTATTTCTTAAAAAAATGTTATAATATATATACAATAAGGGAAAGGAAAACAGAAAAATGATTATTGATACTCTAAATGAAATGCGGATTGCAGCTCTAAAGAGCGGTGATAAGCAGGTTGAAAATCATGCAAGCTACTTTTTGTCAGTAGCTAAGAAGGTAATTAAAGATGGTGGTGATGAAGCAAAAGTAATCGCAACTTTCCAAAAAGAAGTTAAGGCATTGCGGGAGACCTTAGGCTATGCGCGCAATGAAGCTGAGAAAACCGCACTTACATCTGAGATTGCTTTTGTTTCTCAGTTCCTTCCTAAGATGATGTCTGAAGATGAAATTCAGAATTTTATTTCTGAAATGTTTACAGATATTAAGTCCATGAATAAGAAAGAGGTAATTCCGCCTGCTATGAAGGCTCTAAAGGGTAAGGCGGACGGTAAGATGATTAATTCTGTTATTGCAAAAATGATGCAGTAATTTTTAAGAGATAAAAGGAGAAATATTTAATTATGGCTATGACTTATATTGCACCCCGTAATGGTTCTAAGATTGGTTATTACTATGATGCAGAACGTACTGGTATTTTTAATGGCTATCCTTATAAGGGCATTGTTACCGCAGTTATGAAGAATACTCGGTCGGATGCTTGGAATAAGATTCGAGCTCTTGGCGATAAAGTCGGCGTTATTTTTATGCATGGTGTCCCCGCGATGGAAGAGTCTTATCATGGCGTTGCTTATTGCGCAGCAGATGATGAGTTCAATCTGACTGAGGGTATGCGGGTTGCACGTCAGCGGCTGCTTCGTAGTTATCATAAGGATATGGCTGCCGCAATGGCTCACTGTTATCCTGCCGCAAATGAGTTTGCTGCAATGCTGCTTGATGCTGAGTTGGAGCATGATGTTGCTGCAGCTAAGAATGATAGTCGCTCTGAGAATTATGGTAAGAATGTCTCTATTGTGATGCCATTTGATACTGAAATGGATTATGATGTTATCAATCGTCGTTAAGAATAAAAACGCCTAATTAAAAAGGTTATGATAATAACCGCTTGTTAAGAGAAAAAAGGAGATATATGATGAATACTTTTATGAATACTCTGTCTAACGCTTCTAACTTTACCCGTACTGAGAATGGCGCATTGGCTCATAAGACTACCAATTCCGCAGTTTATGATATGTTTGCGCTGGGTGGCGCTTATCGTAAGCGCGGTGCTGCAGATAAGATTCTTCTGTTTAAGAACGCCTATGAAGAGGATGCTACTTTGGCAATGAAGTGCTTGTTTTATCTGCGTGATTGCCGCGGTGGTCAGGGTGAGCGTGAGTTCTTCCGTATTTGTTTTAATTGGCTGTGTCAGAATGACCCTGCTCGTGCAGAGGTTAATCTGGATAACGTTTCTGAGTATGGACGTTGGGATGACTTGATTTATTCCACTATTGATACTCCTGTTTATCAGAGTGCTCTGAATTTGATTAAGAAGCAGTTGCGTCTGGATATTCAGTGTAAGACTCCTTCCCTGCTGGGTAAGTGGATGCCTTCTGAGAATGCTTCTTCTGCAAAGACTAAGTGGGCTGCCGCTCGAATCCGCAAGGATTTGGGTCTGTCTCATAAGGAGTATCGTAAGACTCTGTCTGAGCTGCGTCGTCGTATCAATATTGTTGAGCGTCTGATGTCTGAGAACCGTTGGGATGAGATTGAGTTTGATAAGATTCCTTCTCGTGCGGGTTTCATCTATAAGAATGCATTTGCCCGTCGTGACATTATCGCAAAGAAGTATGAGAAGTTTGCTAAGGATACCACCAAGAGCGTGAATGCTTCTGTTCTGTATCCTTATGAGGTCGTAGCTAAGGCGGTTAAGGGCTGTGATTACTGGGGCAACAGCTCTCTGGATGAAGTTGACCGTGCAATGATTAATAAGTATTGGGCTAATCTGCCTGACTACCTGAATGGTAAGGATTGTTCTATGATGTGTGTTGTTGATACTTCTGGTTCTATGACTGGTAGTGAAGCTAGCGCACCTATGAATGTGGCAATTTCTCTGGGTATGTATTGCGCAGAGCGAATCGGAGGTCCTTTCCACAATCATTACATTAGCTTTGCTAGTAAGCCTCAGCTGATTAAGATTGAGGGCATTGATTTTGTTGATAAGTGCCGCCGCATTTATCGTACTAATCTGTGCGATAACACCAATCTGGAAGCTGTTTTTGACCTGCTGTTGAATACCGCTCTGACTCCCGGTGTTAAGGAGTCTGACATTCCTAAGACTATCGTAGTCATTAGTGATATGCAGATTGATCAGGGTACTGGTTCTTGGAGTGATTATTCTAAGCGGTGGACTCAGGAGTCTGCTTCTACTGAGATGGAGCAGATTCGTCGGAAGTGGGCTGCTTATGGCAAGAGGTTGCCTAAGCTGGTTTACTGGAATGTTAATGCTCGCGGTGATGCGAACATTCTGGATGCAGGTCCTGATGTTTCTTTCGTGAGTGGTTTCTCTCCTGTTATCTTTAAGAGTGTTCTGACTGGAAAGACTGGTTGGGATCTCTGTGTTGAAACCCTGATGGCTGACCGCTATCAGCAGGTTGTCTAAGATTTATTCTTTAGAGGTTGGGTTTATCTCAACCTCTTTTCTTTTTGGGCGGAAATCATAAAAATAATATTTTAATTTTTAATAGAATAATAAAGGAGGTAAAAGGATTATGGAAATTCGTTTTAATGTTTCACATCAAAAACTAACTAAAGAAACTACAAATGATTATTTTGTTGCAGGTAGTAAAAACTATCTTATTGCAACATTTAATTTTAAAACTTCTGAATGGGTAAATCCAGTTTTTGCTTTATTTACATATAAAGGGAAAACTTATCAATAGACACTAGGATTAGATGGTCTTAAAGATAATCAATGTTATATTCCTGCAGAAGTTATTAAAAGTCCTAGTTTTGAAGTTAGTATTTATTGTGGTGATTTAATTACTACAAATGCTGAAACAGTTTTTATTAAACAATCAGGTTACACAAGCAATATTGTAAACAATCCTGCTGAAGATACCTCTACTCAACTAACCAAAGCGTGTTAGAAATATGCAATGTTGTGTAATCAAATTCTTCAAGATTGTGAAAGAATTAAACAAGAGATAAAAGGAGAGACTTTATGACAGATTATTTATCACTAATCAATGATATTTCTACTCAAAGTCTTGACACTATTATAAATAATGATACTTCTAATTTTCTCCAAGATGAGGAACCGCCTATCCTTGTAGATGCATTAACTCGTACATTTACTTTACAGCCTGGATTTCATTCTGTTGTAGGTATCCGCACAGACCATAACTCTAATGCAATCACTTTTAATTGCCCTAGATTTATTGATGGATATGATATTTTAAAATGTTCATCTAAATTAGTAAAATGGTATAATGCGGGAGCTAAGGTAGATGGATTCTACCCAATTGAGGATATGCAAGTCATGGAAGATAATCCTGATATGGTTGAATTTTCTTGGATAATTAAAGGCTCAATTACTACTGCTCCTGGTCGCATTCAATTTTCTTTAATTTTTATTGATGTAGATACTACCACTAATACAGAATGTTATAGGTGGAATTCTACAATCAATACTAATCTTTCTATTGGCGATGGATTATATAATCCTGATGTAGATGACATGGAAAAAATTAAAGATTCTGCGAGTTTTGAGCTAATTTTTGTAGATGACCTTGAAGTAAAACAAATGTTATAGGAGGTCTATGGTAAACAGATATGAGTAAAATATCTATTGTAGAAGCCTTGCGCCTACTAGCAGAAGCAAACAAAGAATATGTCGGTGAGACTGGCGGAAATCTGTCAGATTCAATGAAGACTCTGAATGATAGAGTTGACAATCTTTTAACTAAATATCCTACTTTTTCAAGTAATAATCGCCAAACTGAACTAGAGGATATTCGTCAAGGCTTAACTAATGAAAAATTTGATAAATTTAATGGCGAAAAATATACATCTGCGGGTACTGCAGTTAGAACTCAGCTGAGTCTAATTCTAGATTATCTAGATACTTTAGATTAGAACACCCAAAAGAAAGCAGATGGCTATGAAATTGATGATGATAGTAAATTCTATCTACTAAGCAATGGTGAAAGAATTACTGGTGGTGTATCCATTGCGACCGACTTATCTGGTTATTATACTAAGGATGAAGTTAATGGTATTTTACCTAACTATGCTTCCGCCGATGACCTCGCCGCATTAAAAGAAACAGTAGCAAATCTAAATGCTCTTGAAGACTTAGATATTGAATTTGATAATACTACACATGAGCTTTCATGGTATAAAAAAGGTGATGCGGTTCCCCTAGGTACTATTACTATTGAAGGTACAGGTGGCGGTTCTGGCGGTAATGGTATTACTTTCAAAATGACCTACGACCCAGAGATTCCGTCAAGCATGACTACTATTTACAAAGGTGAAGAAAAAACTTATATTGGTTTTAACTGGTCTTCTGTATATAGTGACGATGGAGCATCAACAGGCAATGGTTCTATTGTTATCAATGTTAATGGAGTTAAAGTAGATTAGAATACTAATGTAACTCAAGGTTATTATTCTTATGATATTACTGATTCTCTAATTCGTGGTAGTAACTCAGTTCAGGTTATTTTAACTGATAATGCTGGTAATGTAAGAAGTTTAAGATGGACTATTACAACAGTATCTCTAGAACTGACTTCTACTTTTAACGCCTATCAAGCATACTATGATAATGCGGTTTTCACCTATACTGTAACTGCGGGCGGTAGCTTTGAAAAGACAGTACACTTTGAATTGTATTCCGCAGGAACTAATAAAACTGTCATTTGGTCTAAAGATATTATCAGTTCTACTTCTGGTGGCATTTCAACTCAGGATATTCCTTTCAAAGGACATGGCGCATATCCTTTAAAAGTCTGGGTCACCGCAAATTTAAATGGCGCAGAGTTAATTAGTAATGAACTATATTATGAAATTATCTTTGTTAGTCGCGGTAATGGAACTCCTATTATTGCTTCTTCTTTTGCTTAGACCGAGGTTACTGAATATGATAATGTTTCTATCCCTTATTTAATCTGGGATCCAAATTACAGTACAGCTAATAATAACAATAATAGACAGTGTTCACTTGAAGAATGGTATTTTAATACTGACGCTAATGATGGTGCAGGTGAATGGGTAAGAGCTAGTTCAATTGCTATTAATCCAGATCGAACTTTACAACACTGGACCTTAAAGTTTACTAATACCTACGCCCGCCGCTTAATTATTAGATGTGGTACTCAATCTAGAACTATTGAATTGAAGGTCAATGCACTTGAAATTGATGCTAAACCTATTACAAATAGTCTTGAAGCAAACTTTTCTGCTGTTGGTAGAAGTAATGCGCAGTCTAATTATAATTCTTGGACTTCTAATGGCTATTCTACTGAGTTCCCAACTAGCTTTGACTGGGTTAATGGTGGCTGGTAGTCTGATGAAGATGGAGCAACAGTCCTAAGAATTAAGGCAAGTAATGATAAAGTTACTATTCCACTAAAACTATTTGGATAGGACTTTAAAAATAGTGGTAAAGCAATTAAAATGATTTTTAAGTGCAGAAATAGTATTAACTATGATACTGAAATTATTAATTGTTTTGATGAATCAAGTAATGTTGGTTTAAGATTATTTGCCAACCGCGGTGTCTTTAATTCTCGTGATATTGAAATGGAAGTTCCTTATAAGGAAGATTCTTATATTGAAATGGATTTAGTTGTTTATCCTTCAACTCAAAAGAGTTTGATTCTATGGTATCTACAAGGTATTCCTTGCTCTGCCGCAATCTATGAGAATGACGACTTATTCATTCAGACTAATCCTGTTAGTATTACTCTAGGTTCTTCTGAATGTGACTTAGATGTTTATTTAATTAAGACTTACAATAAAGTTCTTGACCAATATGAAGTCTTAAATAATTTTATTCTTGATGCTCCAACATCTGATGAAATTATTGCTCGTTATCAGAGAAATAATATATATGACGCTTATCATAACATTGTTCTTGATAAATTACAGTCTAAATATATGATTATTAATTCTGACTCTAGTCAGTATCCATTTATTTTCCCTACTTCTAAAATTAAAGATAGAAACAATCCGCCTGTTCGTGGCGATGTTACTTATGTAGATCCTAATAACAACAGAAAGAGTTTCACCTCTAAAAATGTTGGTATTGGTATGCAAGGTACTTCTTCTGCGGGTTATGGTCGAGCAGCTCTAAACCTAAATATGGATTTCCAAGTTGATGGTTTTAATCATGCAGACACAGGAGCTAAAGAAGCCACCTTTGCAATATCTGATAAGAGTTTGGGTGTAGATTACTTCTGTATGAAAGTTGACGTTGCTTCTTCTGAAGGGGCAAATAATGTTCTTTTGACAGATGAATATAATATTTATGATCCTTACATCTCTGATCCTCAGCTTGATGAATTGCTTGAAATGGCTGCGGCAAAAGGCTATGAGCCTAAGGCTGACCGCACAACTCAACGTGATGAGCTAATTACTGAACTTCACAATCAAGGTTTTACCAATAAAATTCGTGGCACCATTGAAGGTCAACCTATCATTATTTTCCATAGAAATACAGCAGACCCTAACCCTGAATTAACTTTCTATGCAAAAGCAAACATGAATAATGATAAAACTAATTATAATGTTTTCGGTCAAGATAGAAGTAAATATCCTGAGCAATGCTGCGTTGAGTTCCTGACTAATGAATCTGCCCTTTGTTCTTTTAAATCTGCAGATTTTAGTAACGATGCTTGGGAAGAAGGATTTGAATTTAGATTTCCAAAGAAAGGCTATACTCAAACTGATATTGACAATCTGCATAGAGTTGTAGCTTGGGTTAATTCAACTGATACTGCGGCGGCTACAGGTAATACGCTACCTTAGGCTGTTGTTTATGATGGAAAAACCTACACCGCAGATACTGCTGAATATAGATTAGCTAAATTTAAAGCTGAATTTGAAGATTATTTTATCAAAGATTCTGCCATTTGGCTAGACATCTTTACTGAACGTCATCTGATGGTTGATAACCGTGCTAAAAACGTATTTATGGCAACTGATGATGGTAAACATTGGCACTTTAAATATGACTACGATAATGATACTGCTCTCGGTATTGATAACATTGGTCGTTTAAGCCATAGTTATGGTATTGAATATCGCGATGGTAGTGAAGCATATGGTGGCGAAGACTCAGTTCTATGGATTAATCTAGAACAATGCTTTGCTGATGATATCAAGAAAATGGTTCAAGAGAAAGAAAATGAAGGTGCATTTAACGCATTTCGTTTAAGTAAAAAATTCTCTGATTATCAAGCTAACTGGTGTGAAGCTATTTGGATTGAAGATATGTTTAAGAAATATATCAATCCATACTTAAATGATAATGATAGAACTTATATTTCTATGATGCTAGGAAATAAGCAACTACAACGTGACTGGTTCTTATTCTATCAAGACCGCTATATGAGTTCTAAGTATGAAGGTCCAACCGCAGTAGGCGATGCTATTCAGATGCGTATCACTAAGCCTACTGAAAATAAAGTTGTTGCACCTAACCAAGATTTAACTATTACTCCTTACTCTGATATGTATATCTTAGTAAAATATGGCAATGGTGATTATATTAGAACAAAAGCTAAGCGAGGAGTTCCTACAACAGTTAAAGCTCCTGACTTTACTTCAACTGGTTCTGGCGGTGTTGAGACTTATGTCTACAATGCATCTCTGATTACTAGCTTAGGAGACCTGGCTCCCGCGTATTTAAGTTGGTTGGATATTTCTCAAGCTAAGAAATTGCAAGAAGTTCTATTAGGTAGCGAAGTTGAAGGTTATGAAAATAATGCTTGGGCTAACGGTACTAACATTTCCTTTAATAGTAATCTATTAAAGAAGATTGTTCTAACTGGTTTAACCTATTTAAACACTACTATTGGACTAAATAGCTGTATTGCATTAAGATACTTCTATGCAGAGAATACTAATATTCCTTCTGTCACTCTTGCAGCTAATAGCAATATTGAGATTTTAAAATTGCCTAAAACAATTACTAATATTAAATTATAGAATCTATCGCATTTGAGCGTATTAACCTTGCAAGGTTATGATAGTCTTTCAACTATTACAGTTGAGGAATGTGATCCATCTGCAGACTAGCTATTGGTAAATATTATCAAACAAGCTAAGAACCTTTAGACTTTGAGATTAATTGATATTCAATGGCATCTTGATGGCAATGGTGAAGAAGTATTTAACCAACTTTTAAGCTGTAAAGGATTGGATGAAGCTGGTATCATTTATAATGGTAACACTAATCCATACATTTCTGGTACTATTGATGTTGCTCAAATTGAAGATGCGGCGATGGCAGCTTATAAACGCTATATGCCTAATATTAGTATTCTATATGGTCGTCATCTATATACCGTAACATTTAAGAATTATGATGGAACTACTTTATGTTCTTATCAAATTATTGGTGGAGAAGATGGCTATAATCCAATCAACTTTAATGGTTATAATGCAGATGGAACAGCATATGACCCAAATAATTTTGGTGGATTAGATTATGTGGTAATTGATACTCCTACTAAACCAACAGATGCTCAGTACAATTATTATTATAGCTCTTGGAACGGTAGTTATCTAAAAGTAACTGAAGACCGCACTTTAACTGCAACTTATACACCTAAGCTACGTCACTATAACATTTATTTCTTTAAACAGGATTATGATACAGCTGTTAAAAATCTAAATTCTGCAACTCCATACTTCTCTATTACAGGTACTGAAGAAGATGCTTCTGGTAATCCTTCTACTGCAATAGCATATGGAGCTAATGTAAATATGAGCACAGTTGAAGACCCGTTAAAGGGTGAAGATTTGAGCAAGTGGCTAAAAGGTGGATGGACAATAGTCAGAGTGCCTGGTTGGAGAACAGATACCTTTAAGTTCCCTGAAAACTTTGCTTCTTTGGATAATATGGAGTCTCTAAGCGTTAATGCGGTTGATGGTACCATCTACTGCTTTGCAGTTGCTTCTAAGATTGAACTACCTAGTGCAGAGCCCATGGAGTTCTCTGATTGCTCTTGGGGTTAGATCCAAGCGGTAGTTAACACGGTCACCGCAGGTACGAAGAGTTATTCAGACTATGGTTGGAAGCTCGGTTAGGGTAAGAGTGTTACTTTAAATCCTGATGAGCGTGGTGTAAAACAAACAGAACAGCTGGTTCTAACCGATATGTCTGCTTCTGGTATCACTCTATTGACTAATATGCTATCTTTGAAAGCATATCAAATGAATAGTCAAGAAAGAAAAGCATATTGCTATAAAATTGGTAATATTGATGCTGATAGTGATAATTTCGTATATGAGCATACTGAAGATATTACTTCTGTAACTATTGCTCCAACTTTTAATAATGTAGATAGATTAGGTCGTCCATTACTTACAAAGATTACAGTTACCTCTCCAGATGAGACTTCTGTTGTTTATGATTTAACTCAATCTAAGCTATCTTCTGGAGTTACTTTGACTAAGAATAATGGCGACGCAGTATGGAACGCCGCAGGCTTTACTGAGCTAACTGAAGATGCAACATTAACAATCCCTGTTGTTAAAGGAGCAACTGTTAGAATCAATACTTTCTTAAAAGGAGAATCTTGGAATAATGGCGGTTGGTGGTACAGTGAGCTAAGAGATATTGCTAATAATGATATTTATAATCTATTGCCTGGTTTAGTTCAGGCAGTTATCAGTCCTAAATCTCGTAAGAGCTCAGTTGGTAACTACGCTGAAATTCAGGTAACTGGCGGAACTAGCTTAGCCGCAGAGTCTGATGAAGAAAAGTTCTTTAATGATTATTGGAGTAACAGTAATACTGGAACTACAATTAAAATGAATAATACTTCTACATTCATTACTGATATGGATAAAGTTTGGATTCCAAATAATGCAGAAATTTCTAAGATTGCAATGGATGTTGATAGATATCCAATCTACGCTCAAGAAGGTTCTACTTTTGCAGTCTTTACTGACGATCCTTCAAGAGTTCGTAGACGTCCAGAAGAAGCTGTTAATATAGATAATTAGCACTATTGGTTAGCTTCTACATATATTGAGTATGTAGATGAAGATAATCAAGAGTTCATTAGTTATCCTAATGGCTTCGGTGCAGTCAATAGCGAAGGTAAATGGAATAGTAACTATCCAGCTTACTCTTACTTCCCTTGCGCTTTTGCAATTTTTGTTGGCAAGAAATAATTAAATGGGAGCGCATTATGCGCTCCCATTTTTCTTTTTATATAAGGAGATTATATGTTGTACTATAAAGTCATTCATAAAGGTCTTATTGTTGACCTATTAAAAAATCCATCTTGGATTAAATATCAAGAGGAATATAATCTTAAGCTATTTTGCGAAGAGGATGAAGCTCAAGGAGTGCTATCATCTGATTAGAATACTGTCTATGATCTAAATGAGTATTCTTTGCTTGGTATTTCATAGAAAGAATATCAATAGTTAAAGATTAAAATGCGAAAAAATAAAAACTTGCGGGTAGCCACTACTCAAAAATATTCTGGTGGGAATCCTAATGAAAGAGTTTATGAATTTACTACTGGTGAAAGAACTGAAATCAATCAATTAAAAGAAAAAATAAACACTTTGGGAGAAGAAAACGATGAATTAAAAAATCTTAATTCAGAATTGACCGCGCAAGTTAAAAGCCTAAATGAGTCAAATAAAACTTTAGAAGATTGTCTTCTAGAGCTAAGTGAAATAGTATATCAATGAGGTATTTAATATGATTGCTGAATTATGGGCAAAAAAAATTATTGCGGGTGAACGCACTTTCGAGGAGGTTCCTCGCTTACTAAAAGATAAGGTTAAAAAAATCCTTGCCGCAAATAATATCTATGTATAAAAAAATTGGGAGTTATTCAATTACGAATAACTCCCAATTTTTTATTTTACACTGGCATAAATTCCAGTAATAGTATAAGTATCATCGCCAAGTGTGGTCAAAGTCTGGAACGTAAGTTCCTCTTCTGTTGCATGGATGGTATGACAATATAAATTAGAAATAACTAATTTATTAGTTCCAGAAACTTGAACCTGATACTAAAGTGTCTTCTAGGTGGCTCCCGCCGCATCTACAATATGATAAGTAACAACCGCAGGTGAGGTTGATAGGTTAATCATAGGAATTACTTTTGTTTCAAGTAAAATATCATTTAACTTTGCATAAATAATAAGATATTTGAAATCCTAATTAGTAATATTAGAATCTAAAGTAATGGTATCTGCTTGAGTAATATTTTTTGCCGTAGTAGTTAAAGATTTAAACATCTTGTTTAAAGTATCATTGGTATTACCAATATTTTCTTCTACTGTTGAGCCATCAGGCATAATGGCATTTTCTGCTTTAACCGCCAAATCAACGAGGGTCATTGACCCATCTTCTTGCTTTTGATAACCATGGTTAATAGAAGGCATATTATGTACCTCGCTTTTCAGAACATTGATTTTTGTCTCTATTAAATTTAGAAACCGACCATTTAGCTAAGGAAAAAATTACTTTTACATTATAATTAAATATAAAAGTTCCTGAGCTTGAATTCTTTAGCCATCCAAAATAAGAAACGCATCTATGGGCAGCTTCCACAGGTATCCTTTTTCTAGGTCTAACATCAACATATCGCTTAGCCGCACGCAAATAAGAACGTCTAATTGATAGAAAAATACAAGCTCTAACTGTTGTGTGGTCTCGATAAATAACATAGCCCATCATATCTATGGGTCTACCATGCCGTTTCTTGTGGCTATCTATATAATCAATAGGAAAGACTTCCCAGTTTGGTTTTACTGTCAAATCTAATTTTTCTTTTATATAAGAAATGAATTTCTGCATAGCTTTAACAAGCTATTCTTTATTTTCGCCAATCATAATGAAGTCATCCATATAAAATAATTTAAAAGAATAATATCTTCTTAATTCATTATCCATATAGCTATAAGCATAAGAAAGATAATAATTACAGAGATACTAACTAAGATAGGAACCTATTGATAGTCCTCTATCAAAAGAATCTATTAAAGTAAATATTAGATATAGTAAATCATCATTTTTAATATCTTTTTTCAATAGTTTTTTAATGATTGGAATAGATACTGAAGGATAGCATTTTTTAATATCTCCTTTAACAACATAAATACATTTGTCTCTTGTTTTTGGAGAACGTATCCATTTTTCAATCATGCTTTTACCATATACTTGACCGCGGCCTGGCAGTGATGCGCACTGGTAATAACCAATTTTGCAATCCCACATTTCTTGGGCACCTTTAACCGCAACATAATCATATATTTGCTACTTAACAGATTGGATGCCTATAATCCTTAATTTTTTGGAATTAGCATCATATTTTTCTTTATAACGAATCGGTCTAAAGTGGACTGTTTTTGTTTTTATTTCATTACTAAGTTCTTCTGCGACTCTCATTAAAGTTGAGTCAAATACAGATTTATCCTTATTAATTTGTTCGAGAATCTGTCTTCTAGTGAACAATGGGTTATATTCGTTTAAAAATCTTACTACGTCATCACGACGCCATTTATCATGTAAACAATCTTTTGCACAATAATAAATAAACTTGACATCTGAAATGTCTTTATTCTTGCAGTAAGAGTGAACTGCCATTGCTAGCCTTCTTTCTCTTTTGATTAATTAACAACGCTTTTAATCATCATCCTTTCTAATAGATAATAATTTACTGACCTCATTATAACTAGTCCTCCAATGGAACTAGATTAATCATTGCAAATTTCGAGTAAAATACTCTAAGCAAAGACCTTTTTAGGGTGTTTTATACTTTAAAAGAATATCTAAAGCTACATATAAAAAACAAAAATATACTGGCGGCTTATAGCCGCCAGTACTCTTTTGATATTCTAAACTCAAAAGAGAAAAGGGAGAGGATATTCCACCTGGTGTTCCCGAGCCCATTGTTCGCATTCAGATTCCAAGCACCACTCTAGGAGCCATTGTTCAGATTCCCGAAGACCTCTCGAAGTATAAAACCTTATTTTTTGCTATTTATTATTTAATCAAAAGTTTGTATTGTTATTAAAATTAGTTTTTCTTATCTTTGTCCAGCAACTTCTGGACCTCTGCCCGCAATTTTTCGGGCACATCATCGATGGTTTTTAGACCATTCTTGATTAAGTTGTAATAAATTTTTGCCATAATCATGAACTTAGCGCCTCCATCGCTTCATAAATAGAACATAAAGCCATTTGAGTATCCATTAATTGAGATTTCAAATCATCAATCTCTTTTGGATAATCTGGTTTTGTCTCTTCATAATTAATATAAAAATCTAAGTTTTCCTCTATAACAGATTTGTCCAAAGTTGTTCTAAAAGAATTAGAGTCATAAACATACATTATTGTAATCTTTTTTTCATTAGACTCTAATCCATTAGAATTTTCTACCTCTTCAGTTCTTTCATTGCGACAAATAATTACATCTGCTAAATCAGTGTCAGGGAGAGGAAAGTACTAGAATTCAGGTTGTTTTTCACAAGATCTTAATTCTACCATAACTTACCTCCTATTGTTTTAAGTGCTTAAATTTCCATACATACCATTCGGGCTTATACGGGAGAGGAGATTCCACCCGGTGAGCCCGAGCCCACCGTCCGCATCCAGACTCCAAGCACCACGCCAGGAGCCATAGCCCAGACGCCCGAAGAATAGAGCTTCTCTCTGTCCACTAGTAGCCTAATCCGCCCAAGAATAATCACAGAATCCGGTATGGTCAGAAGCGCCACCTAAAGTAGGAATCATCATTCCATTATCCAAATCAATACCATGCTTAGCAATCCAGAAGTCATAACCAGGTCGAGTATATTTACTCTTTTTAAACTTAGACTTAACAATAGTCATATCCGTAGTGAGAATAGTAGCATCATGCGCAATATAGAAATCACGACGAACAGTAGAACCTTCTTCTGCTTGAATGTCCATTACTACATTGCCCAAGGTTTCAAATCCACCTACAAAATATTCCATACCACCAATCAGAGCAGGATATTTACCATTAGTGGGATTACCCGCAGAACCATCCATACCTAAAACATTATCACAACTACCAGTATACCAAGGCATTGTAATTAAATAATAAGTAGTGTCAGTATCAAAACTATAACCTTCAGGCAAATCAGTTTCAAACCAAACTTTAGAGTTACTAGCATCATACTGCTCAATCTTACTAATTCTTCTGCTATATAGAATATCATTTTGAGTGGCATAATATCTATCTCCACTTACTGTACCAATAGAGCAAGTAGAACCAACTACTAGATTATTAGCATTAGATGTGGCAATAATAATACCTCTAGTTTTCTTTTCTGCAACGGTGCATTTATAATTATAGCTATAATTAAAACAACCATTCAATACACTCTGTGAATTTAAAGTTGCATATTTAATCATATACTGTAATTGCATAAAGAAAACATCATTACTAGTTTCTGCACAATAGAAATTACTATGCTTATGACAATAGTTAATTAATCCACTATAAGATGGAGCTACAATAGTAGGTTTCTCTGTTACATCGTCTCCACCTTCTACATGAAAAACATTAGTAGGTTGCTGTCCTCCCGCGCATGGTCTACGGCCAGAAGCGCTATATGGCTTACCCTCAATCTCAACCATAGCATACTTAGCATGAACCATAAAGCCCTGAAGACTACCATCTGGTTTAATGCATTCACCAAGAGGTTGATAACCAGAATATTGAGTATCAGATACTGAAATATACCAGTAATTTTCATCTTCCCAGCTCTTTACATACCAAGGCATATTAATAATACCTACTTGTCCATTTGAGCCATCACGAGCGAACTCACTGTTCAAACCTTTAATTGCAGTAATATTAATATTACCCGCATTATCTAGTTCCCAGTTACATTCCAAAATCTGGAACATTGGTTCACTTTCATAGTCATTAGTATTCTTAGAAGTAGGAGTTGAAGGGATGCATACCATGCCTTCATTATCATCCATCTTAATACCAGTTGGACTTGTTGAAATTTCATATCGTGGAAACTTAGTTGTAAAAACTTTACCAGTTCTAGCTGCTGCAAACTGAGAAGCAACTAGAGCATTTAAACCCGTATTCACTTGAGCTGCTACCTCCGCAATATCATTATTCATTTGCTTTAAAATTTTGTCAAGAACTGTCCAGCTTTTACCCTACCAAAGAACCGCAATATTTTCATTGTTTGTTGGCATATAAAAACTCCTTTTCTTTCCTTATTAGATATATAATATATCTATTTAAATATTAAAAATAAATCTTAAATATTATTTATTTTCGTCCATAAGACAATTCCTTTATTTTCAATCATTCTATTATACCATAATATTTTTCTTTTAGCAAACCCGCATAGAATATTAGCTATTGAAATTTTAATAAAAATTTGTTATAATATATATACAAAATGAAAAAAGAAAGATGGGATAATAGAATGAGTTTATGGACTAGATTAATTTATGGCACTCCTGATATGGAAACTTGGTATCAACAGAATCCTACTCATCAAGACACTATTCGTTATTATACTGCTGTTACTTATAAAAATGATTTACCTGCTCGCTATGATACTTATAAAAAATCTAAAGAATATCTAAATACTTGTTTTCCTAAACGAATTCTTCCTGAAATGACGTATGAACAAATCATTGCTATTATTGAAGGTCTTAATACTTTTCGTCCTTTCTTTTCTGAAGTTTTTCTTTCTCCTGCCAATCTTAAGTATCCTTTAAATTTTAGACGTAACTTTTTTGATAAATATTATCAAAAAAGATATACCTTTGAAGCCTATAAAAAAGATGTTGAAATGGGATATAAGTCAAACTTAAATGATGCAATAAATCTTTTTTATTATTGGGAAGATGAAACCAGAACGATTCTTTTTTCTGAATATGCAGATTTTCATTCTTATAACACTGGTTTCGGTTCTTTAATTTTACCTATTTTCTTCAATCCTAAGACCTTTCGAGATTATGCTCTTCTTTGTAGTTATTTTTCTAAATTTATCAAAGAAGCTCGTGAAAAGAAAGAAGAAGAAACTAGACAGGCTGTATTAAAAATTAAAAGAAAAAAAGAATATGAACTTCGAGAGTGCCAAATTAAACTTCTTAATAATCTAAAAAATGATTTACAATTAGCTCAAGACGAAGCTACTAAACAAATGACTCAAGTAGCTAAAGAAGATACTGAAATCGCAGAAAGATTAAACAAAGAAAATAACAATAGCTTCTTGCAAGCTCTTAATCAAGTTGTGAAAGAAGCCACTGAAGAGGGGTATGATATTGAAACTGCTAAATTTTATTAAAGACAAATTCTATGAATTTAAATATAGAAAATTATTATATCAACCTACACGCGCGGGATTCGAGAAGTATAGAGACGTTATAGCTAAAGACTTTGTGCGCAACTATGTCATGCCACCCGCGTCTTATTCTCAAATCATTTCACTTTTGTCTATTGATGAAATTCATGCTTATGCTTTAGAGGTTCAATCAATACCTTATAATTATTTTGTTTGTTGCTATTGGTCTGATTTTAAAAAGCATGAAGGTTTTATTTCATGGTATAATAATATTTACAATAAGGCTCATGGATATTTAAGTTTTGAAGCTGCATATGATGCAATTATCTTTAATCCTGCAACATTCTATGACTATTGCAAAGTTTGTGAATATGCTTCTCAAGCTCATATCCAAAGAGATAATGAAAAAGAAAATAAAAGAGATAGAGAAGTTAGAGATAATCAGATTGCAAATCTTAAAGAATTAACTAATTACATTCAATCTCTTCAAGATAAAGACGTTGAAACTTTAACCTCAGCCTTAGAGAGCGATAAAGATATTGCTTCCCGCCTCACTTTAGAAATATCAACAGAGAAAATGTTTGAACCCACACATACTTTAGCCTATTGGCGTAATCATCATTGGAAAGAAGATTAAGAAAGGACGTGTTTCTATGAGCGTTTATTGCTGCTCTGATTTACATGGTTGTTATTCTCTTTGGAAGCAAATTCAAGCATTTCTTAAACCTGAAGATAAACTCTTTTTCTTAGGTGATGCTATTGACCGCCAGCCACATGGATTAACTATTCTTAAAGAAATGATGAATGATTCAAGAGTAACTTGTCTTTTGGGTAATCACGAAGATATTCTTTTTGGCGCGGTTGGCGGTTATGAAGAAGACCCAAAGACTGTAGAACTTTTTATCAACGATTGGTTGCTAAATGGTGGAAAAGAAACCGCAGAAATTTGGACTAAATTTAAGAAAAAAAGTCAAGATGAAATTCTTGACTTTATCTTTGATATGGATACTCTTATTCCATATCGCAATAAACAAGGTCAACTTATTTATTTAAGTCATGCGGGTTTCACCCCTAATCAGAATTGGACGAGTAAAGAGTGGGCTGAACTTAGAAATTCATGGAAAATTTTTTGGGATCGAGATCATGTAGATGACTCATGGCCCGCAGGCTTTGATGATGTCTATATTGTTCATGGACATACACCTGTTCCTTATTTAACTGGTTCAGTACCAAAAACGCAAAAAGAATTTCAAATTTATAATTATTGCGACAATCATAAAGTAGACATAGATTTAATGAGCTTTGAATCTGGGGTTGCCGCACTTTTAAATCTTGACACATGGATGGTGACTTATTTTTATGATTCAACTATTAACTGCAACAGAGATAACTGATATTTTTAATGCTGCTTATCATGCTGCTATTGATTAGGAGCCACGTTTGTTTTTATTATCTATAATTGGTAATGCTAATTATGGATTCGCTCAATCTTATAAAGAAATCTTTTTCTCTGGTTATTATCTTCCTACTTTTGAAGATTTATGCAAAAGAGATAAAGATGTAAAGCAAGAAAAGACTTTATATTTTACTTATAATGATTATCAATTCAATATTGTTCTTTCATCAATTAAAGAACTTCCTTATGATTTGATGAACGGATATTCATTTTAGCTAGAGACTTTTTATTCTTCATATCAAAAGGTAAATGAAAGATATAAAGGTCTTTATAACAAATGCTTTAATAATCAATTTTTCCAAGACTCTATTAAAAATTCTCTTTATATTAAAAAGCATTTCATTTCAGATATTTATGGGCGGATGCCGCAAGGGAATCCAGAGACAACCGCAGAGTATTTTGAATTAATGAAACTATTTACTATTACTAAAATGGTTTCACAGGGTTCTTCTTATAAAGATGCTTTTCATCCAACAGATGATTATGTGAAGTATTTCTTAACAGACTGTCTTAGTACTGACCCTAATGTATTAGACATTCCTGCTATTGTCCAAAATACAAAAGACCAAGTTAAAGGCTTTTATCGTCAGATACCAGATAGCAAGCCTAATGCAAATATTAGTTATTTAGCAGAGAAGGGCGTTGTAGCGTTATTGCGCGATTCTTTTCAAAGTACGGTGGAAGGGGTTGACATCTTAGAATTTTTGACTTCAACAGAGAAGATGGCATACAATGAGATTTGTGCGCGGTTGAAGGACAATGAATGCATCATATCTATATCTAAAATCATTACTGAAACTGGCATCAGCCGCACAGTCTATAAGTCAGTGATGGAAAAAATGGAAAAGTATCATATTGCTACTGTAACCAATATGGGAGTAAAAGGTACTAAAATTGTAATGAATAATAGCTAATTAATAAAATTAGCTATTTATTTTTTATAAAAATTATGATATAATATATACATAAGAAAAGGAGAAAAGAATAGATGAATTATATCAAGTCTTTAATGGCTGATGCTGAATTTATCAAAGAGAAATATCCTAATTATGATGTTCTTGGAGCTTTTCTTTATGGTTCTCAGAACTATAATTTGGATACAGATAATAGCGACGTAGATTCTGTAGTTGTCCTTGTTCCAAGTATTAAATCTCTTCTTTGTGAGAAAGAAGTCAGTACTACTTATGAGTTGGAAGACCATCATATTGTAGTGAAAGACTTGAAAGCCTTTAACAAAAATCTTTTAACTCTTTCTCCTATGGCAGTTGAGCCTTTATTCTCTCAATGGGAATGGATTAATAATAAATATAAAGATATTTATCAAAGTTATTATCAGAACTATGCTCAAGAAATTGCTTTAGCTTGTCCTGCAGTTTTCTATGATAAAATTCGAGCTATGATTAAAGCCATGACTCGAAGAGATTTCTTGACTGGTAAACAGTATATTCATTGTTGTCGATTAGTTCGATTGCTTCAACAGCTTGCCGCAGGTGAGGATTATAGTGATGCTATGTGGATTCCTGACGATGAAGCATCCGCATGGGTTGAAACTAAATGTAGCGATGAAGTTTTTTCTGGTACAGATTTGACTCTGCTTGAGTGCGAAAGTACTAATCCTACTTTAGTAAAATATTTTACTGAAAATTATATGGATAGTCGGACATATTGGCGTGAGTTTTTGGCTCAAGCAGCCGCATTTATGGTAAAAACAAAGGAGAGTATGTAATGAAAAAATTTAAGACTATTGGTAGTATTGTTGCTATTGTTTTGATTCTTGTCATTGCAATTACTAATATTACTATCATTCCTACTGGCTATACTGGCGTTAAAACTAGTTTTGGTCAGGTTCAAGAGACTGAGATTAAGAGTGGACAGCTTAATTTCACTATTCCTTTTGTCCAGTCTATTGCAAAGGTAAACAACAAACAGCAGGATAAGAAAATTGAGTCTCAGATTTGGGGCGAAACTAATGATAAGACTCCTGTTTATGCGGCTGATCTTACTGTTACTTACCAGATTCAGCCTGAAAAGTCTGTTTGGATTTATACTAACGTAACTGATATTAAAAATCTAGTTAGTGATGCACTTGTCGCTTCTGCGGTAAAGTCTGCTATGGGTGAGCTCTCTCCGCAGGACGTCACCAACCGTACTAAGATTGAACCTCTTGTCCAGACTAAGTTGGCAGAGTCTCTGAATCAGAAGTATGGTGAAGATGTTGTTTTTGTTAATAAGGTTGTAATTAACAATATGGATTTTGAGGATGCATATAATACTGCCATTCAGGAAAAGTCTATTGCTCAGCAGAATGCGGCTAAGCAGAAGATTGAAAACGAAGCCGCTATTGCTAAGGCAGAAGCAGACAAGCAGGTAGCAATCACTAACGCAGAAGCTGAAGCTCAAAAGACTGCGATTGAAGCAGAAGCACAGGCTAATGCTAACAAAATGCTTGCAGAGAGTCTTTCTGATGCTTTGATTCGTTATCAGGAGATGCAGAAGTGGAATGGAGAACTGCCGCAATATGTAGGTGGGGAAACCGCGATTCCTGTGCTTAATAATAATAAGTAATTAACTATAAGAGGTATTTTCTCAAAAGGAAAATTACCTCTTTATTTTTTATTAAAAAAATGATATAATATATATACAGTAAAGGAAAAAAGTAAACAAAAGAAAGGGTTGTTGCTTAATGATGCTTTTTGGAATTATGCTTCCGAGTTTTACTTTGAATATTGAGCGGTGGCGTTGGAATGAAGAATTTCAGCTTTGGGTGTCTAATCAAGGGCATTTCAAAAATAAAGACAATAAAATTGTTTCTATTAAAATTGGAAGTAATGGTTATTGCCGAGTTAAAGGTCAGCTTGCTCATCGTGTTGTAGCATTGACTTGGATTCCTTGTGACAACCCTAAAGAAATGACTATTGACCATCTGAACCACAACAAAAGAGATAATTCTGTTAAAAATCTTGAATGGGTTACTAAAGAAGAAAATATGCGGCGGGCTCAAGCAGACTACGAGCAAGTGATTGATGTTCGCCAGACTCGGAAGCCGCGTGTAAAAGTAGTGCAGAAGAGTGTTCTTCCTTTTATTATTAAGTATTCTCCTAAAGATGGTAGTAATAAAATTATTTTTGACTCTTGGGAAGAAGTGGTTGCATTTGTCATTAATAAATATGGTGTTTCTGATGATTATGCTACTATTGTAAAAAGAATTAAGAAAAAAATGTCTAGTGATGGTAAATGCTATGGCGGTAATTGGAAAAAGGAGATTTGTGCATGAATGTAATTTTTGAAGGTATGTTTTTTATTGCGGCATATCTTAAAATTCTTGGCTTTATTAACGCACCTTGGAATTTAATTTTTATTCCTATTGCATGGGAAATCCTTTATGAGATTGTAGGAGATATTATTGTTGCTTTGATTCAGGCTTATTATGGAGAGGATGGGACAGACAATAGTGAACAGTGAATTTTATGTAATTACTGACAATGGCTCTTATCTTTATCCTGAATGGGATGGATATAATTTTGCTTTTATCTGGTATTCTAAGGTGGAATGGGCTGAACAGTTTTATTCATATGAAGCAGCACAGTCTTTTATCGCAAAAAATAAAGCAGATTTGAGTCCGACAATTAAAATTCAAAAGTGCAAAGCAACTTATGTTTTGGAGGATTGTTAATGGCATCTGTATATTTTAGTGATAGCTTAGGTACGTTGCGGCAGATAGGCGATGCCGCGCAATGGCAAGATTGCATGAAAATTATTATGGGTTTTCTTGCAGACCATAATTATCATTCTTATTATCAACGACTTTATTCCACTAAAGAAAATTGTATTACTATTGATGTTGGTTCTCACACTGAGCATTTTGAAGTATGGGGTATGAAGATTGAGGAGGTTATTCATAATGGGTGAAATTATTTATAGTATTATTCAGCTTGCTTTTTGCTGTGTTGAAATTTATCTGATGGTTAAAATGCATCAGACAAAGAATGATTCTAGTATGGATGTAAATGTTAATATTTATAACCTAATGCTAGGTGATGTTTGTGCTTTATATTTCATTATGCGAACTTTTTTTGGTTAAGGAAACAAAATGCTTAATTATATTATTTTTATCATTGGATGCGTTTTTTGTTTTATCACTAGAAGATTAGCAACTAATTTTTGTAAAAGTTATCATCCTAATGAACCTGATTTTTGTTATGCTATTGGTATTATTTTTTCTTCACTTTTAACCTTTTTCTATTGGGTAGTTATGGTACAATTTCATTTTTACTCAATTTAAAAATTGTATCTTTATTTTTTATTAAAAAAATGATATAATATATATAAAGAAAGGGGAAATGAAAATGACAAAAGAAATTTTTATTGTGATTGTTGAAAATCTTAAAAAGAGTGTGGCTCAGGATTTGGAGATTGATAATGCGCTAGATGCAGTCGGCATTAACATCAATAGAGATAATTACATTGATTTTTTCTGGGAAGCCGCAAATGATATTTTTTGTAATTACTTTGATGATGCTTCTGTCGAAATGATTTTTGATTATTGTGTCGGAGAAACCATTCATATCAACACCGCAGGCGGTAATGAAGTTACTATTGAGTCTGCGGGGATGCTTTATGAGTTCTGCGGGACTCGCGAGGAGCAGGAACGTCGCGAGTACGAAGAAGAAACTTATTACAGTTCTATGATTTAACTTTGGAGGGATGTCTATATGTTGAATAAGAATGGTCAGCGTGAGCTTGCTTATTTGGTTACTGTTGATGAGATTAAGCCTATTCCTAATTATGACCGAGTTGAGTATGCTCGTACTAATGGTTGGTGGTGTGTTGTAAAGAAAGACCAGTTTAAGGTTGGCGATATTGCTATCTATTTTGAGGTAGATAGTCAGGTTCCTGCAGCTGAAGAGTTTTCTTTCCTTGAGTCTAAGAAATATAAGATTAAGACTCAGAGAATGTGCAAGGTTTTGTCTCAGGGTTTGCTGATGCATCCGCTGGATTTTGATGGTTGGACTGTTGTTACTCCTGTTGGTGGCGAGCCTACCATTAAGACTGATAAGGGTGTTGAGCTGCATCTGGGTGATGGTGTTACCGAAATTTTGGGTGTAACTTATGCTGATGCCGCAGATAATGCGCGAAAGGCTAATGTTACCGCAGACCCAAATCAGAAGTATAAGGCAATGGCGCAGCGTAATGCTAAGCTGTTTAAGAAGCCTATTTTCCGTAAGCTGATGAAGACTTCTTGGGGTCGTAAGATTCTGTTTGTTTTCTTCGGTAAGAAGCGAGATAAGATTCCTACTCATTTTCCGACCCATTTTGAGTATATTCATAAGACTGATGAAGAGCGCGTTGAGAATATGCCTTTTGTATTGAAGGATAAGCGTAAGCTGATTGCTAGTGAAAAGCTGGATGGTACTTCTAGTACCTATATTCTGGAGCGTAAGCCTTTCAATAAGTTTGAGTTTTATGTGCTTTCCCGCAATGTTCGTCAGCTGACTCCTGAGCAGGAGTGCTATCACGATGATAACATTTATTGGGAGATGGCATTTAAGTATGATATTGAGAATCATTTGAAGCAGTATCTGAAGGATAATCCTGAGTTGAAGTATGTTTGCGTACAGGGTGAGTCTGTTGGCAATGTGCAGGGCAATCCGCTGAAGTTGAAGGAAAATGATTTCTACGGTTTCAATTTCATTCGTTCTGATGTAGGTCGTATTTCCTCTCTTGAGGGTCAAGAGATTTTGAAGAGTTGGGATATGAAGTGGGTTCCTATCTTGTCTACTGAGTGGGTTAATCCTGATACCATGGAAGAGATGAAGGCTCTGGCAGATGGTAAGTCTGTTGTAAATCCTGCTGTTCTGCGTGAAGGCATCGTTTATCGAGACCCTAATGATGGTAGCTTTAGTTTCAAGAACGTATCTAACAAGTTCTTGGAGAAGAAAAAGGCATAAATAATAAATCAACGATGGATAGTTAAAAATCCATCGTTGATTTTTTTTATAAAATATGATATAATTATAATATAAGAAATAGAAAGGATATGTAAAATATGATTACTGCAAGTATGGCAAGAGAAAAAGCACAGTTGCTTGGCAAGGTTGAACAGGAAATTATCACTGCCGCAGAAAGTGGCTATTTAGAAACCACTACGGTAAGTTTTTATACTGACGATGAAGTTAGAGCTATTTCGGCAATTCTTACTCAAGCAGGATATCTGTGTACAAAAGTAGAATATAAGCATGGAGAATCCATGATTATGAAATATGGAGAAACTGCTTATCGAATCTTTATTTCTTGGGAGAAGGAGCAGGTGACTCCTCGATGAATAATCAGTTTTATATGAGTGATTTTTATTGTACTAAATGCGGAAATCTAAGTATGTCACTTCCAAGAGCTAAGAAAAAGCAGCGAGAAGCAGGGCATCTTAAAAATCTTTATTGCCCACATTGTCGTGAAGAGCATAATCACGTAGAAATTCGTCCATTTGGAGCTTATCGACTTGAAGATTTTCGTTTTGAATTTGACAATGGAAATTTTGACGTAGATGGCAATAGAAAGAATCCTTATGGACAATTCAAAATGATTATAAGAAAGGAGAATACAAATGTCTAATATTTGGTTTTCTTCAGACCTACACCTCAATCACAACAGAGAGTTCATTTATCAGGCGCGCGGTTTTGAGACTTTGGAAGAAATGAACCAGACTATTATTGAGCATTTTAACTCTTTAGTTAAGCCTGAAGATGACCTTTATCTGTTAGGCGATACTATGCTTGGTAAGTTGGAAGAAAGTAAGCCACTGGTAGCCGCACTTAACGGTAAAAAGCATTTTATTATTGGCAACCACGACAATAGCAATAGAGTTAAGTTTTATAAAACTCTTTCTGATGATGTGACTTATGCTAATATTCTTGATGCGGCGAAGCATAGATTTTATCTTTCGCATTATCCTACTGAAACTAGTAATCTAGAAGCAGATCCTAAAACCGCAGTCATCAATCTTTATGGTCATACTCATCAGACTACTAATTTTTATAATGATAAGCCCTATATGTATCATGTAGGTGTTGATTCTCATAATTGCTATCCTGTTTCTCTTGAAGAGATTATGGCAGATTTTAATAAGAAAGTTGAGGAATGCTATTCATGTCTGTAAAGCCTAAATATACTATTATTAATTCTCGATATGATGAAAACGCTCATACGGCTTTTGTTACTATTAGCACTGATTGTGGCTTGTTTGTTGGTACTGCTACTTGTCATAAGCGAGATTATGAATGGGAATCTAAAATTTTTGGTGGTGAAATTGCTGAAATTCGTGCTTGTATTAAATATGTAAAAGAGAAGCGTCGTCACGCTGTCGATAAATATAAGATGATGAGTGAGTATTATCATATTGTTTCAGGTATGACAAGTTTTAATGCTAAGGATCCCGCAATGTCAAAAGCACGAAGAATGATTTATGAATGCAATGAAGAGGTCATGGCTTATGATAAATTTATCAAAGCTGCTTATGAGACCGTTACACTTAAATGTCAGCTTATGGAAAAGACCATGAAGAAACTTAAGCCACGGGCAAATTAAATTAAATTATTATCTTTGTTTTTTATAATATATTGTAATATAAAATATATTTATATTAAACAAAGATTATTTTATTAACAAAGGAGAGACCTAATACCAAATGTATTATTATGATACTTGTGCACTCCTGACTTTACAGCAGAAGGCTTTTGAGGATTTTTTCGTAATTAGTTCTATTACCCTTCAAGAGCTTGAACATATTAAGACTTCTGCTACAAAAGATGAAGCAACTAAATATAAAGCACGAAAGCTAATTCATCTCTTGGATGAGAATGAAGATAAATATAAGGTTGATTTGTTTCATGCGGATGACCTAGATACTGCGCGATATTTGACTATGCTTCCTGAAGGAACTAATGATAGTAAAATTATTGCTCAGGCACAGTCTTATGCCATTGAGAACTTTGAGCATGGTGTAGTTTTTGTAACTCAGGACTTATGCTGCAAAGAGCTAGCAGCCGCAATCGGACTTTCTACTATTTATCTTTCTGCTTCTGATGAAGACACTTATACAGGCTATAAAGAAGTAGATATGAATGATAAGGAGCTTGCAGATTTTTATTCTGATTTTGATTCCATCAGAGAAGATAATATTTTTGAATTATATTTAAATGAATATCTGCTTATTCGCCATAATGGAGAACTTTTGAATGAAGTTTATAAATGGACTGAAAACGGATTAACTCATGTTCATTATTTGACTTTTGAGAGTCAAATGTTCGGCAGCATTAAACCTCTTGATATTGAACAGGCTTGTGCAATGGATTCGCTCTATCGAAATCAGATTACTATGCTTCGTGGTAAAGCAGGTAGTGGTAAATCTTTCCTTGCTTTTAGTTATCTATTTTCTCAGCTGGAAAAGGGTAGAATTGATAAGATTGTTGTATTTTGTAATACAGTTGCGACTGCAGGTTCTGCAAGACTTGGATTCTATCCTGGCACTAAGGATGAGAAGCTAATTGATGCACAGATTGGTAATTTGTTCGCTAGTAAGTTGGGAGATAAAGAAGCTGTTCAAGCATTAATTGATGGGCATAAGCTAATCTTCCTTCCTATGTCTGATATCCGCGGATATGATACATCGGGCATGAAAGCTGGCGTATATATTACAGAAGCTCAGAACATGGATATTGAACTTATGAAACTTGCTCTTGAGCGCGTTGGTAATGATTGTATTATGATTCTTGATGGTGACTCTGATGCTCAGGTTGATTTAGCTCAGTATGCTGGTGTTAATAATGGTATGCGGCGAGTGAGTGAAGTCTTCCGCGGTGAAGACCTATATGGCGAAGTTACTCTTCGTAAGGTGCATAGAAGCCGTATTGCTGAATTGGCACAACTTTTGTAATTGAAACGATAAAATAATCATAAAATAGTTTTTGAAGAGTTGTAAGTTAATTACAGCTCTTTTATTATATACAATTTTCAAAAGGAGAGAACTTAAAAATGGATGAAAAAGTATTACTTGAAGAACTTTCTCATGGTAACATTCATCTAATGAAAATTGTTACTTAGGGAATGTTGCTTTATCTCAAAAGCAATGCAACTGATTTGCAATATGTTTATAATCTAGTAACTCAAAATGCTAGTTGGCTACGTTTTATTTTTCCACTAAAATCTTTTAAGGATATTTTAACCAATGTTTTAAATAACATTGAGTCTGAATTAGAAAGAAGAGATCCTTGTGGTAAGTAAATATTCATATAAAACTTAGGGAAATTTAAAGCTATCAATTAATTTTACAGTAAAAGAATTTAGATGTAAAAATGGTGCGGATGAAATTTTAATTGATAATGAATTAGTTCAAGTTCTTTAGACTATTCGTGACCATTATAAAAAGCCTATTTTAATCAATAGTGCATATAGAACAGTAGCATATAACAAGAGTATTGGTGGTAGTTCATAGAGTTAGCATTGCAAAGGAACCGCCGCAGATATTAGAATTGAAGGAGTAGAACCTTTATAGCTTGCTCTTTATATTAAATCATTGCCTTTTTTTAAGAATCGTGGCGGTATTGGTTTATATGATAGAAGCACTGGTATCTATGCGGGCTTTGTTCATGTTGATGTACGAACCTACAAGAGTAGATGGATTAGTAAGGTAGGCACTACATACATTTCAACTCCAGAACTAATGCCAACTTTAAAAAAAGGTATGCGGGATGGAGGTACTACGAGCTATGCAGTTACTGTTTTATAGCGTCATTTAGGTATTAAAAATCCAGATGGTATATTTGGAGCTACAACTGAAGCCGCAGTTATAGCTTGGTAGAAGAACCACGGTTTAACCGCAGATGGCATTGTTGGAGAAAAAACTTGGTTGACTTTATAAGGAGGAAATAATTTATGGATATTCTTAATTTTATTGTTCATAACTTTCTACCATTAGTAGCTATCATTGGAGCTATTATTCTGGTGGTATTAAAAGTTATAGATTTTGCAAAGAAGCCAACAGATGAGCAAATTCAAGGTTTACAGGAGTGGCTAAAAGGTCAGGTTGCTGAAGCTGAAAAAGCACTTGGCGGTGGTACTGGTGAACTAAAACTTCGTGTAGTTTACAATGCAGCAATTACTAAGTTCCCTTGGGTTGCTACTTATTTGACTTTTGACCAGTTTAATAATCTAGTAAAGATTGCATTGGATTGGATGCAAAAGCAAATGGATGAAAATATTGCAATTAAGGATTATATTAAAAATAACGAAGAATAATAATAAAGAGCAGGTTAAATAATTAACCTGCTCTTATTTTTTTATGTTATAATATATTATAAAGGAGGAATATAACTATGATTCATATTTATACAGATGGAAGCAGCCGCGGGAATCCAGGTCTTGGAGGCTTTGGAATTGTGGTTTATCAATGCGATGGAGCTAAGGAAACCGCGATTATTCACTGTTACCAAGAGTAGTTTAAACACGTTACTAATAATCAAATGGAATTAAGAGCAATTCTTTATGCTTTTGAATATGCTACTAAATATCATCCAAATGAGCCTTGTATTATTTATTCTGATTCTGCCTATTGTGTAAATATTTGTAATAATTGGATTTATACATGGGTAAGAAATAATTGGAAAAATAGTAAAAAGAAAGAAGTAGAAAATATCAATTATGTAAAAGCCTTATATAAATATCTTAGCACAGATTTTTTTATGTGTCAAGTTAATAAATGTAGAGGACATAAAGATTTAATTGGTAATGAACTTGCGGATGCTCTTGCAACACATAATTCAGCAAAATTTGAAGAGATTATTTTAGCAAACAATATAGACTTATCTTTAAAATTAAATATTGACGTACAATTAAAAATATGATATAATATATATAGTAATAAAAAGAAAGAAGGAAAATAATGAGCGATAAGTTATATACAGAAGATTCTATTGCTTCGCTTAGCCCATTAGAGTTTACAAGACTTCGTCCGGGAGTTTATTGTGGTAGTACTGAATATAGTACTCAGCTTTTGATTGAGATTGTTTCTAATGCTATTGATGAATTTTCCGCAGGTCATGGCAATGTAATTAATGTTGATTATAAGGATTCTGGTGAATGTACAGTTGAAGATTTTGCACAGGGATTTCCAGTTAATGTAATGCGTGAAGATGGGGAAACTGTTCTTCAGGCATCTTTTGATGTCTTAAATACTTCTGGTAAGTTTACTGATGATGGTGTTTATGAAGGTACTGCGCTTGGCTTGAATGGTATTGGTAGTAAGCTGACAAATTATCTTTCTCATTGGCTGGAAGTTTCTACCTATCGAGATGGTAAAATGGAGTCAGTATCCTTTAAGGAAGGTGTTTTTGATTCTCGAAAGACAGGAGAGCAGGGTTCTAATCATACTGGTACTATTGTTCATTGGCTTCCCAGTGAAGAATTTTTCACTAATGCAGGAATTGAAGTTAATCGAATTAAAGAACTGTTTAAGGTTCTTGTATGTCTATGTCCAGGTCTAACAATAAACTTATCCCATGATGGAAAAGATACTATCTCTTTTGTATCGAAAGATGGTCTGAATGATTTGGTTACAGATATTGCAAAAGATAATGAAATTCTGAGCAATAGACTTAAGATTCAGTACGAGCAGGGTCGTAATAAATTAGATTTTATTCTTACTTATACCGATAAGTATGCTTTGAATATGGTTTCTTATGTTAATACTGGTGAGACTGATAGCGGTCCGCATATCACCCAAATTAAGACTCTTATTACTCGTGAGTTTAATAAATTCTTCCGAGATAAGAAGTGGCTAAAAGAGAAGGACGAAAATCTGAGCGGCGATGATATTCAGGAAGGTATGTTAATTGTATTTAATATTACTGCACCGAATATTTCTTATGATGCTCAGACCAAGAGTCGAATCGTTAAGATTGATATGACTCCTTTTACTTCTGTTTTAACTGAGCATATTCAGTATTGGTTGAATAATAATGAGAAAGAAATCAAGGTAATTGCGGATAAGGCGATTAATGCGCGTAAAGCTAGAGATGCAGCGAAGAAAGCTAGAGAAGCAGTTCGTGAGAATCAGAAGAAAAAGAAAGAAAAGGTTCTTAAGTTTGATAGTAAATTGGCGGATTGCAATGGGAAGGATCGGTCTAGGTGTGAGATTTATGTGACCGAGGGCGATTCGGCATCGGGCAACCTCAAAATGGCAAGAGACAATGCCTATCAAGCAATTATGCCAGTTCGAGGAAAGATTCTTAATGTTCGTAAGGCAAGTCTTGATAAGATTCAAAAGAATGCAGAAATTATGACAATGATTGAAGCATTTGGTCTTTCAGTAGACATGAAAACTATGAAACTTACTTACCGACCTGAAGATCTTCGTTATGGCAAGATCATTATTGAGAGTGATGCAGACGTCAACTATTCGGCGTATGAAAAACTTTACGCTTGATCAAGCGGGTAAAATTTTTTTGGACAGGACATATTTATGTGACCCATACGGTTCTCACATAAATATGAAAGAGAAAAAGAATTTTGCTAACGGGGAACCCTAAACTGAAAGGCATGGGAATCCCGTGGGAAACTAATATTTATCCATTCTCTTTCAAATAAAATTTTTATAGAATGAAGGAGAATAAAAATGGTAGGAATTTATAAAATTACAAAAAAAGAAAATGGCAAATGTTATATTGGGCAATCAAATGATTGTGAGCGTCGTTTTAAAGAACATTAGACAAAAGGAGAGTCTAGTCGAATTCCTGTTGACGTAGCAATAAAAAAGTATGGAAAAGATGCTTTTACTTATGAAGTAATTGAAGAGTGTTCAATAGAAAAATTGAATGAAAGAGAATCTTATTGGATTCGATATTATAATTCTATTGAGAAAGGATATAATTGCTCTGAAGGCGGAGATCAGCAATCCATTGGTGAAAATAATGGACGTTCAAAACTGACAGAACAAGATGTTATTGAAATAAGAAAAGCATATAACAATCATTTGAAGCAAAAAGATGTTTATGAGAAATATAAAGATATAGTTTCTTTTGGAACTTTTCAAGCTGTGTGGCAAGGAAAATCTTGGGCACATATAATGCCAGAAGTGTTTACAGAAGAAAATAAAAAATATTATATTTATCAAAACAGTTGTGGCGAAAATGGAGCTTCGGCAGTTTTCACCAATGAAGAAGTTATTGCCATTAGACAAAGATATGTAAATGAAAATGCTCGGCAAATCTATGAAGACTATAAGAGTAGAATTTCATATCAAGCATTTCAAGCAATGCTTTGGGGGAGAAGTTATAAAAATCTTCCTATTTATAAGAAAAAAGAAAAGAAATGGATAAATATTTGAACCTGTATCGACTATTCCCTAAGTCTTCTGGGCAGGGAAGTAGGGCTGCTATTGATACGCAGTTTAGTTTTAGGAAACGAAGCTAATGAAATACCGAAATGGTTTCCTCTCTAAGAGAGTAAAAGTTAGTCAGTGCCTATGGAAACATAGGAGTGACACGTGATGGCGCGCATATCAAGAACTTGTTTTATACTTTTATCTGGACGTTCTGTCCGCAGCTTATCAAAGATGGATATGTATATGCAGGTGTCCCCCCACTATATAAAGTAACTGAAGGCAAAGATAAATTTATTTATCTAAAAGATGATGCAGCTTTAGAAGAGTATCGAACTAAGAATATTGGTAAAAAGTATGTCGTGAAACACCTTAAGGGACTCGGTGAAATGGATGTAGATGAGACCGATGTTCTTGTTAATCCAGAGCTTCGCAATATTCGGCAGATTACTGTCGAGGATGCAATAGCTGCAGATACTTTATTCGATGACTTAATGGGCACTGCAATCGCACCTCGTAAGGAATTTATTAAACAGCATTCACAGGAGGCAACTTATGGCATTTAATGAATTAATTTTTTATAGACTATTTTGGTCAATAGTAACAAAATAAGCATAATAATTTTTTATATTATTATAATAAAATATAATATATAATATAAGGAGTTTTTTATGACTAATATGACTAAAGAAGAATTTAGTAAATAGTATGGTTATAGTCTTTCTACTTTAAAAACTAGCTTTGGTAGAACTTAGAAAGCTATGCGAGATAAAGGATATATTGTAACTAAAACAGGAAGTTGGCCTAATCCAGATTATCAAGTAATTATTGATAAAAAATTAATTCCTCCTAAGAAGGAAGTTGAATTAAGTACTCGTTTAGTCGGAAGGCGATTTGGACATTTAACTGTAATAAAAGATACTGGAAAACGACTTCATAGAAGTATTATTTGGGAATGTAAATGTGATTGCGGAAATGAACATGAAGTAACTTCAAATAATTTAAATGGAGGTTCTGTTAATAGTTGTGGTAAAGTGAATTGTCCTTATCATAAAACTTTTGAAAATTTAAAAGGACAAAGATTTGGTAAATTAATTGCAATGTATCCAACCTCAATGAAAGATGGTTCTCATATGTATTGGGTTTGTCAATGTGATTGTGGAAAATAGCATGAAGTTTCCAGTTCTCATTTGAAAGACGGAACTGTGTAGTCTTGTGGATGCATATCAACTTCTATTGGTGAAATTAATATTGAAAATATATTAAAAATTAATCATATTGAATATAAAAAGCAAGTTACTTTTAAAGAGTTAAAAAATATTAAACCTTTAAGATATGATTTTGGTATTTATCAAAAGGAAAAATTAATTAGATTGATTGAATTTGATGGGATACAACATTTTAAAGAATAGAATTTTTTTACCTATGATTTAGAATCTATTTAGAAGAATGATAAAATTAAAAATCAATATTGTAGAGAAAATAATATACCATTAGTACGAATTCCTTATTGGGAAAGAGATTAGATTACATTAGAAATGTTGTTAGGAGATGAATATTTAATTGAATAATATTGAATTAAAAGATAAATATCAAATTAATGACCTTCAATATGAATTAAGTAAAAATTTTATTGAATATGCGGCAGCTGTAAATTTGGACAGAAGTATACCTGATGCTCGAAGCGGACTTAAACCTGTCGCTCGCCGCATTCTTTGGGGCGCTTATGACGGCGGTTATGCTTCAAATAAAGAGTACGCAAAATGTGCAAAAATTGTTGGTGATGTTATGGGCAATTGGCATCCGCATGGTGACAGTTCAATTTATGGCGCTCTTGTTCATCTTTCTCAGCCTTGGGTAATGCGTTATCCGCTGATTGATTTCCATGGTAATATGGGTAATATTGGTGGTGATGGACCTGCAGCTTATCGTTATACTAATGCAAGATTGGCAAAGATTTCTGAAGATGGAATGCTCAATGGTCTAAAGAAAAAGATTGTTGATTTTATTCCTAACTATGACGAAAATGATGAAGAGCCTGTAACTTTGCCTTCTGTCTTTCCTAATCTGTTGTGTAATCCTAATACAGGTATCGGCGTGGCGATGGCTTGTAGCTGGCTCCCGCACAATTTGAACGAGGTCGGAACCGCAATTATTGATTACATGGATGGAAAAGAACCAGTCTTACCTGGTCCTGATTTCCCTACGGGTGGTATTATTATCAATAAAAATGACATTCCCGTAATTATGAAAACAGGTCATGGTAGTGTAAAAGTTCGTGGCAAATATACCATTGAGAAGCAGAAAATTATCTTTTATGAGATTCCTTATGGGTTGACTCTTGAAGGCCTTATGACTGAAATTGGAGAAGTTTGTGACTCTAAAGAGGTTGAAGGTATTTCTGAGATTCGAGATGAAAGTAACAAAAAGGGAATCCGCATTGTTATTGAATGCCAAAAGGATGCTAATCCTGATGCGGTTGTAAAAAAACTTTTTGCAAAGACTGATTTGCAGACTTCAATTTCTTACAATCAGGTAGCTCTTGTGGATAAATCTCCTGTTGAGTTGGGCTTAGTAGATTGTATTAAGATTTACATTAAACATAATCTTGAGTGTATCAAGAGAGAAGCAGAATTTGATATTAACAAAGCAAAAGCTCGATTAGAGATTGTTGATGGTCTTTTGAAAGCTCTTGAAGATATTGATAATATCATTGCTCTAATCAAAAAGTCTAAGAGTTCTGCGGATGCTGTGTCTAATTTAACTTCAATCCATGGTTTTACTATTAATCAGGCTAAAGCTATTGTTGATATGAAGCTTGGTAAATTGGCTGGCTTGGAAAAAATTGAGCTACAAAATGAAAAAGCTGAATTGGATGAATCTGTTAAAAATTTGACTGTTTTAATTAACAGTGAAGATGAGCAAAAAATCGTTCTTAAAAATAAATTAACAGCATTAATGACTAAATATGGTGATGCTCGTCGCACAGAACTTACTCAAATTAATGTTGCTCCTGAAGAGAAAGAGATTGCAACAGTAACTCCTGAAGACGTTGTTGTTGTGCTTACTCAAAATGGAGACATTAAGCGAGTTCCTACTAAGAGCTTTAAAGTTCAAAAGCGAAATGGCAAGGGCGTAAAAACTTTGGATGATGCAATTCTTGATACCATTTCTACGAATACAGTTGATACTTTGATGTTCTTTACTAATAAGGGTAAGATGTATCGACTGCTTGTAGATAATGTGCCTGTTGGAACTAATACAGTTAAGGGTTCAAGAATTAGTTCTCTAATCACTATGGATGATGATGAAAAAGTTATTGCAATGACTTCTCTTTATCGTCAGTCAACAGCAAAGTATGTTGTGTTCTTTACTAAGAAAGGTCTATTAAAAAAAACTGAGCTTTCTGAATATATGAAAGTAAAGAAGAGTACTGGCATTCAGGCGATTAAATTAAACGATGGCGATTCTATTGCTAATGTAACTTTCCTTGAAGATGAAGAGATTGTGGTTATTACTCGAAAAGGTATGAGTATCCATTTTGACACAGTTTCTATCAATCCTATTGGCAGAGTCACCGCAGGCGTAAAAACTATTAAACTAGATGACGATGATGAGGTTTTGATTGGATTGCCAATCCATAATGAGAATGATTATATCGCATTCTTTACTTCAAAAGGTTATGCAAAGAAAACTGCATTAAGTGAGTTCCCATATCAGGGTCGTGCGGGAAAAGGCGTAGTTTGCTATAAAGCAGTTGCTTCTACGGGAGAGTTAGTTGGAGCCGCAATGGTTTCTAAGGAAGATAATATTCTATTGATTGGTAAGCCTAATTCAATTTGTATTTCTTCTACTGACATTCCTGAATTAGTAAGAACTAGCTTAGGTAATATTATGACTAAGAGTGAAGTTAATTATATTGTAAAACTTTAATTAACAGGTCAATATAGGATAATCCTATATTGACTTTTTTTATTTATTATGGTATAATTATTTATAGAAAATAAATAATAGGAGAAATAGTATGATAGAATTAAAAGCAGATGATTTTGAAAATACTATTGCACAAATTATTAAAGTAACGAAAGAGCTTAATGATGCTACTGCTGCATATGATGCAGGTCATCCTATTATGACTGATGCAGAATGGGATGAAAAGTATTTTTGGCTTAAACGAGCTGAAGATGCTTGTCATTACTGGTGTGAAGATTCTCCGACTCAAATTATTCATTTTACAAAAGTAAGCAAATTGGAAAAGGTTAAACATAATCATCCTATGCTTTCTTTGGATAAAACTAAAGACGTTAATGCGGTTGAATCTTTTATTGGAGATAAACCTTGGATTGCTATGGCAAAGATGGATGGTCTTACTTGCTCTTTGAAGTATGAACATGGTAAACTCGTAGGAGCTGAGACCCGCGGCAATGGAGAAATTGGAGAAAATATTCTTCATAATGCAATGGTTATTGATTCTATTCCTAAGCGATTAGGTATGGATATTGATTTAGTTGTTGATGGTGAAATTATTTGTACCTATCAGGACTTTGAAGGTTTTAAAAAGGCTGATCCGCGTGATGCTGATGGTTATATGAATCCTCGAAACTTCGCCGCAGGTAGTATTAGACTTTTGGATTCTAAAGAATGTGTTACTCGTGATTTAACTTTTGTCGCTTGGGATATTATCACCTCTTCAATTAGCAATTTTAAAACTCTTTCTCAAAAATTAAACTGGTTGGTAACGAGAGGATTTTTTTCTGTTCCATATTTCACTAATAAAGATGAACTGACCATTAAGGAAACTATTGATACTTTAAAAAAAGATACTCAGCTTCTTTCTTATCCTATTGATGGTATTGTCTTTAAATATAATGATTGTGAATATTATCAGTCTCTTGGCGCGACTAATCATCACTTCCGTGGAGGTCTGGCTTATAAGTTTTATGATGAAACTTATGAAACGACTTTAAGAGATATTGAGTGGACGATGGGTAGAACTGGTGTTCTAACTCCTGTGGCAATCTTTGACCCGCTAGATATTGAAGGCTCTGAAGTATCAAGAGCTAGTTTACATAATATTAATACTATGAAGGCTTTAGGCATTAAAGAGAAAGATTGCACTATTTCTATTTTCAAAGCTAACATGATTATTCCTCAGGTCAGCGGCGTTGTAGAAGAATTTTATGGAGAAAAAATTGAGATTCCTTCTATTTGTCCTATTTGCGGCGGAGCCACTAGAGTAATTATATCTGATACAGGTACAGAGCAGCTTTATTGTGATAATCCTAATTGCCAAGGTAAATTAATTAATATTATTGACCATTATTGTAGCAAGAAAGGACTTGATATTAAAGGTCTTTCAAAAGCTACATTAGAGAAATTAATTGATTGGGGTTGGATTAATAAAACTTCAGATATTTATACTCTTAACACCTTTGCCGCAGACTGGAAAAAGAAAGTGGGTTTTGGTGAGAAATCTGTAACTAAAATTCTTGATGCTATTGAAGCAAGTAAAAATTGTGAATTATGGCAATTTATCTCTGCTATTGGCATTCCTGAAATTGGTCCAAATGTCGCTAAGATTCTAGCTAAAAAATTTAACGATTGGGCTTCTTTTAGAGACGCGGTAGAAGATGACACTTACCATTTCTTTACTCTTGATGGTTTTGGAGAGGAAATGCATAACTATATTAAGGCTTTTGATTTTACAGAAGCAGATAAATGTGCTCATTATCTTTCTTTTAAGACAGAGAATAACCAAGAGAGTAATGACACTATGAAAAATATGGTTTTTGTTATTACTGGTAAATTGAAGCATTATAAAAATAGAGATGCTTTAGTTAATGAAATTGGATCTCATGGCGGTAAAGTCGTAGGCTCTATTTCTAAGAAAGTTAATTATCTTATCAATAATGACATCAATAGTAATAGTGCTAAAAATAATGCGGCTAAGGCAGCTAACATTCCGATTATATCTGAGGAAGATTTTATGAATCAATTTGATTTATAAAAATTTTTATGGTAAAATAATAATATGAAAAAGAGATTAAAAAAAATTGCTGAATAGATTGTTCAGCTTGAAAATCTAAAAACATCTAAGGAAGATAAAGAGTATCAAATGATGGAACTCATTAAAAATCTTTCTGTGGATGAGATGTTAGAAATTGATGACTATATCATAAGAAATAAGATGTTGAATAAATAAAAATTTTATGATATAATTATAATACAATAAAGATATTAAAAAGATTTAAGGAGATTTATATATTATGAAGGAAAATTCTATTCTTGTTTATGATTTCGTGAAGCAGCATGATGGTGAGCAGTTTACCGCACAGGATATTGCTGATGGTGTTGGTCTGGGTGTCCGTTCTGTTAATGGTATTGTGACTTCTTCTTTCCAGCGTCATAAGAATACTGAGGGTAATCCTGAGCCACTGATGGAGCGTATTCCCGCAGAGATTGAGCTGGCTGATGGTACCCATAAGCCTGTAAAGTTCATTCGTTTAACTGACGCAGGTCGCGCTTTCGACCCTCGTGTAGCACAGTAAGTAAAAGTATTTTATAAGGGCTAATCTTAATTGATTAGCCCTTTTTTCGGAGATAGATATGGAAGTATTTATTATTTGTCTCGTTGTATTTAGCTTATTATTTCTTTCAGGAATTATTATTTATTTAGTTTATTAGCATAACTAGCAATGTGATAAGATAAATTCTTTATAGGAAGAATTAAAAAAGAAACAAGAGCTAGACACTTCAGAAGAATAGAGATTACATGATTCAATTCTTGATTTAACGGTAGAATTAGATAGTCTCGGCAATGAATATGCGGTTTTAGCTAATTAGAAGAAAGAAGCTGAGGCTGAAGCGAAAAAAGCCTTAGACTATAAGCGCACAGCAGAGGATGCCGCACATTTTTATATGGAGACTCTTGATAATGAGTATTCTAAAAAGGAATCTGATTTTGATAAATATATCTTGAATTTACAAGTCCAAAAGAAACAAGCTGAATTAGATTTAAGTAAGATTAGAGCATCACTCGCCGCAGGCGTTGAAGCGTAGTTAAGAGAAGAAGAAAAGAAAAAGAAACTTGACTTCTATAAAATTACCTTGAGCGAAAATGAATTAAATGATATTAACTTACTATTCAATTTAAGAAGCAGCTTTAGGAATGTTACAGTTTTAAATAAACTTATTTGGTCTGAATACTTACAAAAGAAAGTATCTGAAATGAGTACTAGAATTGTAGGTAAAACTGATAAAACTGGTATTTATAAAATTACTAATTTAAAAACGCAACAGTGTTACATTGGTTAGAGTGTTTCTATTGGAGAACGTTTTAAACAACATTGTAAGTGCGGTTGCGGCATTGGGGCTTCAGCATCTAACAAACTTTATACTTCAATGCAACAAGATGGTATTTGGAATTTTACCTTTGAGGTTCTTGAAGAATGCCCAAGAGATTAGTTAAATGAAAAAGAAAAATTGTGGATTGAATTATATCAAAGCAATATTTATGGTATGAATAGCACCAAAGGAGGAAGCTAATTTGGGAATTGTTACTATTTTGAATGAAACTACTTTAAAGCCTTATACTCTTATGGGCAAAACCGCAGGCATTTGTTATGGAACTCCTATTGATAATGATGAAAAAAATTATAAGCGCGGCAAGACCATTGCGGCTGATGGTCATGGTCGCGTAATGGAGTATCCTCAAGTATATATGATTCTTGATGGCTATTCTGCGCGAGTGATGCGTGAGTTTTATACTCATATCGGAGGAGCTCCTACTCGTCTTCAATCTTCAACTCGCTATATTCAATATGGTGATTTTGATTATATTACTCCATTAGGCTTAACCGCAGAACAGAAAGAAAAATATGATTATGCAATGTATCAGATTTCTGAAGCCTATAAAGATATGTTAGCTATGGGTGTAAAGAAAGAAGATGTCGCAAATATTCTTCCTCTTGGTATGACTACTAAGGTTGTTGTTCGTACCAATATGCGTAATTTAATTGATATGTCACATCAGCGTCTTTGTTCTCGTGCTTATTGGGAATTTAGACAGTTAATGAATGATATTAAAAATGCGCTTGCCGCATATTCAGATGAATGGAATGAAATTACTGAAGAATATTTTGTTCCTAAGTGTGAGGTTTGTGGCTTTTGTATTGAACATTAGTCTTGTGGTAGAAAACCTAAGAAAGAAAACTCTTAATTGACGTTTAATTAAAAATATGATATAATAAAATATCAAAAGAAAAAGAGGTTTTATTAAACGTGACAAAAAGAGAAAAATTTATTCAATGTGTTCAAAAAGAGATTTTTGACCGAGCAGGAGTCTATATCGAAATTTATAATGATGAAGATTGGGAAGATATTGTAAGCTATTGGAATGAATTTAATAAAACCGACAAGAGTAAGAATACTGGAGAAATGACTGAACTTGGTCAGAAGATTCTTCAGTTTATGCAGACTTGCGAGAATGCAATGACCACAAAAGAAATTGGTGAAGGACTTTTTATGAGTTCACGGTCAGTGTCTGGTGCGATGCGTAAACTTATTACTTGTGGTTACGTTGTAAGACAAAATGCAAACCCTGTTATGTATGCTCTAACTGATTTAGGTAAGAGTTATAATAGTTGATATTTTATTAAAAATAGTGTATAATAATTAAGTAACATAAATTAAAGGAGAAAAATAATATATGCGTAAATGTGTAAATGCAGAGCATCTGGAAGGTTATGTTTATCAGCATAGTCTGACAGTAAAGCAGGTTAAGAATGAGCAGTCTAAGAATTTTGGTCAGGATTTTATTTCTGGTGATTTGGAGATTGCTGTGGATGAGGAAGCTCTGAATGTTATTACAGTTCATTTTACCTATGTAACTGCAACTACTTCTCAGGGTAAGAAGAATGCAACTTATGCGGTTCTGGAGAAGTTGATTGCTGAACCTGATAAGACTTGGGTTGCTGGCGGTAAGGATGCAGCCTTTAAGATTAAAGTCGATACTGCACTGGCTTTGAATGATTTTATTGCTAATGATGGCAGTCGAGTTTCTGCAAAGCGTAATGAGGGCGGCTTTGTTAGTTTTGTAACTGAACTGTGTCCTGAGAATGAGCGTAACACTTTTCAGATGGATATGTTAATTACTAAGGTTCGTCATATCGAAGCAAATCCTGAGAAGCATATTGAGGAAGATTATTGCACTGTTTCTGGCATTGTATTTAACTTCCGCAATGAGATTTTGCCTGTGGAGTTTGTAATTCGCAATAAGGGCGGTATGGAGTACTTTATGGACATGGATGCATCTGATGCTAATCCTACTTTCACTAAGTTGTGGGGTCGTATTAACTGCAAGACCATCAAGCGTGAATATCGTGAAGATTCTGCTTGGGGCGAAGCTCAGGTTCGTATTGCAGAAACTAAATCTCGTGAGTGGCTTGTGACTGGCACTGCTAAGGTTCCTTATGAGTACGGTGATGAGAAAGTTCTTACCGCAGAAGAGGTTATGAAGGGCTGTCAGGATCGTGAGATTCACTGGGCAGAAATTAAGAAGCGTAGTGATGAATATAAGGCTTCTCAGGCACTCGCTAAGGGTGGTACAGTGAATTTTGCTGACAATAAAGCAACTACTGCATCTCCAGCAGCACCTGCAAAAACCGCATCTTTTAATTTTTAATTTTGGAGGTTTATATTAATGGCTGGAATTGATTTGCTTAATTTGGCTCCACATCAGGTCAGCCGTGACCTTCGTGGATATTCGGTCTTTCTGTATGGAGACCCTAAGAGCGGTAAGACAACTACTGCAACTAAGTTCCCGCATCATCTGCTTCTTGCTTTCGAGAAAGGCTATTCAGCTATTCCGGGCGTAATGGCTCAGCCTATTAACTCATGGAGTGATTTCCGTAAGGTTCTTCGTCAGCTGAAGGATCCCGCAGTTAAGGAGCGATTTGAGACTATTATCGTTGATACCGCAGATATTGCATATGACTATTGTGAAAAATATGTTTGTGCAAATGCTCCTCGTACTAAGGAGCAGGGTGGCGGTTTTGGCGTTGATTCTATCGCAGATATTCCTTTCGGTAAGGGCTATGGAATGGTTGCAAAAGAGTTCGATGAATGTCTTCGTGCGATTGTTCAGCTTGACTATGGTCTGGTTTTGATTAGCCATGCTGTTGATAAAACCTTTACTGATGAGACTGGTAAGGAGTTTAATCAGATTGTTCCTACTCTTGATAAGCGTGCTCGTAATATTGTATCTCGTTTGTGCGATATTATTGGTTATTCAAGAGCAATTCAGAATGATGATGGCTCTGTTGTTACTAAGCTCTTTATCCGCGGTACGCCAAGATATATGGCAGGTTCTCGTTTTAAATATACTCCTGAAGTAATTGATTTTAATTATCCAAGTCTTGTCGCGGCTATTGGAGATGCTATTGATAAGCAGATGGCTGAAGATGGTACAGAGTATTTTACTGATGCTCGAATCAATACTTATGAGGAAACTGAAACTCCTGATTTTGATGAGCTGATTACTTCTTTCAATGAAATCGTTAATGGTATGATTGAAAAGATTCCTGAAGATAAGTTCGTATCTTATTATCAGCCACGTATCGTCCAAATTACTGAAAAGTATTTGGGCAAGGGGCAGAAAGTTAATCAGTGTTCTCGTGACCAGACAGAAGCACTTGATTTGATTGTTACTGAACTGAAAGACCTTGCAAAAACTGAATCCTAATTTTAAAAGTCAAGAGGAGAAATACCTCTTGACTTTTTTTATATTTTATGTTATAATATATAAGAATTATAAGAAAGAGAAGTTGTTGATATGGCACATTTAGTAACTTGTCTTTATTGCGGGAAAAAGGTCGATAGAGATAAAGTTCCTATGGTAAAAGTGAATGCCCGCAGATATGCTCATCCAGAATGCGCTGAGCATAAAGAAGAAGTTCAAACTCAAGAGCAAAAAGACCTTGAAGCTCTTGAACAATATATAATGAAATTATTTGATGAACCATTTGTAAATGCAAGAGTAAGAAAACAAATTAATGAATACAAAGAGAAATATAATTATACTTATAGCGGTATGCTTAAAACATTAATTTGGTGGTATGAGGTAAAGAACAATTCAATAGAAAAGGCTAATGGCGGTATTGGTATTATTCCTTTCGCTTATAAGCAGGCTTGTGAATATTATTATGCTTTGTATCTTGCGCAAATGAGCAATATTGATAAGAAAGTAACTACTTTTAAAACAAAAGAAATAGAAATTGGGTCTCCGCGGGTCTACGTAAAACCGCCACGACTCTTTGATTTAGGAGATGACGAAAATGAGTAAATATGTAGACACGCCTTCGATTGTTCAAGTAATTGGTGGTATTTATACAAATCCATCATTGCTTGACATGGAAGATAAATATACTTTTTATGAAGAAGATTTCCCAGAAGAGTTTCATAAAATTCTTTTTGGTTCAATTTTTAATCTTCATCAGTTAGGCGCGAAAGACATCACTCCCGCAGTAATTGAAGATTATTTGGAACAACGTCCTAAGAAATATGCGGTATATAAAACTAATAAAGGTTCTGAATATCTTCAGAACCTTATAAATAATGTTCAGATAACTGCTTTTGATTATTATTATCAAAAGATGAAGAAAATGACACTTTTAAGAATGTATCAATCTATTGGTATGGACTTAAAGTGGCTTTATGATATTGATAATATTCTTGATTTAAAGAAAAAGCAAAAGCAGGAAGAATGGTTAGATAATACTCCTATTGATGAAATTGCAGACTTAATTGATAAAAAGATTACAGATATTCGTCTTAAGTATGTAGATAATTCTGATGATGATTTTTGTCAGGCGGGCGAGGGCATTAGAGATCTTATCCAGAGATTAAAAGATACACCAGAAATTGGCTATCCTCTTTATGGACCTCTTGTTAATACAATTCATCGAGGAGCTCGTCTTAAGAAATTCTACTTGCGGTCTGCCGCGACTGGCGTTGGTAAAACTCGTGCAATGATTGCAGATGTTTGTAATATTGCTTGTGATGAAATTTATGATGTGAATAAAAGAGATTGGATCCCTAATGGGACTAAAGAGCCAGCTTTATTTATTGGAACAGAGCAGGACGAAGAAGAAATTCAAACTATGATGCTAGCTTTTCTTTCTGCGGTTAATGAGGAACATATTCTAACTGGTGAGTATGGCGAGGGCGAAGAAGAAAGAGTCCTTAAGGCAGCAGATCTAATTGAAAAAAGTCCTCTATATATTAAAAAGTTGCCTGATTTTTCACTTCAAGATATTGAAAATTGTATCAAATATGCAATTCGTGAATGGGGAGTTAGATATATCTTTTTTGATTACATTCATAGCTCTTTGAAGATATTGTCTGAAATCAGCTCAAAAGCAGGCGTCAAAAATCTGCGTGAAGATAACATTCTATTTATGATTAGTGTACGGTTAAAGGATTTGTGCAATGAGTATGGTGTATTCATTATGACTGCAACTCAGTTAAATAGCGATTATCAAACTAGCTCTACTCCTGATCAGAATCTTCTACGAGGAGCAAAATCTATTGCAGATAAGATTGACGTAGGTATGATTATGTTACAAACAACACCTGATGATGAAAAAGCATTGGAAACTGTATTAGGTTCTGATATCCCGATGCCTGAAATTAAGATTTCAGTATATAAAAATCGTCGTGGTAGATGGAAGAATGTTCTTCTTTGGTGTAGGGCAGATAGAGGCACTTGCCGCATTGAACCTATTTTTATGACCGATTTTCAGTATAAGCTAATTGAAATTGAAGATTTGAAGATTAATGTTAATCCTAAGATTCAAGCGAGTGCATTTTAATTATGATTGATAAAGATACATTAAAAAATGAATTAACAATAGACCAAGTATTTGGATTAGTCGCGGAATTAGGCGGAGATCCGCGTATGGGCAATGGTTCTTTTGTTTCACGAACCATATGTCATGATGGCGATTCGCATAAGCTGTATTATTATAATAATACTCATCTTTTTAAGTGTTATACTCAATGTCCAGAGGACTCATTTGACATTTATCAGCTTGTAATGAAAGTTAAATCTCGCGAGCTAAATGAAGAGTGGCTTTTGCCTAGAGCTATTAATTATGTAGCGAGATATTTTGGCTATGAGCTGTATAATGATGATTTTTCTGATTTACAAGAAAAACTTCCTGATTGGGAAATCTTTAATAATTACAGCCGAATCAATTCCATCAATGATAAACAAATTGTTGAATTGAAAACATATCCAGAAAAAATTCTTCAATATTTGCCTACTCCGCGAATCACCCCTTGGGAACAAGAGCATATTGATACAGAGGTAATGAAATATCATGGTATTAAATATGACCCAGTAGCTCAAGGTATCATAATTCCTCATTATGATATTGATGGAAATCTTATTGGAATCCGCGAGAGGACTATGGTAAAAGAAGAAGAAGCAGATGGTAAATATCGCCCTGCAATTATTAATGGTGTAATGTACAATCATCCTCTTGGCTTTAATCTTTATAATTTAAATAATAGTAAAGAAGCAATTAAGATTATTCATAAAGCAATAGTGTTTGAAAGTGAAAAATCTACTTTGTTATATGCTTCTTATTTTGGTAAAGATAATGATATTAGTGTAGCTTGTTGTGGAAGTAATTTTATTTCTTATCAAGCTAATCTACTATTATCTTTAGGTGTTACTGAAATTATTATTGCTTTTGATAGACAGTATCAAGAAATTGGAGATAAAGATTTTAAGAGATGGACTCATAAACTTGAAGCTATTAATGAAAAATATAAAAGTTTATGCCAAATGTCTTTTATTTTTGATACCCAACATCGTCTTGAATATAAAGCTAGTCCAATAGATCAAGGTCCAGAACTTTTCTTAGAACTCTTTCAAGAAAGGATTTTTTTATAAATGAAATATACTTTAATTAATGAATATATGAGTCCTAGTTTAAGCCCACTTGAACAGGTTTTAGTCAATAGAGGACTTAAAATGAGCGACTTAGAAAACTATATTAATGCGGATGACAGCTGCATTAATCCGCCTGAAGGCTTAGGGGAAGAGAATCTTAAAGCTGGACTTGCCGCAATTCTTCAAACTGTAAACAAAAATGGAACTGTATTAGTTGTAGTTGACTGTGACTGTGACGGCTATACTTCAGGTGCTCTTATTGTAAATTATCTTTATGATGTTTTTCCTTCTTGGGTCTCTAATAGTTTAAGTGTTTATTTGCATGATGGCAAGCAGCATGGGTTAAATGATTGTATCAATTATATTAAATAGAATAAATTTGATTTAGTTATCTGTCCTGATTCTTCTTCTAATGATTTTAAAGAGCATCAGATTATTAAAGAATATGGTGGACAAACGCTTATTTTAGACCATCATCTTGCAGATAAGATTAGCACAGATGCTATCGTAATTAATAATCAATTAAGTAATTATCCAAATAAAGAATTGTCTGGTGTTGGAGTTGCTTGGCAGTTTTGTCGATATTTTGATAAAATGATTCATCAACATTACGCAGATAGTTATATCGACCTTGTAGCGCTAGGCCTGAAGTGTTTGGGCTAATATATCTTTTCCGTTTACTAGCGGGGTATATTATTTTGGACAGTATAAAATAATATGCTAACGGTGAATTTTAAGTTATTATGACATGATGTTATGATGATATGAAAATACCGTGGGAATCATTATGAAATATATGTATCATGTCAGAAAGGATAGACATGAAACATGAATATGAAAATAAAAGAATTAAAAAATGGCGTCTCAGGTATTTATAAACTTAATTTTCCAAATGGAAAAATTTATATAGGTTTAAGTAATGATATAAAACGAAGAATGTATGAACATAATAACACAAATCGTTTAAAAAATCATTATAATACGCCTTGTGATTTAGCTATTCAAAAGTATAGAAGATTTGAAGAAATAGAAATTTTAGAATACGTAGAAGACCCTTCCTTGTTATCTGAAAGAGAATAGTATTGGATAAGTAAATTTCATTCAAATGAGAAGAGTATTGGATATAATCTAACTCCTGGCGGAGAAGCCTTATTAGGAGAGGACAATCCAAATTCAGTTTTTTCTAACGAAGAAGTTTTAGAAATTAGAAAAAGAAGATTTGCAGGAGAAAGAAAAATTGATGTTTATCAAGATTATTCAGATAAATCTTTTGGTACTTTTGAAAAAATATGGTTAGGAAAAAGTTTTCCTCACATAGGAAAAGAGTTTATAATACCTACAAATGAAATTAGTAGACAAGAATATTCCTCAATAGCCAATAGAGGAGAAAACAATAACAAAGCAAAACTTACTGAAAATGATGTTAAAGCCATTAGAAAAAGATATGATAATGGAGAAAAAGTTGGTTCTATCAGTAAAGATTTTCCATTTGTAAATAAAAATTCTATTAGAAGAGTTTGTAAAAGAGAGACATGGACATATATAAAATAATGAAGCCTGTATCGACTATCCCTTAGGTTGAAATGCTGGGGAGTAGGGTTACTATTAGTATGTAGCTAGGTTTTAGGAAACGAAGCCTATGAAAACCGAAAGAGATATAATAACTTTCAAGTTATTAAAATATAGTCAGTACCAATAGAAATATTGGAGCTATACGAGACGCAGATATGATGAGTCTATTATCTATTGAAACAAAATATCTTATTAACAAAGGTTTTAGAAAAGAAAATATCAAGAACCCCTTTATTGAGTATATGCTTGATAAAAATAGTTTTCCTCTTTCTAAAACTGATTATATCCCTTATGAAAAAGAATTAGCTTGCACTTCATATGGAGCTGCATTCTTTGTTGTTCCTTTTGTCAATGCAATGACTCGAAGTGGTACACCAGAAGACAAACAGCTTTTATTTAATTCAATGCTTAATTTTAAGGCATTTAATAAAGTTCCTTCAAACAAGAGAGGAGCTAAAGGGCAAGAAGATTTGCTTGTTCTTAACGCCATGAGAGCAGTTAATAATACTAAAAATCATCAAGACAGAGCGGTTGAAGCAGGCATGGAGCGCCTTAAGAAAAAAATTGAAGAAGAAGATATGCTTAATGAACATAACTTCTTACTCTTCCTGCTTGAAGATGCTAATGAGCTACCTTCCGAAATTCGTGGCTTAATTGCTAATAAATTTATTAATGTTTATCAACGTCCTTGTTGTATTTTAACTAAGAATATTTATACAACAGAAGATAGTAAAAAAATTCCTTCATATGAAGGTTCTATGCGTGGATATACTAAATTTGGTTTAATGAATTTTAAAGAAGTATTAGATCAATGCGCAGGAACATTATATTGTCAGGGACACGAAAATGCTGCAGGTCTTGGTATTCGTGCAGATAGTATAGATGAGTTTATGGCAACTGTGGACGCTATTATTGATGAGTATCCGCATGAACCTATGTATCAAGTTGATTATCTTTTTGATGAAGCAACGGTTGAAAATAATGTAATTTTTGATATTGCTGAAATGAATAGTTATTGGGGTCAAGATGTTGAACGTCCTTATGTAGTAATGAAATTTAAAGTAACCAATTCTAATTTTGCAGTTATGGCAAAGCAAACTCTTAAGATTACTTTAAATAATGGTTTATCTCTTATTAAATTTGCAGGAACTGAAGAAGATATTGAAGCATTTACTACTACTGGCTGGAAAGAAATTGAAGCAGTATGTAAATGTTGTGAGAATAATTGGAATGGTAGAAAGTATCCTCAATTAATTATTAGTGATTATCAAGTAATTGATAGCAGTAAATATTTCTTTTAATGAGATGCTTGTAGCGCACTCTATCGTATATTAAAATCAAAAGTCAGTTTAGAGTTTTTCAATTCAAAAATTGACTTTTGATTTTTTTATTATTTTATAGTATAATAATATAGAGGTATAAAAAATGGATAAAAATGAATATGAAATTAGAAGAAACGCTATAAAATCTGTCATTGAAAATATTGAAAAAGAAAATGAATTTTGTATTTGCGGCAACTGTGACCATTGTGGTTATGGGTACAGAGATGATGAACTTTCGAGAAGAAAATGCAATGAGTCAAAAGAAGAGACTCGTATAAGAAATAGAACAAAGAAAGTTAGATTGCGGCGTTGGAAGAAGAAACTAGCAGATTTAGATAAAGAATTTCGAGGTGAAGATGAATGACTCTTACCACAAAACAGCTTGAAGGACTTAAGATTGCTCTAGATAGATATCTTGCAGGAGAAAAGTTCACTGTTATCAGTGGGTATGCGGGCACAGGCAAATCAACTCTAGTCCGTTTTATTATTGAGGCTCTAGATGCAGACGAAGATGACGTAGTCTATACGGCTTTTACAGGCAAAGCCGCAGAAGTATTGCACAAAAAGGGAAATAAAAATGCAATGACTCTGCATAAGCTCTTGTATGATAGCTTTCCAAAAGGCGATGGTACTTTTTATAAGAAACCAAAAGCCATGATTGATTATAAATTTGTCGTTGTAGATGAAGTATCTATGGCAAGTAAGGACTTAATTGACTTGCTTTTTAGTTATAAGAATATTTATGTTATTTGTTTGGGAGACCCTTTTCAACTTCCTACTATTGACCCTAATAGCAATAATCATCTACTTGACCACCCTCATGTCTTTTTGGATGAAATTATGCGGCAAGCCGCAGAATCAGAAATTATTAGAATTAGTATGGATATTCGTGCAATGAAACCTCTAGTAGAAATGCATGGTAATGAAGTACAAGTTTTTAACAAAGCAGACTTAAATACGGGTATGCTTATGTGGGCGGATCAGGTGCTTGTTGGAACTAATGCTACCCGCATTGCAGTTAATAACCAGATGCGGTCACTACTTGGTAGAGGAAATATGCCTGAAGATGGTGATAAAGTTATTTGCCTTAGAAATTATTGGGATACGTTCTCTAATGAGGGCGGAGCATTGACTAATGGTACTATTGGTTACTTACATGACACTGTTAATTCTCCAAAATACTTACCTTACTGGTGCGGTGGAGGTAGTATTCCCGCAATTAATACTCAATTTATTTCTGACAGTAATGAGGACTTTGGTAGACTCTCAATGGATAAGAGTATGATTCTCACTGGTGAGAAAGGCATTGATTCTAAATTAGCTTTTAAACTAAGTAAGAATGAAAAGACTAAAGGACTCGTTCCAATGGAATTTACGTTCGGGTACGCTATCACCTGTCACAAGTCCCAAGGCAGCGAGTGGCCTAAGGTTTTAGTTATTGAAGAGAAGTTTCCTTTTAATATTGTAGAACATGCTCGATGGCTTTATACGGCAGTAACCCGCGCAAGTGATAAAGTAGTTATTGTTAAGAAATGAGGTTTTTATGTATTATTATTTATCTTATGTAATTTAGACTGCAGAGACAGGAACAGAAGGTTTTGAAAATTATATTTTATACGTTGTTTCTGAATTTGACCATAAACCAACAGCTAAAGAATTAGCTTATGATTGGGCAAAGTAGAATGGTTTTAAAGAATCTGATTTATATGAAACCTCAGAAGGATGGTATTGTAGATATTTAATTCAATCTTTGAAACTTCCTCAAACAGGATTTAATCTAAGACCTATTTCTGCAATTATCTAAAAAATATGTTATAATATATTATATAAAGTAAGGGGGCATAAGATTGCTGAAAGTTTTAAACCAAAGGTTTGAAATTCATTCGCACACAGAATACTCGAATATTCGACTCTTGGATTGCATTAATCGAGCAGAATATCTTATCAATAGAGCGATTGAATTAGGTCTGGCGGGTATTGCTATTACTGACCATGATGCGCTTTGCGCTCACATGGAAGTTAATATTTATGCTCAAAAGATTGCTGAGAAATATCCTGATTTTAAGGTAGCTCTTGGTAATGAGATTTATCTTTGTCCTTCTCGCGAAATGGGACAGAAATATTATCATTTTATTTTGATTGCAAAAAATAAAACTGGTCATAGAGCTTTGCGGGAGTTGTCTAGTCGCGCATGGATGAATAGTTATTATGACCGTGGTATGGAGCGTGTTGTTACTCTTTATGATGATTTGAAAGAAATCGTTCATAAATATCCAAATAGTTTAATTGCTACTACTGCTTGCTTAGGCGGTGAAGTATCTAGTCAAACTTTAAATCTAATTAAAGCAGAAGAACATAATGATGAAAACTCAAAAGTCGAAGCACATAATGATATTGTGAATTTTATTCTTATGTGCAAGGAACTCTTTGGAGAAGATTTTTATATTGAGTGTGCTCCTGGCTGCTCCACCGACCAGATTAAGGTTAATCAAAGACTTGTTTCTATTGCGCATTGTTTTGGTCTTAAAATGGTTATTGGTACTGATGCTCATTATTTAAGGAAAGAAGATAGATATGTTCATAAGGCATATCTTAATTCTAAAGGCGGTGAGCGTGAGGTCGATGACTTCTATGAGTATGCTTATCTTCAGAGCAATGAAGAAATCTTTCAAAATTTAAGCCAATCTAATTTTGATTCTTTGTTTATCAATCAAATGTTTCAAAATTCTATGGAAATTTGGAGCAAAATTGAGAATTATAGTTTGCTCCATAAACAAACTATTCCTAAAGTTGAAGTTCGTGATTATCCTAAGCGTTCTTTTGGCGTGAATAATTCTGATAGAGATGAGATTGAAAATTATCCAGTTCTTAAATCTATGTTTACGTCTGATGATAAGATTGAGCGTTATTGGATTAATGAATGTTGGAACTCTTTAATTAAAAATATTGGTGCACCTTTTGACCATCTTGATTATGTGGCAAGACTAGAAGAGGAAGCCGATATTAAAAGAACTATTGGACAAAAGCTCGAAACTAATATGTTTGCTTATCCTGTAACTCTTCAGCATTATGTTGATTTGTTTTGGAATTGTGGTAGTATTGTTGGTGCGGGTCGTGGTTCAAGTTGTTCTGGTTTAAATCATTATCTTCTTGGTATTACTCAGTTGGATCCGATTAAGTATGAGCTCCCATTCTGGCGTTATCTGAATAAAGAACGTACAGAACTAGGTGATATTGACTTGGATCTCTGTCCTAGTAAGCGTCCTCTAATTCTTAAAAAGATTAAAGAAGAGCGTGGTCAGAAATTTAATGCAAATATTGATGAGCTGTCTCGCAAGAACTTAGGTTGCACTCTAATTGCAACTTTCGGTACTGAAGGTACTCGAAGCACAATTCTTACTGCTTGCCGCGGTTATCGTAGCGAAGAGTTTCCTGAAGGTATTGATAGCGATACAGCTCAGTATATTTCCTCTTTGATTCCTAGTGAACGTGGTTTCCTGTGGCCGCTGAAAGATGTTATTAATGGTAATCCTGATAAAGATAGAAAGCCTAATCAGCTTTTTTTAAAGGAAGTGAATCAGTATCCAGGTCTGATGGATATTATGATTGCTATTGAGGGTCTGGTTAATAAACGCAGCTCTCATGCATCTGGTGTTATTCTTTTTGATGAAGACCCGTATGAATTTGGATGTTTTATGAAGACTCCGAAAGGAGAGGTTATCACTCAATATGACCTCCATATGTGCGAGGCCGCTGGAATGACTAAGTATGATTTTCTTGTTACCGAGGTCCAAGATAAATTGGTCGAGGCTATCCATCTTTTACAAGAGCATGGTGAAATTGAACCTGAACTCTCTTTGAAAGAAGTCTATAATAAATATTTTCATCCTGCGGTTTTGCCTATTAATGACCAGAAGTATTGGAACGTTCTGCATGATAACTCTGTTTTGAATATCTTTCAGTTTGATTCTGATGTCGGAAGTCAGGCGGCGAAAAAGATTAAACCGAACAGCATCTTTGAGATGGCAGACGCCAATGGCTTGATGAGACTAATGACCTCAGAAAAAGGCGAAGAGACACCTATGGAAAAATATATCCGTTTTAAGAATAATATTAATCTGTGGTATCGAGAAATGAATGAGTATGGTTTGACAAAAGAAGAGCAAAAGACAGTTGAACCTTATTTTAAACAATCTTATGGTGTCCCGCCAAGCCAAGAGCAGCTGATGAAAATGTTAATGGATGAGAAGATTTGCGGTTTCACGCTCGCTGAAGCTAATGCAGCCCGCAAAATTGTTGGTAAGAAACAAATGTCTAAGATTCCTGAGCTTCGAGATAAAGTTCTTAAGCAAGCAAAAAGTCCTTGTTTGGGTAAGTATATTTGGAAGTGTGGTGTCGCTCCCCAGCTAGGTTACTCTTTTTCCGTCATACACGCATTGGCTTATAGTTTCATCGGTTTTCAGACTATTTATATTGCAACTCGTTGGAATCCAATTTATTGGAACACCGCCTGTTTAATTATTAATAGTGCATCTCTTGAATCTGAAGAAGATGATGATGAAGATGCAACCGATAAGAAAGACAAAACTACTGATTATGGTAAGTTAGCTAAAGCTATTGGAGATATTCGTTCTCGTGGTATTAAAATCTCTTTAGTTGATATTAACAAATCTAGTTATAGTTTTGAACCTGATCCTGAAAATAATGAAATTTTGTTTGGCATGAAGGGTGTTAATAAGGTTGGTGGACCGATTATTGATGCAATCATTGCTGGACGTCCTTATTCTGGAATTGTAGATTTTATGAGACGCTGCCCACTTAATAAAACTGTTATGATTTCTTTAATTAAAGCAGGAGCTTTTGATAAGGTTGATGAACATTGGGCAAAAGAAATTTGTGCAGAACCGCGTTTTGCAATTATGGCTTTTTATATTCTGTCTGTATATGAAGGTAAAACTAAGTTAAATCTACAAAACTTTAGCACTCTAATGCAAAAAGGATTAGTTCCTGATGAATTAGACTTACAGAAAAGAGTTTTTGCTTTTAATAAATACCTGAAAGAAAAGAAAGTAGATAAATGTTATCTTTTTGATGATAATTGCTTGGCTTTTTATAATGATTATTTCAGTGAAGAAAATCTGTCTGTAATTAATGGTTGTACCTGTATTCTTCAATCTACATGGGATAAAATTTATAAGAAAGTTATGGATGATGCCAGAAATTGGTTAAAAGATAATCAGAATGAAGTTCTTAATCAATTAAACACTATGCTTTTCATGGAAAGTTGGAATAAATATGCTTTAGGTAGCATTTCTGATTGGGAAATGGAAAGTTTGTGTTTCTATTATCATAAACATGTATTAGCTTCTGTTGATACTGTTAAATATGGCTTAAGTAATTTCTTTGAACTTCCTACTACTCCTGTTATTGAAACAACTTTCAAGAGAAATGGTAAAGATATTCCTATTTATAAAACTTACAAAATTATAGGTACTGTAATTGGAAAAAATGATACTCGTTCTTCTATTTCTTTGCTAACTCTTGATGGTGTTGTAAATGTTAAATTTACAAAAGAATATTTTGCAATGTACAATAGACAACTTTCTGAAGTCCAGCCTGATGGCAGTAAGAAAGTTGTTGAAAAGAGCTGGTTTACACGAGGAACTAAAATCATGGTAACTGGCTTTAGACGTGATGACATGTTCCAGACTAAAACTTATAAGCATACAAAAACTCATCAGTTATATCAAATTATGGCTATCCATGATGGTGATATTGAACTTGAGCATGAACGCTACTCAGTAAATTAATTTAAGTAAAAACGTCATTTATTGATAAATGACGTTTTTTATGTTATAATATAATAGTAAAAATATAAAGGAGCTTAATATATGGCAATTAAAATTCTTGCGCTTATTGGTAAAAGTGGTGCGGGTAAGGATACCATCGTTGACTGGATGGCGTCTAATCTTCCTGAATATCATTTTAATAAAATTATTCTAACTACTACTCGTCCTATGCGTAGCTATGAAAAAAATCATATTAATTATCATTTTATTTCTGATCAAGTTTTCTTTTCTAAAATGGGTAATGACCAAATTGTTGGAGCTTCTCAGTTCAATAGCTGGAATTATGGCATTGACATTGCAACACTAAAAAAGAATCAAATCAATATTGGCGCTTTTAATTTGACCATGTTAGAAATTATGAAGCGGGATCCTCGTTTCGAGATTCTACCTATCTATATCTATGCTTCGCCTAAAACTCGACTGCTTCGTAGCATTATGAGAGAACAGAATCCTAGTTACGCAGAGATTTGCCGCAGATTTCTTGCTGACGAGCATGATTTCTTTGAGTATGAAGATCCAAAGGATAATATGAAAAATGATTTTAACATTCCTTATTATATCAATGATGGGGATGGAGACTTTTTTAATGTTCATAATATTCCAGCTGTAAAGAATTTTGTTACTGGTCTAAATTAATTAATTTTATAAAGTAAATAATCATATAAATTAAGAATCCTTAAAAATATTTAACTACTTAGGAGGTTTTATATGAAAATTATTAAGCGTGATGGTCGAATCGTACCATTTGAGAAAGGCAAAATTATTGATGCTGTTTGCGCTGCTTTTTAGGAAGTAGATGGAAGTATTTCTGATTATGCTATTCTAAAAGCTAATAATATTGCAGATTACGTTCTTGAAAAAGCAAAAGAGCATAAACGTCAAGTTTATTCTCATTGGGAAGAAATTCCTAAAGGAGATAGATTTCCCCTTAACCATGATGATATGTATTTCACTGTTGAGGATGTACAAGATTTAGTTGAGAAAGGCTTAATGGCAACTAAACGAAAAGATGTTGCAAAAGCCTATATCTTATATCGAAATGAACGTAATCAAAAGCGGGGTAATTTAACTGATAAGACTGTTCTTGAATTACTTGCAGGAACCAATGAGTACTGGAAGCGAGAAAACTCAAACAAAGATGCTGATACTGTAACTGTTCAGCGCGACTATATGGCAGGTATTGTTAGTACTGATATTAGCCGCAGATTCTTACTTGATGAAGATGTTCGAGATGCGCATGATGAAGGCATTCTTCATATGCATGACCTTGATTATCTTGCTCAGAATGCATTAACTAATTGTTGCCTTATTAATTTGGAAGATATGCTAATGAATGGTACTGTTATTAATGGTATTCGTATTGATCCTCAGCATCGACTTCTAACTGCTACTACTGTTTCTACTCAAATTATTACCGCAGTAGCTAGTTCTCAGTATGGCGGTTGTACCATTTCTTTAACTCATCTTGCACCTTTTGTTCGTATGAGTTATGATTTTTATTTAAATGATGTTACAAATGAATTAAAAGAACTTGGTATTGAAGATGAAGAAATGGTAAAGAAATTTGCTATGAAGCGTCTAAAGAAAGAAGTTCGTGATGCTGTTCAGACCTTTAATTATCAAATTAATTCTATGTCTACAACTAATGGTCAAGCACCTTTTGTTTCTGTCTGTATGTATCTAAATGAAACAGATGAATATAAAGAAGAACTTGCTATGTTAATTGAAGAATTTCTTGAACAACGTAAGCAAGGCATGAAGAATGAAGTTGGAGTCTATATCACTCAGGCTTTTCCTAAACTTCTTTATGTACTTGAGGAAGATAATATTTATCCTCAGTCTAAGTATTATTATCTAACATGGAAGGCTGCAGAATGCACCGCTAAGAGAATGGTTCCTGATTATATTTCTGAAAAGAAGATGAAGGAACTTAAAATCAATCCTTCTACCAATCAGGGCGAGGCTTACCCTTGTATGGGATGCAGATCCTTCCTGACTCCAGACCGCACTACAAAAAACTGGGCAAGAGCCCTAAACTATGATGCAACAAAAGGCAAATACTATGGTAGATTTAATGCGGGTGTCACCACTATTAATCTTCCTGATATTGCTTTTTCTTCTGAAGGTAATTTTGATACTTTCTGGAAGCTCTTTGAAGAAAGAACTGAATTATGCCATAGAGGATTAAAAACTCGTATTAAACGACTCGAAGGTATTACCTCAGATGTAGCTCCTATCCTATGGCAAAATGGCGCGTTTGCACGTCTTGACCGCCACGAGTCTATTACTGAATTGCTGCATCATGGCTATGCTACAATTAGCCTTGGGTATGCAGGTTTATATGAATGCGTAAAATATATGACTGGACATTCTCATACTGATGGCGGTGAAGGTGAAAAATTCGGACTCCAAATTATGCAGGCTCTCAATGATAAGTGCGCGCAGTGGAAAGCCGCGGAAGATATTGATTATAGTCTATATGGTTCGCCTATTGAATCTACTACTTACAAATTCGCAAAATGTTTAAAAAAGCGTTTTGGTGATGATATTTTTGTAAAACTAGATGGCAAAGATAGAAACTATATTACTAATAGTTATCATGTGCCTGTGTTTGAAAAGATTGATGCTTTTTCTAAGTTAGCTATTGAGTCAAAATTCCAGAAACTAAGTCCTGGCGGAGCTATTAGCTATATTGAAACTCCTAATCTTCAAAATAATATTGAAGCTGTATATGAAGTTATCAAATTCATTTATAATAATATCATGTACGCAGAATTAAATACCAAATCTGATTATTGTCAGAATTGTGGTTATGATGGAGAAATGCAATTAACTTCAGATATGGAATGGTATTGTCCTCAGTGTGGATGTAAAGACCATACTAAGTTAAATATTGCGAGACGCACCTGCGGATACATTGGGACGAATCAATGGAATTTTGGTCGCACTCAAGAAATTGCAGATCGCGTGGTTCATCTCGATGAGTAAGGAATATAGAAATGAATGAATTGTTATGTCATTATGCCACTATCAAAAAAAATGATATTGTAGATGGGGAAGGAATTTGCGTAAGTTTTTGGACACAAGGATGTCCTCATCACTGTCTTGGGTGCCATAATCCTGAGACTTGGGATTTTACAAAAGGCAAAACCGCCACAATAGATGAAATAACTAATGAAATAATTGCGGCTATTGGAGCTAATGGAATTCATAGAAATTTTTCTATCTTAGGCGGAGAACCTATGGCTCCTCAAAACAGTGCTTTAACTATGGAAGTTATCCGAAAAGTTCGTTTAGAATATCCTAATATTAAAATCTTTCTTTGGTCTGGATATACCTTAGAAGAACTTAAATCTATTAAAAGCATTTATATAGGTTCTATTCTTCGTGATATAGATGTTCTTATTGATGGGCGATTTGAGCAGGATAAACGAGATTTAACTCTTTATCTTCGTGGCTCATCAAATCAAAGAATCCTTTATAAAGGAATAGATTTTTAAAATAAAATATGTTATACTTTTATATAAGGAGTGTGAAAAAATGGATGCAAAATTAACTATGTATGAAGCTAATAAGAACCTATACGCTCAACTTCCGCCTTTGACTAAAGAGCAGATCCAGAGAGGAATTAATGAGGTTTTAGCTCCTTACATTAATGCAGGCAAGGATTACTTTATGTTGCTTTGCCGCGAATATAATTATTATACTTTATATCATCTTTCTCATAGATTGCTTCATGCAAATATTGGTCTAAAAACTGCAGAAGATATTGTAGATTTGGTTAAGACTGATTTAGGCTGCATTTATGATATTACTAAAAATGAAGATGATGTAATCGAAATTTGGGTTAAGAATTATGACGACCATGAAATGCACGCATATTTCTTCTTCCCTTATGACAGAGGAGTGATTGAGATTTAATGCGTAAAATTGTATGTATGATTGCTCCTTTTGATGCAAAACAAAAGCTAGATATCGTAGAAGACCATGAAATTGTAGATACTTTTTCATTAGATACTTTGACTTTTCTGACTACATTACCTGAAAAAGCAAAAGAATATTCAATTACTGATATAGCTTTTGCTGGACCTCAAGTCTATCTGCAAGGTCTAATTAAAAAACTTCAAGAGCATGAATTAAAAACTTATTCTAACAATACTATTAATTATACTATTTTGTGAGGATTATATGAAATTTCTTATTAGTACAACTGAAGTCCATCGCGTAGATACTGAAAATGAAGCAATGATGCTTATTGAAGATGCTAAGAAAGATGGCAATTTTATTCTAACTAAGTATTCTACTGAGCATAAAGAAAAAAAGCAAAAAGGCGAAATTATTGAAGAATATTATAAGGTTACTTTGACCAAGAGCTTCACTGATATTAAAGAGCCTTCTGTTCAGACTACTGTTACTTATGATGCGGAGGATGTCTAATGGAACTTGGAATTAAAGCATTGAATGATTATGCGGTTTTGCCTACTAGAGGAACCGCAGATTCTGCAGGCATGGATTTATATGCAGCTATCCAAAATACTGTTACTATTGCTCCACATGAAACTAAAATGATTCCAACTGGATTAGCAATGGAAATTCCTAATGGATGTTTTGGAGCAATTTATCCCCGGTCTGGTCTTTCTACTAAACGTGGCTTACGTCTTGCTAATTGTGTTGCAGTAATTGATTCTGACTATCGCGGTGAAGTGGGTATTCCGCTTCATAATGATTCTAATGAATATCAGGATATTTATCCTAAAGACCGCATTGCTCAGTTGGTAATTCAGCCTTATTTAAATGTTATTCCTACTTTTGTTACTTCTTTTGATAAAGAAGATACTGAACGTGGAACTGGCGGTTTTGGTCATACTGGAACCTAATAGATAATATATAAGAGAGTAGTTATAAAAACTACTCTCTTATTTTTTTTGACAAAATACTTTTTTTATGATATACTAGAATAAGAGGTGAAATAATGAGAACTTTAGCATTGGATTTATCTACTAAGAGTACAGGTTGGAGTCTTTTTAATGATAAGGGACTAGAAGCACATGGCTGTATCACTGCTTCTTCCACAGATGTCATTTCCCGCATTTATAAGATTACTGAAGAAGTTAAAAATATCTTTTTAAAATATACAGATATTTCTACTGTTGTGTTGGAAGAAGTTAGACCTGAAAATGGTTAGACTGGACCTGGTAATATTCATACGCATAAAGTATTAATGTGGCTTCAAGCAAGTATTATCTTTATGTTACATGATAATAGCAAAAATACTAAAATTGAATATTTATATCCCAGTTCTTGGCGATAGACTTGTGGAATTAAAACTGGCAGAGGAACCTATCGTGAATCTCTTAAACAAGCAGATATTGATTTTGTGAAAGATACTTATGGTATTGTTGTCAATGATGATGAAGCAGATGCCATAGGTATTGGATATGCTTACTGGTCTAAATAGAATAATGAAATTAATTGGGAGTAACAAAAAAAAATGGGATTCTTATAATTAAATAAGAATCCCATTATTATTAAGATTTAGTTGACTGAGTATGTAAATCAGTTCCAGTCTCTTTTGTCATAGAACAATAGTAAATAGATTCAGACAAATCCTTAATCATATCGATAACTTCCCCAAGTTCATGTGTATTAAGATGTCTTAAATTAGTTGCTTCATTTGCTTCTATTTCTTTATAAACTAAATCTTCTAAATCACATTTAATATGTTTTAATTTTTCCATGATTTATCTCCTTATGCTACCCGTTCAACTATTAAATTTGCATTTTGAACTTGAATTGCGGCTGTTCCTATGTTTCTTACAGCTACCTAAGAACAGCATCCTGCAGGAACATCAATATAAATCATATCAGAAACATTATTAAATGCGGAAACCGCAGTAGGAGTGGCTATCATAGTTGTTGTTGCTATTGGCTCTCCATTTAAGGTAAAAGCTAATGATACTGGACCTGCTGTCCCATCAGCCGGAACCGCAATGTTACCAGAAAAATAAGCTTTAAAACGAGCTCTACATTGAGAAGTTAGTCCCCTCAATGTAACTAAACCGCTGCCCTATCTATGCAAAATGGAACAGTTATTTCCAGTTACAGCGGTTTCAGTATAAAGAACATCTTGATTAGACAAAACAGTCTAAACAGCATTTGCTGTAATTTCCATTATTTACCTCCTATTAATATCCTGCGCAACAATTTGGTGTATTACCAATAAAAGGTGCGTAACCCGCAGTATAAGTAGTTGCCTGCGGATATCTTACGACACCGCAAAGAGCAGCTTGCAACTGTAAGCTATTAATTTGATTCTGCATATCAGCGATTCTATTACCAGCAATAGCATCAAGAATCTTTTGAGTATTCTGGCAATCATTATGCATAATATTTTGAGTATTTAACAAGCTATCATATTTTACTCCATCAATAGCCTGTGCCATATTGCAGAAACCTTTACCTAGCTCATAACCATTTGCTTGAACCATAGATTCTACATCACGAATACTGTTATTATTTGCATAACCCATATCTTTTACGGCACCAGTGGTGTCATAAACACCCTGACGAATTGCTTCAATAATTTCATTATTCTGGCGCTCTAATGCGGCAAAGTTAAACTGATTCTACACTTCTCCTGCGGTTGCTGGTGTTCCAGTTGGGTTCATAGGTGGCATATTTCCTCGATTAAAACCATTACCACCCCAGCCCATAAAACAAAATAGGAACAAGATAATAATCCACCAGGCACCTCCATTACCATTGAAGCCATTTTCTCCGGTAACTGCCGCGATATCACTTAAACTATAACCATCATTATTAAACATAAAGTACCTCCATATATTATATGTTTATTTTTTAGAGTTTATAATCCCATCATTTGTTTGAAATTATTAAACTCCTTATCAAAGTCATAGCCCTGCTCAGTCATAATATTGCGGGCAACTTTTTCTATTTCTTGCCCATTATTATCCTTAGCAAGAGCTAAAAGATTAGCAAACAAGGGATTCTAGCCCATACTTTCTTGAACCATATTATAAACAAATTGAGAAGGATTAGGATTTTTCTTGATAAAGCTCAAGAGCTACATTGGATTATTAATATTTGCTTGCATTGTTACTGTCCTTTCTTGCGGGTTCTGCCTTTTTCACTTCAGTCTAGACCTAAGATTTTGAAGCTAAAACCGCATCTAACTTATTTTCTAACAAATTAATCTTCTCTATAATAGTGCTCATATCGGTATTTAAAGAGTTTTCTTCTTTCTACTATTGTGAAAAGCAAGGTTTAAATGTTGTAATGCTTGTGGTGCCATTCTAATTCCACGATTTAATATATACTTCACTTAAATCTGCTTTTGGAAAAATTCCATATCCACCGATAGGAACTTCAGTTACTCTAGCCATATCTTCACTATCTACTAATTTGCCATTTAATCCATTTGCCGATAGATTATTCATTACCTGTTGAGGTTGCTAATTGAGATAGTATTGAGATGGTGGTATCTAAATATTTCCATTATAAGAAGGATAAAAACTTGGATTATAATAATTCATAAAATTTTAATTAAAACTCCTTTCTTTTGTCCCTTGCATAAGTATATAAATTTTAATTAAAATTTCTAAAAAGTCTCTGTCCAAGTTTCAATTAAAATTTGAAAATTTAACAGGAAGTACCTGATTATTTTTAAAATGAAAACTTCTTCACAAAAACAAAAAATTGGGGTTTATGATAGATTTTAGTTCCATCATAAACCCCAATTTATTTATTCGCAGATACAATCAATGATTGTAAATTCATCTTCATCTTGTTCTGCAATACAAGTGTTAATATTAACACCTTTTTGAGTTTCATAGATTCCAGTAGATCCAACCGCAAAAGACTTACCATTAATGCTAAAAGAATGATTTTCTTTAGACTAAATACCTAATTTAGTGATAGCATTAAAGTTACTAGCATCCGCACTTAATAATGAACAAATATCAGTTCCTTTAGCTATTGGACCCACTATCTGTTTATAATAATTATTCATAATTAATCCTCAATAATAAAGCAGATACCACCCACAGCTAATCGCTCTTTTTTCAACTCATAATCTGTATCTGTCTCTCTTGCTGCGCACATATAAATAGTAGTCTTATCAAAAGAGCCTAGATACTTCCATTTATTTGCATCATAATCAAAACCATAGAAAGTGTGTACTGTATCATCATCTTGAGAAATAGTTAATACTTTTCCTTGATTACTACCAGTTAACCCAGTTGGATAAGCAGTATTTAGATAAGTAATACAAGCAGAAACCGTAGCATTCTTTAGGCTAACAATAGTAGCATCACTAAGAATAGGTCCGACAAACAATCCATCATAATCTTTAATTGCTCCATAATCAACCCATCCTGTAACGCCATCATAAGTTACAGTACCACGTTTAGATGGATTAGTAAATAAAATCAATAAATGATAATTAGCAGGATTCACTTCCATGCGCATAATTGAGTTAAGCGGTTGACCAATAGTTTCAATAGTACCATTGTTATAAGTTACCTTAATAACTTGAGCGCCAGGATTAGCTTCACTATCTTTTGAATCAAACTCGATCCTTATAGGCCAGACTAAATTCTTAGTGAAAGCTGGTGTACCATTATTATAATTAATAGTTAAAACACCTTTATCAGTTAAAGTAATATTTGTAATCCACTAAATCTTTTTATCAAAAACTTCTTTGGTTCCATCATTATAATTAATGGTTAATGTACCATTGGTTGCTAATTCAGTGGTAGTAATCCACTTAATTTTGTTCTCTAATGTTTCAGAGTCACCAGTAGTATAGGTAAAAGTAATAGTGCCATTATCCGCAAGCGAAATTCCATTAATCCATTTTAATGTAGTTTCGTAATTAGAACCATCATTATAATCAATATGAAATATGCCAGTAGTGCTATTTAATGTCGTAGAAGTAATCCATTTAATTAATTTATTCTTTACAACGTCTGCCTAGTCAGTATACTTAAAAGTTAAGGTGCCATCTGCGGCTAGCAAAATATCTTTAACCCAAGTAAGTGATGCATCATATTTAGTAGAATCATTAAATGCAATATTAAAAACTCCAGTAGTCTTATCCAAACTAACTGAATTAATCCACTTAATTAGATTCTTTTTAACTACATCCACTTGATTAGAATACTAAAAAGTAACAGTACCATCATTAGCTAATAAGATATTCTTCACCCAAGTTAAAGATGTGGTATAATTAGTGCCATCATTAAACTTTGTAATAAAAGTGCCATCTGCCGCAAGAGAAACTGATGTAACCCATTTAATTTTTTTTGCATAAGTAACAGTATTATCATGGGTATAATTAATAGTAAAAGTACCATCATCTGCAAGATTAATAGTATCAATCATATTGAAATCGCCAAGATATAGAGTTTTTGGTTCACCATTTTCTTTTGCATCATAGCAATAGTAATCATAAACTAAAACCTTGCGATGATTATTAATATCATCAGTTTTGCCTTCATAATCTTGAATTACATCGCTAGCTTCAATAACTCTAAAATTCTTTAGAGCGTCACCTTTAATACCCTTAGGAATTCGCACAAACCAGTGTGAATAGAACGGATGTTCTTGGTCGTCATCACGCTCAACTAAACTTACATTCTTAAAATCTGCGGTTTCCTTATCTCTATTGTAGTATGCAGATACGCTCTATGCATCCATTTCAAGAACATGATATGGAATTCTGATGCCAACCCATGCTGTTGTATCTGTACCATACTAATCACGAATAGTAATATAGCTCCAAGAAATATCATCATTAAATTCAGAATCAGTTTTGCCTGGAATTAAACTTTTATTAGAAACATTCCAAGCTCCAGTTGCTTGTCTTACTTCATCCGAATCTTTAAAAGTAATATCTTTAATATTTTCAAGAGTGGTAAGTTCAAACATGGGTGACTTGCCGGAAGGTCCAACAATAGTGCCAACATAAATAGCGCCGCCCATACTATTATTATAATCATATCCGCGGCGATATAGTGCACCATTATTACTGTTGTTTTTATCATCAGTATTGATAATAACATGCTCGCCATATTGAACTGCTGTTAACGCGGGACCTTTAGCGAAATCCGCAATCATAGCATTAACACTATTATAAGATTTTGCAATTACGAAAGGGGTTCCTGCCTTTCCGCCATAGAAACTTTCTGACATTTTAATCCTCCTTCTTAATACTCAAAATCTAAAATAAAATTATCATAACCATCTACATTTAATACGTTATCTTTTAATGCAAAACCTAGATAAGTTATTTTAATATTAACATCATTTAATTCATAAATGCCAGTTTTACCAATTTTAATTTGTTCTCCATTAATACTCATCATTAAACCTGTTGGTCCTTGGACTCCAATACGAGTAAGTTCAGTTAAGCCATAAGTTGAAGCAAGAGTATCAATAATATTAGTCATTAAATAGATATTATTCTCATTGACTGTAATATCCATTATTCTACCATATTGAGAATTTTCAATTACATTATAATCTTCTGTTGTTCTTGCAAGTACAAAAACAATTAAATTATATGTTGCATTTGGAGTAAACACAATATCAAAAGTAGTAGAACCAGTACCTGCGGGAACTGTATAGTCTTCAATAGTCTAAGAGTCGTTAGAGTTCTGTAACTACAAAGAAAAATTCTATACAGAGTTCATTTGTTTAACAGTAAACCGCAAATAATAAGAATGTTTATTATCTAATACAGAACCGCTAGTTAAAGAGATTGCTGTATCTAAGAAAGTGACATTAGTATTATTATTTGTTACTGTTGTAATATTATACTTCAATAGAGTACGATAATTAGCAATGCTTAGCTAAGCACGTCTAAATTGTCCAATATTATAACTCATTTTATCTCCTTTTTATTAGAATCTCTCTAATGCCTTTGTTGCTTGAATATTCATTGTACCAGAAATATCAAGAGGTAAAGTAATAGTTTTAATTACATAATCACCATAAATCTTGCTTGAATCATCTCTTACTGTAATTCTAGTATTAGGTTCAAGATAATATACAGGAATTGCAGACATAGAAATACTTTCATTATAATTAGTGTACTAATACAATAGTTCTCTAACCTGTGAATATGCGGGATACGACTGTCCACCACCACTAAGCTAAGCATAAATTGTACTAGAAACCTAAATAAAATCCTGCCCTGCGGCTTGACATTCTTGCACTCTTTCTGCTGTATCTTCTTGCCCTTTTTCAATTAAAACTAAATTAGGAATTTCAGATGCAAAAATACAATTAATATCGTTGTTAGAAATAACTTTACTTCTTTTACCAATATTCCCAATGCTTAATTCGCTTATTGCGGCAGTTGAATCAATAAAGTCTAAGAAGTAATTGATGCTTGTTGGGTCATCCAATACAGATTCTTTAAATTCTTGCTTCTCTAAATCATATAATCTAGGCCATTCATTCTAAAGCTCACTATAATAATCATTAGAATTTAGTCCCAAGTTACTAGCATTGGTTCCCGCAAGATATAACTCAGTACGCCAATCTTTAGTTACTATTGTTTTAATTTTACCTTTTGTCTATTCTACATAACCATTAATCCAAGTATAAACCTTCTAAGTAGCTTTGTCTAAATAATATAATCCATAAGTTCCCTTAGAGGGAAAATCATTCAGATTATCATATTCAATTAGTTTCTTAGCTTTTGTTACGTCATCATCTTCATATAAATAAACTACATAAGTATTGCCTACCTGCGGTTTTTTATCTATTGCAAGATGATATCGAATAGGGATTTTAGCGTTATCAGATGTTGTTCTAATGCCCCAAATAATATAATCATTTTTAATCATATTATATTGAGGATTCATAGTAAAAGATGTATTTAATTTACTTTCATCAAAAGTATAAACAGATTTACCATTAGAAAAATCTGTCAAGTAATCTGAATTAGATAAATTCTAAATATCTACTGTTGCCTTTGAAGTATTTAAATAATTCTTTATTTCCTAAAAAATAAAGTTTCCATCTATATCATAAAAATATTCATAATTACCTAAATAGCTTTTAACCTTATCTAAGATTGTACATACTGAATCACCAGCATTACCAATCAAGTCATCAGTATAAACAAAGTCAGTATAGATATAACCTACATCTTGCTAAGTTTCATAGGTTTTAAAAGCAGTTCCCCATTGCTGTTTTGCGGTTTCTAAATTGGTGGTTACATCATACTAAACTTCATCTTCAGAAGCAATAGTGCCCATATATAATGGAGTAGAACCTTTCCACTTCATTACTTTCTTAATACGAGTATCTACATCACTAATAATAATCTTACCAAGCTACTCTTTGCCCCAGTGATTCACTAACTCTTGAATTAAGCTGTAAACCTTGGTTCTTTCAATAATAGTATTACCTTTATCATCTTCATAAGAAGTTTCATGGAAAGTGATTGATGCGGGCAAAGCGCCCCCACAGTCTCCATTTAATAGACACATCTTATCTTTAAGTTGAAGTGAAATATTAATTCCAGTATTATTATGTACAATAGATGGAGTAATAATAACATAAACGCCTAAAGGAAACCAGATAATAGGGTATTGCTAATAATCAGATGTCATATTAGTAAATCCTATTTCTAGTTTAATTTTTTTATTGATAGAAAGAAGATTATTTACACTTCTCACATCATTATTAGCATCATCTGCTACCATACTTAAGTTCGCGGTTCGACGCACCGCAGAAGAGCCATTAAGGTTAATACTTCCTGATGTCACTTTTCCTTGAATCTCTGTAATAGGATTCTCTAAAAAGTCAAGAACAATAATTTTAACAAATTGTTCTTTTAATGGCATTTCATCAATTTTCTTTAAGAAAGCAGAATTTTTTAGATACTCATATATCATAAATATTCTCCTTTCAAAACTTCACAATGATAATCAATTAATGCTTCAACAGGTACATCTAAGATATTATCTGCGGGAAAATCTAACCACTAACCACGATAATAAATCATACGCTGAGAATCAATAGTATAAACTCCTCTATCAATAGGACTCAATATCTCTTCAATGTTTGCAGCGGTAGCTTGAGTGTCGTAGTATTGATCTAGTCTCATTTTATTTAAGTTTTCACCCTAGAATGGTAATAGGTGAATTCCGCAAATATGCATTTTAGAAATTGCCGTATCCGCATCATATAGAGTCAGAATACTTGTGTCACCAATTTCATGCTTATACTCTTGAGAGTCAAAAGCATCCTAAATATAGAGAACTGTATGCGGGTCAGCTTCGATTGAGATGCCATTAACCGCAACTAATTTTTGATAAAAGCTCTTTTGATTCTATAAATATTTAGTATAAATCTTCTAAATAATATCTTGAGTAGAATTGTAAATGCCTTGCAGTTGTCCTACTCTATTAGTATATTCAATTCTCACAGCTTCTTGATTACCTTCTTTTGCGGTTTCAGTATAGTTATACACATAATCTAAAGTAACTTTGCAGTCACATAGAACTGAGAATGAAGTAATATTAGTATTACTCAATTCATAATAGCCCTTCTAATTAACAATAATAGAATTACCATTTAGAGAAATTAAATATCCAGACATACTATTTGTTGGATTAAAGCTATTTCTTACTACCTCAGGACCCGCAATGCCTTCAGTTAATAATACAGGGTCAGATTCAAAGCTAATTTTAATATTACTTAAATAATTAAGTTTTTCATCAAAACCAGTATTAGCTTTTTTATTCAGTTTATTCTAAATTAATTGAATAATATCAGCTCCAGCTTTAACTGAAGTCTGAATCTATCCAAGTCCAAAGAAAACTGATGAAATAGTATGACTCTCTTGTCCTTGAGATACTACTTTATAAGTAAACAAATTATCAAGAGTAACAGTATCTATCTCATAAGCATTCGCGGAAAATGTATATAACATTCGTCCTAATTCTTCTTTTGGCGAAAGAGAAATATTCATTAATTTAACTAGAATATTTCCTTCAGTTGGAGACCGAAATAGCTTTACAGTGTTATCATTTAAGAAGGATAATACCTTATTTCTAAATGCTGTTTCTAAAATATAGTCATATTGCTCATTAATATCATTATTACTATTATAATCGGCATAGTCTTGTTTACTTTCACCATATAGTTCATCTTTTGTGGTAAAATTACCAAACTCATCTTGATAACTAGAAATTAGTCCAGATAAAGTAAACTATTTATAATTAGTTTTGCCATTACGGCGAATGACAGGATACTAACTACCTAAAGTATCTGTTTTAGATTCTGATACAGTTGGTTTAAAAGAACTAACACTAGCATCAAACTTTAATTTCAGCTGTCTATCAGAGCCATTCAAAAAACTATACTCAAAAGTTGCAAGAATAGCATTTTTCATCTTTACTAATGGGCTTCTAATATTGTTAGAAATTTTCTAAAATCCATATTTATACCAAACGCCACTCTCAACTGAAAAATCATTCCAAGTTACATCAAGAGCAGAAATATCTTTAACATTAATGATATGAATATCTTCCCATTCAGCGAAATTACTTAAATTACTTGTACGGCGAATCAATAGATTGCCATAGAACTTAATAATTTCATCATTTTTAATATTAACTGAGATATAGCCTTCTTCTTCATTAAGCTCTGCGGTAATAGTAGCATCAAGTCTTTCAATACTATAAGCATTAATAATAAACTTATAGGTATTAGTTGCAGTATAATTATTTTTAGTAACATAAGTAAAAGTCAAAATATATGGCTAATCTTCTTTAAGTTCATATTTCAGAGGATAATTAATCTCATTAGGATTAAAACTATCTGTATAAACAGTTCCACTATCAACAGCATAAGTGCTTGGTGCGTCTGCGGTCGCTATTTGGATTGAATAAGCCTTTAGAGTTTCTGTCTCCACATTTGTGTTTGCAGAATAACTCATAGAACCTACAATAGCCTAAAGCTAAGTAGTAAAAATAGTCTGAGAACTAGAAGTTCCTAAACCATGTAAATTAATTATTGGCTATTCAATGCCTTTGATTAAACAGACAGTTGACCATTCAGAAAAATATTTTTGATTATTAAGAAGCCATGCGGCGATCTTGGTCTCTGGTGGCTATTCAGCTCCAACCGCAGTGAATCTTAATTGTACTTTATAAAATTGATTTAATTCAAATGCAGATGTTCCATCTGCTGACTATTGTACATCTCCAGGATTAATTACAACGTAATATTTCTCATCTGTCTAAATTGCAGTATCAATATTAAGCTAACTAATTTTTATATCAGAAGGATATAGACTCTTTCTTAATACACTTTCATTAGTATTAATATTAGATACTGTAATCTAGACATTCATAATATCTTCTGGGGAATTAAAAGAAGATAGAGAGAAATACACTTTACAAGGAGATGTTCTAACGAAAGCTGGCATATAAGTTGCTATAATTGGTGGATATAAATTGTTTCCTACTGCCATGTCCTTCTCTCCTTTTATCTCTTATTTTTTATTCTCTAGGTTTCTATTGTTCTTTTCTATATTGAGGCGGCTGTTTAGGCAAAGCCCGCATTTCATTCATAAAATTCTCAATATAGGAATTACCATGTTCAGCTTGATAATGCTCAAATCTACGTTCACAACATTCCAAGCTATAATCATCAATCCATCCTTGTTGATAACAAAAATAATGATGCTCTCTTGTAAGAAAAGATTTTATATCATCTTTATCAGATACAATTAACAATTCAATTTTTTCTGTCAAACTGTTAATCAGCTCCATCATTTTTTGCTAATTTTCTTTTAGCTCTTCATTTTCTCTTTTATTTTTATCAAGCTATTCTTGAATTGATTCTTCTTTTTTCTCGGCTTTTTTCCGCTTTGAAACTGCTGTATCCACTTCGCTTTGAGCCCAATCCATATAGCTAATTACGCCTTTAATAGCAAAGGCAATTAATACGACCCAAACCAAAATGGAAACAAATGACTAGCCTTCTAACTTTTCTAATAAATCTAGCATTTGACTCCTCCTTTTGATATATTACTAAAAATATATCAAAAAAAAAGTGGACAAATGGTCCAAAACAGACCATCTGCCCACTGAAGTCTTAATCGCTCGAATCTTCTTGCGTATCTTGATTTTCTTTCTATTCCCACAGCTTAGTTAATGCAGGATAAGCCTTAGCCATTTCATTAAATGCATCCGTCTAAAAGCGGTTATAGATGCCTTCCATAATTATTTTCTAAGTAATTATAGGAACCTAATGATTATCCATATAGACCTTCGCCGCTCTATATACATCTTCTTGAATGGTACTTAATTCAAAATCATTCATTTATAGCTGACTCTCCAATATCTTTAACTTCAATTAAACCGCCCTAAACAAATTTTAACTATTTAATATGTGTTTTAATTCCAGTTATCTAATTAGTTTCTTCATTCGTTTCAACAGTAACAGAATCAATAATCTATATAGTAGATGTTTGACCTTTATTTTCTTCATAATAGGCATCTTCAATATTAACTTTTCCTGATAATATCATATCAAAATTTTCATTGGTTGTCAAGTGACCATTTTTCCCAACTTGGATATCATCAGATTGAATTGAGCCCTTAATATTAACATTATCTGCGGTTAAGACACCTTTTTCATCAATAGATAGATGCTCACCAATAGATAACCCTAATATACCTAGATAGAAACCATCAGTGGTTTCAGCAAAACCATCGTGAGAATTACTATAAATGCCAATAGCCTTATCTAAAGCAATATCTTCTCCAATAGACCCTGATTCAATAGTAAAGTTGCCTGTTAAATTAACATCGCTTGCTGTCAAAGTACCTTTATTATCAATATTTAGTTTAGAACCTGCGGCAAAGCCATCTGTACCTAGATACAAACCGTCTTCAGTACTAGTTAATTCAGTATGCAGCTAAGTATATAAACTACTTACATCTGCGGCTCCCGCAATATTAATTTTCTTAGAGCCAGAACCTAAAGTACCAGAACTAGTTTTAATTTTACCTGAGATGTCAACCTAATCTGCAACGAGCGAACCCGCCGCATCAATATTTAAATTCTTACCAATAGATAATCCATCTATCCCAAGATAGAATCCATCTTCTTTACTATTTAAGCTATTGTGCGCTTGCCCATATAAGAAACTCTTATCTGCGGTTGAGCCTATATGTAACTATTTAATTCCAGTTCCAAGTGTACCAGTTTTAATATCAAAATTACCACTTAAGTTAGCATCTTTAATGGTTACATTTTCTGTCCTGCCATCTTCACTTAAAGTGATATTAAATTTACTTCCTATTGACAAACCTAGAGGTCCAAGGAAGAAACCTGGAGTAGTATTATCTAAAGTATCATGGCTATTACTATATAAATAGCTATAAGCATTATTACTACTAGTTCCAATCTTAATCTATTGAGTACCTTTGCCGAAGCTACCTTCCTAAGCATAAATCTTACCTTTAATATCAGCATCTGCAGTAATCTTTACTGTACCATGTGGATCAACACTAAACTTGCGTCCAATAGATAAGCCATCTGCGCCTAAGAAGAATCCGTCAACAGTAGAACCATAAGTGTTATGAGAACCACTGTAAATGTTATCACCAACGTTAATTTTATCAGTCTCAATAGTAACACCACCAGTGATCTAAACGTCTTGAGCTGTTAAAATACCATTCTTATCTACATGGAATTTATTTGAACCAAAGATAATTTCAGGAGTAGAAAGGTTAATCTACATACCCGTTCCTTTACTTGTAGAAAAATCGCCAGATTCAATTACAGCTTCATTACTACTAGGGTCAATTCTAATCTGTCCGCCGCCAGGAATACCAAATTCAGCAGTGCCTGTTTCTGCGTCTAAGAAGATAGTTCTTAATCCATTTAAGAATCCAAACAAACCAATTTCAGATTTAGAAGTTCCGCTCTCTTTTACCTCACCCATCAAGAGCCCAGTAAATCTATTATTAGCATCCTTCTTACCTGCACCTACTTGCGGTGTTAGGATATATCCACCATCACTATTAAGTTCAATGCCATTACCGTTCCAGTCGTTAAGATTAGCAAAACCGTGGCGGTTTAAATAAAAATGCACAGGAATATGGAAGTGAATAATATCAATATTATTCTTCTTAACGATACACCAAACCGCATTATTAAGAGTTTCATCTTGATAGGTTAGACTAGGTTTAACTGATTTCTTATTTTTATCTAGCTTAGCCGCACTTAAAGTTAGATGCTTTTGAGATACCCAACTTCCATTATTATAATAAGAACCTACTACACCATAAGTATAGGTCATATCATCAGCTAAACTAATATCTTTATCATTATCTAAAACAGTAAATTTAAAAGGAATAGAACTATCATATTTAGCACTATTGCCACTATTGTTATACTCAGCATAATAGAAGCCATTACTCAAAACCGCATTATAATTGCTCTTTAATTCAATAGTAACGAGAGGTAGAGTAGCATAATAAATATTACCATTATATGTTACTTTCGCTTGTAGAATGTTAGCGGGTTCCTCATCTGAAGTTAATCGACATGAGACCTTTCCTGTTGAATCTACTGAATAGAATGTTGGGTCTTCAATCTTGACTCCTGCAGAAGTACGTCCATAGTTATTAGTTAGAAAGCTCCATTCTACTTTATCATAAGTTATTTCTTCACCATTCTCAAAAAGAAGCGCTTTAAACTTAGGAATATCACCACTAATACTATTAAAGTTAGGATAAATATGCTAATCTTTAAAATAAATACAAACAGGAAATGAATAATTATTATCAATAGTATCAGGAATAATGCGGCAAACAATATTTGTGCCATTTGAGCCAACCTCACCTTCCTTAATAAAAATAAAGTTTGTAGATGCGGTTAATCTAATTCCGTTATAAACCAATCTAGCTTCAATATTATTATTAGTATTATTATAATTATAAATACTAGCAATTCCCATTTTTAAGCTAGCATTATTCTTATATAAATCATAGCCTTCATTTTTTTCTACTGTAATATCAGAATTAACATTAGCTACATTTAACATAGAATTGGTGGTAGGCACTTTCCATTCAATAGGACATTGACTAACAACAGAATCGCCAATTTGATTACCTAAATTATCGTATAAAATAATTTTTAAGTCTTTCAGCTTTTGCGGCTAAGCTAGTGAAGAACTAGCAGGTGAAACTCCATCTTCATTATATTTAAAGACTTGTGTGCTATTCTCAATTTCAATATGATAACTACCTTCCATAGTTAAGCTATTATACAAAGTAATAGCGGCAGTACCATATAATTCATCTTCATAATAAACAGTGCATTCGTATCTTGCAGATTCTACTATGTCGCTCGCATTAACTTGAATAGTATTAGTGCGAGTATCTATAATAGTTGAGCTACCATCTGATTCATATTTTACCCAATGATAAGTTAAAATAAGTCCTTCTACATTGGTCACATTACAAGTCAACTTAGTTGAACCATTATCAAAATAAAACTAGGTAGTATCTGAATCAATAGAAACCTAATGCTTAGCCGTATAATTTTTAATGCTAATCGTATTAGATAAAGTAATATCATTATATAAAATAACAACTTTAAGTTGATTATCATATAATTTAGCATTATCAAGAGATAATACGTATTCAGCACTCGCGGGAAGCCACTCTCTAGTGACAGGGTTATCAGATAGAGTGTTATATTGATTTAAACACTTCCAGCCACGACCGCCATATAAGCAATAATCAAGACTGTCTAATTCAATGCTGTTATCTTGAATAAACCAATAGTAAGACATACTTGCAGACTCTGCGGTTAAAGCTATATTCTTAGCTTTAGCTATTGCTGTAATGTGCTTATCATTTGTTTGCTTTTCATTAAAGTATAACCCTTCAGGAACTGAGAAAGATACTGAATAGCCATCGCTATCAGCTTCATTTTTTTTAGCCGCATAGATTCCAATATTAGAAATAGTAATATCATAATCTTCTGGCAAAATTTCTTCAGATTTTTTCTATTCTGGAAAATCCTTCACAAACAACGAAATTTTAGTAAATCGTTTAAAATTAGCTCCATTAGCAATATAAAAATTGTACTGCGGAGAGATTTGTATATATTTATAGGGATTACCAGTCATTGCATTAACATCTAAGATATAGCTTTTAGAAACAATAGTGTCAGTACCTGCATTATCCTTAAACTCTGCTTCGACTAATAATCCATAATTACCTAAATAACGTTGTGATGCGGCTATACTTGTTTTAATAGATGCGGTTAGCATTAGATATGTGGCGCTTGATAGGTACTCTCCCGCATCAAATTCGCTCAATCCAAGCTCATCAATCGAGGTCTCCGCATCATATAGCACCTTAACCGCAGTTTCATAAGTGCTTAATTTAAATTCTTTATCCTATTGACAAATATTATTACCAATAATTTCGTACTAATCCTTTTCATCTGTAACGTCAATATAATCAGACCCCATTTTAGTTACAGAACCTAAGATAGTTTTATTATTATCAAAATTACTATTAGGAATTAAAATATATACTAAATTACCTTTAGTATAATTCACTTTAGTATCTGCTGAATAAGCAAGAAAAATATTATCCTAATACTAAACTTTATAGCAACCTGTTGTCTTATCTTCACAACTAATTATTGTTGCCTAAATGGTTTTGTCATAGCCAGCATTTTTAACTGCATTTTCAGCAATTAACTACATAGCTTGGCACAATGTTTCTTCATAAGACGCCATTTGCATTTTCTCCTTTTCTCTCATTTTATATTATATAAAAATTGGGTAATGTTAATTAATAGTATTATACCAAATAAAAAAAATGGGGAGACATAAGTCTCCCCATAGATTAGGTTGAAAGTTTACCAATATTTACATTATCAATATTCTTTTCCATGACTTTCTAAGAAGCAGTATTCATTAGATTATTCATAGCTAGTTCGATTTCATTATGATCAGTTACGTTTGGGAATGTAGCATCAATATGAACATCTTGCTATACAGATTGAGTGATTGGTTGAGTAACTATTGGCGTTGCGGCGTCTAAATCTGATGTGTAGCTATTTGCGGTTTCTAGAGCTTGTCCGCGCAGAGAATCTGAGATAGACCGCACTGTATCTACCGCCGCCAAAATGTTTTTAGTATCTTCAGCATTTAAAACTAATTCTTTTTCATGTAAGACAGCAAGTTTACCTCCATCAGTTGATCCCTTACTAGTCCATTGACCTGTATAACCGCCACTATCAAAGCCTAATAGGCCTCCGATAAAGCCAACTGCGCCTCCAATTAATCCACCAACAACGGTACCTACACCTGGCGCAATAGCCGTACCAATGGTAGCACCAGCTGCTGCTCCACCAACGGTAGTGCCAGTTGTTGCTGCTGCTTTAGCATTAGCATATTTTTTATTTAGCTCATCATCTTTAGTGTCACTAACATTTAAAGCAGCTGTTTTTTGAGCAGCTGCAAGAGTTTCTTCTGCATCCTATTTGATTTTATCATAAGATGCTTTAGCTTCTTTTAACTTGTCATTAACTGCAATTAATTTATTTGCTAAAGTTTCATTACTGCTGATAATCTCTTTATTTTTATCTCGAATATCTGTAATATATCCTTGCCATTTTGCAGAGCCTTCATTTACTTTAGTAAAATCAATTCCTCCAATAGCTGCTTTAGTAGCTTCAACTTCTTTATTATAGTTAATCTAAGCCTATTTAATTTCATCAAGAGCTTTAGTAGACATATTTTTAAAGCTATCTTCATCAGTATTCATTCTACCAATCATCCCTTGTATAGCGGATTTCCACAATGGAACATTAGTATTAATACATTCACTGAATTTAAGTTTATTATCTTCAGTCATGTCTTTCCAATTAACTTTTAACTAACCAGTTTCATCATCAAAAACAAGTCCAAAATCTTTCAATTTATTTTTAGATTCTTCTGATAAACTAGATATATCAGTAGTCATTTTTCCAGTAGTTTCATCAAAAGATAAACCAGCCTACTAACAATAATTCATAAATTCTTGATAATTGGAAAAAGTGGTATCTCTCGCAATTTCCTAATTAGCAAAATAATTTTGGAAAGTAGAATCAGCTAAATTAGAACGAATCTATTCATTATCTTGTGTTAAGCCAGTAATGTATTCTTGATACTTCTAAGTTAATTCAGTTAGCTATCTTTGACGCTCTTCTTCATCAAGATTTTGATTAGTAGCAATTTCTTTCATTTTATTCATATATTCTTCATATATTGAATACATATCAGAAAGATTCTATGAATACTAATCTTTATCAAAATTATAAAGACTATTCTAAGCATCAGCTAACTTCTATTCTGCTTCGTTAATAGCGTCTTCATCAGCTACATAAGAATAAGAATAATTGCCTTGTGAATCGCGTGTTAAACGCATCTTAGAGTTATTGTTTTGCGCATCCTTAAGCGCCTGCCGCGCGGTTTCAATGTCCAGTAATTTTTCAGCACGTTCAACATCATACTTGGTCAGTTTATCTCTTGATTTCAAGTCAGCTAACTGTTCATCCATTAATTTCTTAATGCGTTCTTGTGCAGTAACGTTGCCTTCAGCATTATTGATAGCATCCATGAACTTATTCTATAAACTAGTAATCTAATAAATAGAATTAATACCATCAAGATAATGATCTGAATATTTATTCATTAAGTTTATCTCGGTTTGTAGCCAAGACAAACCTGCACCGTTAGTTAGCTAATTAGTCATATTAGCAAAAATTTTATTAACTGCATTAGAATATTTATCAATAATATTCTAAATTGCAGATTCAAGAGCAGAATTGAAAGAGCTTAATGCAGATTGCCATTGAGCTTCAGCTTCTTTCCAAGCTTCAGAGCCTTCTTCAAGTTCATTCATTCTCTTTTCCCAATAATCAACTTGCTATTTTTCAAATTCAAGTTGTCCTTGGTTTACTTGATTCTATAAACTATACCAAGATTCAAGTTCTGTATATGCTTCATCTCCATAGAGAAGAGTCATCATATTCTTTTTATGTTCAATCTCATTGGTTATAGTTTCATAACGTTTAACTTGCTTTCCTAACTAATCACCAATTTCGCTCCAAGCATTAACAAAATTAGATTCAAAATCAGTAATTAAATTTTCTATTTTTTCTAAAGAGTCTTCTAGCGATTCAGAATAACTATTTAAATCATCAATGGCGTTAGATAATCCATCATCATACCACCATAAAATACCACTTGCATAATCTTTTTTATAAGAGCCATTATCAATATTAGAGTTTAATTTACTAACTTGATTAATTAAAATCTAAATACCACTTGATGCAGTATCAATTTTAGTCTTAAAAGAATCGACATCTAAATCATCAATATGACTTAAACTAAAAGAGGTATCGCCAGTTAGTAATTCAACAATATCTCTTAAATCCTATTTTAATTTTCCTAAATAGTCATTATCTTTAATATGTTCCATGACTTTTCTAAAATCTTGCCATTTAGAAATCATATCATCAATTTCAATAGCAGAATCGGCTTGGATATTAGCTCTTGCAACTCTGATTTCAGACATTTTTTGTGAATATGTATTAACTACATTAATAAAGTTAATTAATGCATTTACTATTGTACTTGCGGCAGAGGTGATAGAACCCGCCAAAGCTCCAACTGTTGAAGACAACTGAGATGAAAGCCCTTGCAGCTACTCGTATGCAGAAGTGTCGCCTGCAGCGATAGCCTAATTTTCAAGATTTCTAAATTGCTCAATTAAATTAGAAATCTATTTAAAACTTTCGACCCAAGTCTTTGCATTATTTGGGTCAAAATTAATACCATTTAATCCATTGATTAGAGAAGAAATACCGTATTTATCATCTTTAAAAACATCTGATTTAGCTAAATTATCTAATGCTTTTTTAGTACCTGATAGCACGTTAGCTAGGTCAAGCATATTATCTTTAGTATCATCAACATCATTCTTAGTATCCCACATTGCCTTGCCCAGCTGTAAGACACCAACTAATAATTTAGTATTTAATGCAGAAATAGCTTTATTTGTAGCAGAAATAAATTCATCTCCAAATAAACCATCAGACACCGATTCTAAACTTTCAAATTGAGATTGTAAAGAAGATAAAGTACTTTCAGCTTCTTCTAATGCAGAATCAATAATAGAAGTATCTTTTTTGACTCTATCTGCAATATGATAAGTACTAATATCACCTAATGTCTTATAAATATCAGCTAATTGATTCTTTAATTCTTCCATTTGCTTTTCAGCTTCTGGACCTGTTTCATTTAAAGCTGTATTATAAGCATCCATATAAGTCTATAACAACTCATAGGTTTTCTTTTCCTGCTCAATATCTGACTTTAAAGTCTTTCCCGCTTCAGTATTCTAATCTTTATAACTCTTTTTATTATAAGTTTCTACATCAGCATTATATTTTTCTTTTAAAGATTCTAATATTTCATTATAATTAGAAATTTGTCCATCTTCATCATACTAAACAGCTAAAGCATTGCCTTCTTTATCAGTTAAAGTCATATTGCTCATTAATTCTTTAGTATGAGCTAAAACTTTATCATTTATTTCTAATTTTTCTTTTTGCTTATCATACTGAGCATTAATATTAGTAATCTAATCAGCATAATTCTATAATAATTCAGTACCATATAGATTCTTCTATTTAGCCTACAACAAGTCTAAGGAATCTTCTAATCGAGAAATTTCAATATTAATATCATGGTAGGCATCTAACTCATCAGTTAATTTATCTAAGATATCAGCGATATGTGCGGTTGAGCTTCCACTACTAGAGCTACCACCCTTACCTTGGAAGTCTCCTAAAGATACATTTGCCGCATCAATCTAAGCAGCAAATCCTTCTAGTGTAGCTTTGCTAGCTTTTAAAGTAGTTAAATAATTCTCTAATTTATCTCTAGTAGCTCTTGCACTAACAACATCATTAACTTTAGATAATGCTTCATCGCTAATACCTTCAGATGTAATTTCCTCGCTTTTTAAATCTCCGCCGCCAGTTCTATAAGTTGTACGATAATTAGATGGGTCAATAGCTTGTAAATTAGGAGTATATGCTTCATTATTAGTAATAGCCTATTGTCCACGAGAAATTTCTTCAAGATTCTTAGTTACATCTTTAGCATAAGAGCTCCATAATGCAGCCTAATCTTCAAGAGATAGCCCCAAATCTTCAGCTACCTAATCAAGCATTTCTTTATTATTATCAAGAATCTGATTATCAGATTGAGTCGCTAACTCAACTGCATTGTTATACATTTGAGTATTTAGCTCATCAATAGCTTCATTAGCCGCCTGCTTTAAATCAGTTTCATCAGTGCCGCTTTGCTCACAGGCATCAATGTAAGTATCTAATGCGGCGATAGCATTTTCAGTTTTCTCAATTTCAGCATCATACTCAATAATTTGATTCTCAATTTTCTGTTTAGTAACTTGAGAGTTTGCTGCCATTTCCTGCATAGCCGCAGTCTTAAATGCTTCAAATCCAGCTTTAGTAAATTGAATAGAACCATCAGATGCACGCTTAGAATTAGCTAATAAAGAATCAGCTAACTGCGGAAATGTCTGCATTAAATCAACAACACTCTCGCCAGACATCTTTAGATTTTTGTCAATCTTATTAAATGCCTTTTGCAATACATCATAAGAATCCAGAATTTCATTAGTAGATTCCTACATGTCTGTATTAACTTGGATATTTAACTCATATTTTTCATTGAGCAATTCATCCATGTCAGCACGGAAGTCTTTATCGTCAAAATTAACACCAACAGTAACTTGCTATGGATTATTACTTTTATTACCAGTCGTAAAAGAAGTACTTCCATGAGCTGCGGCGGACCGACCTTCAGTAATCTTCTAAGCTGCTTCTTGAATAGTCTATTGACGTAGCTATTCGCGCCCTTCTTTTAACAGCTTAATATATTCTTGTTCATTAGTTCTTCTTAAAGTAGCTAATGTAGAATATTTAGTACTAACCTTGCCTAATTGAGTTTCAAGAGATTCAAGACTTCGCAGTTCTTTATCGGTTAGAGAATCAGAACCTTTAGTTTGAATCTTGCTAATTAATTCAGATAGAGCAGATACATTTTCATCAGTAGCTGTGGTTCCAACTTTTAGTTTTTCAATAGACTCTTGAACTTTATTATTAAAGGCATCAAAAGACTAAGTGCCATCGCCTAATGCGGTTGTTAGCACATCTTCAACTGACAAACCAGTTTCTTTAACAATATCATTAAATTTATTGAAAGTACTTGCGGGAAGCACCTGTTCCCAAGTCTAATCAGAACCTTTTTCTTTAGCCTTTTCGGTTAAATCATCCCAAAGAGATTCATTATCTCCAACAATCTATGATACTAAAGAGTTTGCGGTAGCTTCATAAGTTCCCGCAGCTTCCATAGATTGTTTCATATCTTCATTTAAGGATGCGGGAATTTCTTTTCCCTTTGCAATATAAGCATCTACAACCTATTGTAAAGTTTCAAAATTATCCGCATAGAAAGATACATAATCCTATTGAGCCTACTCAAAGGCTTTCTTTTCGGCATCCAAAGACGCATTCATCTATGCGTAATCTAAACTATTTTCAGGCTACTTTGCAGCCGCCGCGCGAACACTAGCTTCATATTTAGTCCAAGCATTAGGATCATTAAAGTCTAAAGTCTGAGACTAAACAGTGCCTATATCTGTGGTATCATAAGTATGATCTTTAGAATAAATACCCTTAGCAGAATCCTCTTCATACTGAGAGATAGTTTCATCCATTGCAGACTGGCGTCTACGCTCTTCTAATGCAATCTAAGTTTCTAGTAAAGCATTCTATGCAGTTAGATTTGCAATTTCTTCTTTTTGAGAACTAGTTAAATCAGCTTGCTTAATTTTAGCTAACTCTTCTAATCTCTCTTTATTAGTTTTTAACTCATCATTATAAGTCTTTAAATTAGAAGTAGCTTCTTCAAACTCTTTACTACTTTCGGCAATTTTCTTTCTTGAATTTTCAGCAGCTTTATTTACATTATCAATATGCTTGACTACTGCAGCGATAGCAATGCCAGCTGCAATAACGCCAGCAATAACACCGCCTGCAGCAAGACCAGTTAAACCAAAGACAGCTAATCCTTTATGAAGAGAAGAAATTGCCATACTTACTGTGGTAATAATAGATAATAATCCAGTAACACCTTGAGTTAATTTTTCAGTTCCGCTAAGACTATCATCATTAAGAGCTTCCCAAGTGCTCTATACATTTGAAATAGTTGCGGTTAAAGAAGTTAATCCACCAGCAATCTAAATAATACCTTGAATATTTTTAGGATTAGAAATAGTCTTTACTAATTCATCAAACTTAGCTTTGTTCTCATTAATTTTAGTATTAAGAGTATCACCAGCTCCAGTAGCGGCATTAGCAACTGCGGCTGCCGCAGTGTTAGCCTAATCCGCCATTTCTCCAACCATACGAGAGAAAGAGCCAGAAACATTATCAAATGTAGTTTGTAGCTAATCATCAACAGTCAATAGATAAGTTAATTGACCTTGAGCGTCGCCATTTAAAGACTAGAATCCAATATCGCTTGAATGTCTATTTACCGCATCAGATAACGCGGTTTGCCATTCATTAACTCGACTTGCGAATAATGCGTCATCGCCCTACTTGAAGCTACCTGCATTAGTCTTCATCTCATTCTAAAGAGCTTGATATGTCTCTAAGAAAGCCTAAACCGCCTTCTTATTCTCAACATAGGCGGCACCCATGGTATTAGTATTTTGAAGTTCATCATCATAGGCTAAGTCAGTGTCTCTTAAAACAGCCTTTAATCTACTATAATTTTCAGCTTCTTCAACTAATTGGACATTTAAATCTTCTAGCTAATCTTCTAATTTCTTTGAGGTTTCAAGCCGTTCATCATCATTATTTAGCCCTAAATTCTAAGTAGACTGATGATTCTTTAGATATTCAACCGCAGACGCACTAGCTTTATCATAAGCTGCCTTTTGATTTAATAGCTAAGTCTAAGTTTCAATTAAATTATTAGCATATTCCTATTGAGATTGAGACATAACGCTAGTATATTTAGTGCTATCATTCGCCATCTAAGCAATAGCTCTTGCTTCATCGTCATAAGTTTTATCATTTCTTACTTCATCAGTAAGTTTTAATCTAGCCTGAATCTCTTCAATCTATTGTCTTTCTGTCTTTAAATTGTTAATACTAATAGCAATACTGCTTGCAATCTACTTACTAAATACATTGGTAGCAATAGCTCCAAGATTCAATAAAGCTCCTTTGCCGCCGCCAATACTTTGAATCCAGTTATCAGTTAGCTTAACTAATACTTTTAATCCATCGGTAACAGCATTAATAGTACCTGCATCAAGAGTAGAATTATATAAACTATCCCAAGCAGTGTTCAGTTCATTAATATGCGCGGTTGTAGACTCTAGGTAGACATTCTGCTGTTGCTGTAAAGTGCCAGCTGCCTTCTAAGATACATTTAATGCAGATTGATATTGCTCCCAGTTGTCAAACAGAGCGATTAAGTTGTTGTACTAACGAGTACCAGCCATGGTCTGTGCTAGATAAATCTATTGCTCGCGGCTTAGATTTTCCCAGTCATTACCAATTTCTTCCATGACTTCGCCTAGGTCACGCATCTTGCCTTCAGAATCTAGAACATTAAATCCTAGCTCCGCCATTTTACCAGAATAATTACCTAGAGAAACTTCTGCGTCTTCAGAGCCCGCTTCAATATCAGCGATACGAGAATAAATTGTCTTTAATGCGGTACCGACAGAGGACGCATCTTGGCGGGTAGTAGACACGATGGTTGCTAGACTTGCAGTTAATTGGTCAATATTGACACCCATACTGGCAGCACCAGATGCAACCTTAGCCATACCAGTAGATAACTCTTCCAAGTCAGATGCAGTTGCAGCACCAACAGCAGCAAGTTTATCAACATACTCTTCAGTATCTTCTGCGGCTACCTTAAAACCATTCCAAACTGCGGTTAGCTGCTCTGCTACGTCATCAGTACTCTGTCCAGTAACGTTAGAAGCCTTCATTGTAACTTCTGTACGAGCGGCAACTTCGTCATCAGATAGACCTTGCTGATAATAAGTTAATGCGGCTTTGGTGTAGTCTAGAGTAGATTTACCTAAGCTCTCTGCGGCTTTATTAGCTTTAACCGCAAATTTATCCATCTCATCCGCAGACTATCCAGTAACAATGCGGATATCATTCAGAGAGCTATCGAGTCTTTCAACATAGGAAACCGCGCCAGAAATCTTAGCTGTAAGGGCATTTACAGCTCCGCTAGCCGCATTCCATTTAATAGTATTGCTTAGAGTGGTAGCAATATTATCTAAGAAAGTATGTGTCTATTTTAATTCTTTATTTGTAGTTAGCAAAGAGGTCTCTAAGTTTCTAAAAGCATTTTGACCTGTTGTGCCAACTTTATTAAAATTATCATAAATCTATTTAACTGTTAAATTAGACTTAGCTAATTCAGCATTAAATTTAGTAATATTAACACTATTAATCTTAGGATTATAAGCCTTATTAATAGCGTTACTTACTTCTGTGGCAACAGAACGAATCTTCTACATTTCGTCTGTTGAAAAAATACCATTTTGTTTGAATTTAGTATTAGTTAGCTTAGAGATTTCTTGCAACTATTTTTTAACTTCATCAAGCTATTTAGTATCAGTATTAAAGCCAACGTCATACTAAATTCTTTTTCTAGTATTATTTGCCATAAACTCCTTTTCCTCCTTGCATTATTTTAGATATAAAAAAATGCTTCTACTATTTTTATATAATAGTAGAAGCATGAATTTTAATCTATTTTACCCAGTTACTCTCTATTTCCAGTAGCAGCAGCTAATCTCAATACATTCTAATACTTTTCTTTATCAAATCCATCTACCATCTTTGCGGCGGCTTCTGCATTGCGAGGAAGATCAGATACAATTTTCTGTACAAGAGCTGAAACACTATGATTATGTGCGGTTAGCCGTTCTACCATGACATTAACCTGAGTCTGAAGCATCTCATACTCTGCGGCGGGCATATGCTCAACAACTGCATCAATTAATCCATTACTTTGCATAGTATCATAGAGTTTATATTCATCCTCCCGCTGTTTTTCAGTGAAAGAAATATTAGTGTACATATAAATTAAATGCAAATGGAAATACATATCCAATTTATTTTCATTATAAATACCATCCTCTTCTGACTTCTGAAGAGTTAGCATAATAAAATCATATTTATCTGCGGCAGGCAGATATTGAAGAACCTCAATCTCATTGCCCTTGAAATCAAAATGATTTACTGTGGTATCCACCTTAAGATTCATTTTAGCGTAGCTAATTTTATTTGTTGCCATAATTATATTATTAACTCCTTTTATCTCAACTATCTTCTTTTTTATATTATACTTTAATTTTTTGTGTTTGTCAAGTTACTTGAAGATAATACCAGTAACACTTTCTAAGTTTTCTCGCAATGCCTAATCAGTAATTTCAGCTAAAGTTTGAGCCATTTCTTTTGCGTTACGAGTTGTGCCTTCATATCTAGGATATTCTTTTTTAATCTATTTAACCAAATCTTCAGCTGAGATATCTTCCATAGAAATAATAATTTTAGCTGTATTATAATATTGTGATAAAGAAGGCGGACGAGAACCTGCAGTTTTAATAGCATACTAAATACCATTACCCGCATCAATATCTGCTCCAAGAACAGCCGCCATACTATCAACTTTAGTTATATAATAATTATAAAAATTCTTAATTTGAGTTTCTAACTAAGATTTTTGTTTAATATATTTTTCTTCATTAACTAAAGCTCCCACAAATGCTTCTCCAATGTCACCTTTATTATAAACTCGACCAATACCCCATTTAGCGCCTTTAGCATCAACATAAGCATCTTTAGCGTTAGAACGCTCTTTCCATAAAACCGCATGGAAATTAGCATTTTTCTTTTGTCCAATATAATAACGTTTTAATGTTTCTTCATATACTGGTGATAAATAAGTAATATTTGTATTTAATTGATTCAGCTACTCTTCAACTTGTGACTATTCTACTCTTGCGGCCCGTCTGCTAGGTAAACGACCTTCATTGGTTAATTTAGAATAGGCTTTTGTCTCATCTAATTCATAAATTAACTATTGATTAGATAAATTTTTACCACTAGTTTTAACCCATAAAGTAGTAACACTACGTCCAAAAAAATTATCTAACTATTCAGCAAAAGTAGCCATTAATTTATACTGCTCTCGGACATTTTTAATATTTTGTTTAACTACACTTCTATCTATGCTAGACAAGTCTCTTAATGCAATATTATCAAGCCCATAGCTATCAATTTTAGCGACAAATAACTAAGCTACTCTTTTTAATGTTTTAAAATCATTAGGTTTAACAAAATATTCATCTGGATTTTCCGCCATTATATCAAGGATAGTATCAACAGTCTCTTGATATAAAGCATCTTCATCTATTTCTATCCCTTTATAAATCATAATTTTTCTCCATATAAACAAAAAATAGGGGATACTAATATTAGTATCCCCTATAATTAATCATTTAAGATTATTCGCCGTCATCAGCTTCGCCCTTGGCGGTAGTAGAATCATTTGCAGACTCTTCAATCTCAAAACCAGTCTTATGTGGCATTACGCTCTCATCAGAATCAGAGCTATCAATAGCTTCATCAATCATCTGCATTACACACAGAACCTTATGTTTTCTATCAAACATAGTGTAGCCAGGGAATGCATCCATAGTGAAATCAAAAGTAGATGGATCTCCAGTAGGAGCCATACTAAAGGTGAAGTTAGACTGAATCTTTACATTAGGTAGAGTCAATACAACAGGCATATCCTGGTTGTCAGACTCACGACGGAAGAAAGTATTGCCTTCTACATAGAAACTGCATCCAAAAGCAGAAGCCTTAATCTGAAGTTCAGAAACAGCAGATGCTTTCTTTAGTACATAGAAGTCAACATAAACAGTCTTACCCGCTTCAGTGCTAACAGTGCCTGCATCAGTCTTAGTTAATTTCTTACCAGTACCATCAACAGTATAACCAGTTGCAATTTCACCAGTGATAGAATCATCAGCTTCAGTATAGCAAATAAAGACAGGTGCGGTTGCATCAATCTTTTCATTAGCTTCAAGAGCATCAGTCAAGTCAATCTCTAAAGTATTGTCTGGAGTAGCTGCTTTAGAAATATAAGCATTAGCATGAGAGTGGACATGAACTTCTGCGCTATCTTCGCCCTTAAACAGACCAGCTCCAGATAGAATAGCAAAGCCAATAGGAGAAAGCAAAGCATCAGTGACAGTAAAGGTCAAAGTCTTATCGCCTTCCCATGCGATCAAACGAGCATTACCACGTCCACCCTGAGCGTAAACAGTGGTAACAGCCTGCTCCAGACTTGAAGCGGTTGCTGAGTCAATGAACAAGACAGGCTGACCTTTTGCAAATGTACGACTACCAATCTTAACACTAGATTTAGCCTTAAATACGACATCAGTAATATCGCGTACACCAAATTTCATAGGTATATATCCTCCTTGAAAAAATTATACATGAATATCTTTTTTCCAGTTTTCAGGCTGTTCTTGACTATCAGGCTTACCGCCAGCTAGGATTATCGAAACATGAGAATCCCATGCATCTTTTAAGATAAATCTATCATATTCATCAAAAAGCTAATAAACAGTATAATTAAATAATTGATTCATATCCTTACTTTCGCCAACAGCCAAAGTAGAGATAAATCTTGAAAAAACTGCTATTTTCTCATTTGCGGGTTTCAACTCTTTTAAGCGTTTATCGCGCTCTTTCAGCTTATCCGCAATCTATTGAGACATTTTACCCTTGCCAAAATTATACTCTTTTTCTTTTGATTTTAGACAGAACATATCAGTCAAAATTCTCTAAAAATCTGAAAAATTATCATTGTTTAAGAAATGGGGTTTTTGCTCTTCATCAATTAGCATAATTGCCTATTTAGAGAGCTAAATTTGATATTTCGGAAAAATCATTGTAAGTATCAAAAAAGCACTTTCACCATTTTCCCGCCCCATCTGTTTGTCTAACATTATTGACATAATAATATCAAAATTAGATTGTGAAGATAAATTATTTCTGTCCTTCGTTGTTAATTGTTCTTTATCAAAACAAAGTAACGAACAACCTATAAAGAAATTTTCTTCATTAATATATGCAATTTCTCTTATTGTTGGTTGATGAATGTTGACCTCTGCTTTCATAAAAGGTATGTCATTTCCTGACAAAAGCAAGAGATCATCTGCTGTAATCAAGACTTCTTATCCTCGCTTCCATGGATTGCTTTATAAGTTAAACTATATCCAGCAAAATTCTCATCAAGAATTAACTCTTTCATAGTAACTTTCTAAAGCTAACCAATACCAGACAGGCGGCTACCATTAAGGATCCCATCAATATAACCCGCAATCATTAAAGGTCTTAATCTAAAATTACCAATATCCCAATAGTCAAGATTGGATATAATATCAAAACTAATGGTATAATCAAGATAATAAGGATTACTAGCATTAGGAGTAAAATTGTCAACAGAAATAATAATATAACTTTTTACTTCCTCATGCTCAGGAATTTTAATCTTAGGTTCTAACTTAATGTATTCATCCTATCTCAGTTTGGCTAGAGACATTGCATTTATTTTTTGAGTATATAAAGGTTCAGTTTTATTATCTAAACAATCTTTAGTATTAATAACAAGTAAACGTTTCAAATCATCACTAAAAGGTTTACTTGATAAAAATAATTTTCTAAGGATTTCTTCAATATCCTTAGGGCAAGAGAGGAAAGAAGATTGAAAATCTTTAGCTTTCATAATAAGATTTGTTTCTTTTACAGGCATTATTTATCTCCTCTCTTTAGAATGCGGCGATCTAGACGTCTAGAGTCACATCATCTACGGCATAGTTGCGGTATATAACCTAGAAACCGCCACACTTTTTATTTGTAATATCTAGTGAAATAGAGGCATCTGTAATTTTAAGAGCCTTTTCTTCACTGCCATTTTCTTTTATAAGCCACTCGCCGCCAGTTAGATTTACAATAGTGTAAGTAACAGTATCATACAATGTGGCTTTTGTGGGACCATTGATATAAGGTTTATCTTTCTCAATTTCTGTTTCAGAATCTTTATTTTTTACAGCATCTTCGATTTCATTGTTAAAGGTTTCATTTAAACAAACCTATATAATTCCAGTTCCGTAATAAGGGTTCTAACTGGCAACTTCCCATTTTTGTGTTTTACCAAATTCATCAGTAATATCTACTTTTGTGAATCTATGAAAATACTCTGCGGTTTCCTCATTTTTAGTTACGAACATAATTAAGGAATAGTTTCCATCATTCCAGTTGATTCCACCTTTTTGATTCCATGGAATATCTGTTTCTACTGGACCACGGATATAGACCCAATATTTATGACCATTAATTTCAATAGTCTACTCACACAAACGCGCGTTTCCAGTAAAATATGCAGCTTCATTTAGGTTCTAACTATAAACAATCCAGTGAGTATTTGTTTCTACCCAAGTAAAAGTATCTCCAACTTTAATTCCAGTTTCTTCTTGTCCTTCAGAAGTTTTTTCATGACGGCTGACCTCAGGATTAAGACATATATCTTTATATGGAATAGAAAGAATCTAATCGTAATAATCCATAGTTTCTTTGTTCTTATTCATAAGAGCTCTAAACCTACGTCCATCCGCAAATTCTGCGGTCATGCTTTGATATGAATAAATAAGCGGTTTTGCTAAAGAATTTCTTTTATCTTGAACCATTCGGTTTTGAGCAGAGCCGCCGCGATAGTTTAATCTTTTATTTAATGTTTCTATTGACATAGCGACTCCTTTATTCCATTTAGTAAAGATAAACATTCAAAGATAATGCGTCTATATAATGCAAAATCTTCATCAGAAGAAAGAGATTTAAGTCCTTTTAATTTACATAGTAGCTAAAAAAAACTACTCTATTCAGAATTTAACAAATCTCCCATTCCCGCAAGTTCTTCAGTGATACTATCTAAAGGTTTTATCCAATCTAAACCTTCTTCTCTATTTGGTAATAGCTTATATATCTAATTAATTAATCTAGTTAAATTACTGCTAAGGGTATCTTCAGAAATTGCTATTCCATTTTTCAGGTAAAGCATCTTTCAACTCATCTTCAGTAAACATAATTGAGCCAAAAGTAGACTTATACACATTAGTTTCAGAATCCTTTTGACGTCTTTTATAAAGTCTCTGAAGATGAAAACCTTCTCTTTCATAATCTTTCTTTAACTAGAGTAATTTCTGCATATGGTTAGCTTGAGAAGTAAATTTAAAATCGCTACCAGAATATTTCATTCTAGTATTTTCAACGCTAGCTAGCTATTGTCCTAGCCATTCAACTACCATATATGTTGCAAGAATATTAATTTCTTCTGCGGTTAAGGTGTTTGTAAAAGATCCACCTTCGTATAAAATGGCGGGAACCTCTTCCTAGCCGCTCTCTGCACCAGTATATTTAATTTCATCAGTGATAGATACTAATTCATATTCAGTTAAATCTACTCTTGGAAATTCAAATTTCTAAATTGCAGAAATTAATAATTCTTCTAATAACTGATATGTATCTAGTTCAGTTAGTTCCATGTACATATCATCTGTAATCTTAGATAAAAAGCTATCATAAATATAAGAAAAAGGTGTACTAGTTACATTTGACATAATACACCTCCACTTAATTACTTTACTACATTATATTTCTGAATAGGAGCTGCCTTACGAGTTGGAGTTGTAGTCTCTGCTTTCTTAATAGGAGCTGCACGACGACCAGAAGTCTCTTCCTTAGTCTCTTCTGCTTCAGTTTCATGCTTAATCATAACGGCAGAATCTACATTAAAACCAGTTTTGTCATAAATAGCTTTACGCTTAGAAATATCATTAATTTCTTCCTTAACTGCAATATCTTTAATCATGTCAATAACACCAGCAGGAGCAAAATCAAGACAATCCTGTAACTGGTCAAGAGTGCCAGAACCAATTAGTAATTCACGAACTTCAGCTTCAGTATAATAATATTCTGGCTGGACATCATCGCCTAAAAGTTCAGTAACGGCATCTTCATTATCAATCTACAAACAATTTCTAATAATATAGTCACCGCCAGGCAAGTAAGACAGCTTACGAAGCTCTTCCATAGTAACTTCCTTAGTCTCACCTTTCTGATACTAACGCTCAATGCGCAAATCTGGTACAGTATATCCAACGCTACCAGCATCTCTATTTGTGACTTTAATCACAGTACTTTTATCCAACATATTCAATTTATCTCCTTTTATCTCATATAAAAAAAATGGGGAGATAATAACCTTATTAAATTATTATCTCCCCATACAAGTTATCTATATTTAATTAGCGGGTTAGGCTAGAGTTCTTATAGACACAGATGTTGTTAGTTACGATAGTACCAACACCAAACTTCTTGTACATCTGGATTTCCATAGACTGGTCACGGTTAGTGATATTCTGAACAATAGTCTGACCTTCAAAAGCAATCTTAATAGGCTTCTGTGCGCCAGTAGGAATAATCCAAGCATAAGCAGGGTCGATAACCTTCTTACTATTGGTCTCATCTTCATAAGACTGATTCAGAACGATAACCTGATGACCCTTATAGTTGCCTAGGTAGCCATTATTCCACTTCTGGTCCTTCATGTTCTCAGAAACCCAGCCCTCTGCAGGAACCATAGTAGCAGCGAATTCATAAGTGCAGTAGATAACTGCCTTGCCATAAGAATCAGCTACGCTAATCAGCTTATCCATCTCAGCTTCCTTGAAGGCAGTATCAGTATGAACATTTGCGGCAGGCAGGCTAGTAACAGTTGCCTTCAAAGCACGCTCAATCTCCAGATAAACTGCTTCATCTAGACCCTCGTAAACGATATCCAGAACATCAGACATCTGAACACGGCCATCTAGGAACTCCTCGAATGCAATCTGAGCAGCTCCGCCAAATGCACTGGTCTTCACTTCGAAGCTCTTACCATCCAGCTTAAAGACTTCGTAAATACCATTCAGACCGACCTTAGTAATAAACTGCTTTGCACGACGCTTAGCCGCAACAGTAATCTTCTGAGTGAAAATAGGACGGTCGCCCTGAGCAAAGTTCTTAACCTCAGCAAAAGCGCCATACTGTTCAAGAACTTTCTTAGGAAGAACATCATCAATAGTCTGAGCCATCAGAGAGAAAATAGTATTCTGATTAGCCTGGAACTGGTAATAGTTGCCATTACCACATAGCTCATTTAACTCTGAGCGAAGAGTGTTATTCAAATCAGCATAGCTAAAAGACTCATTCTTACCATCAATATTGAAAGAATAAGAAGTCATAGAAGTCGGATTAGCATTTGCAGTTGCCTTGGCAAGAGCCAAAAGATTTTTAGTATCTAAAGCCATTATTCTTTTCCTCCTTCTTTAAATTAGCGAATACGCTGAACTTTTACTGCGGGCTGACCATCAGGCATAGTAGTAACCTTAGCGACCTACCATAGCATAGCTTCAGTTGCAGCAGCCTGCTTCTCAACTTTCTCAAAGAAGCCCTTATCATTAATCTTTAGCAAGTCCTTGTCAGCTAGTTCAATACCAGCATACTTAGCCTTACCATCGGTATTACCAGCACCAACACAGTTAGTAGTAAAAATATCACCAACATTGGTCTTAAATACACGAGGAGTCATCTGACCAGGGAAAGGACCAAGACCATCGTGAGTGATCTCATTATCGCCAGGAGTGTAGTGATCCTTAATCAGGGCAAAGTCCTTATAAGTCTCTCTCCAGAAGTCATCATACAGCTTAACTTCATTGTAAACTAGCATCCACTCGCCTTCGCCAGCAAAGTCGCAAACGCCCTCAGCGTAATCATACTTTACAAACTGACCATTCTCTAGAATGTCAATATCAGACTTGGCAGGAAGCTGTGCATAAATCTGTGCGGTTCTCTGGGCAGACAGATGATTCGGCTCTACCTGACCAAAACCAATTCTACTAATAGTAGCCATAGTTTATATTTCCTCCTTAAACCTTATGGGCGTCGCGAGTATTCTTCAAAGCACTAAGCCAAGCCGGAACACTACTATCCCCATTATCATTTAAATTAAATGTCATTGAAGGATTTTCCTTCTTCTCTGTCTCATCTTCATTTGCGGTGAAGCTAACTTTCTTCTCAAAACAAATAACAGACAGATTCTTTTTAATATCATCATAAGAATAAGTATCAAAATGCTCATTTACATCTGCCTTATCCTCATCTGACAACATATAGAAGCTATCAATAAGTTCTTTCTTTTTAGTATCATCAATAGACTTCTTAAAAGCAGTTAACTCTATGCACTGTGCAGTCAAAGCATCAAACTTGGTCTGCAACTCAGTGAACTTAGTCTGAAGATCTTCATGCTCAGCAACAAGTAGGTCATACTTTTCTGCTTTCTTCTTATCTTCATCGGCGGGCTTCTGGTCTTTCTCGCCTTCATCCTTAGATGCAGGCTTCTTATCACCTTCGTCATCCGCATTCTTACCATCATCTTCGCTATTATCATCCTTCTTCTCAGGATCATCTTTCTTAGCAAAGCTGGTATCTGCTGAGCCTTCTGTATTATTATTATTTTCTGCGGGATTTACTGAATTAGAATTGTCCCCATTTTCAGAAAAATTTGTAGCAGGCTTGCCTTCATCCATTACTGGATTAGTGGTATTATCTAAAGCCATGTTCTATCCTCCTTCTGATACAATCTTCTTCAAATCTTGCATCATAGTAAATAACGTTTGAGTAAAACTATCATCCATTTTAGTGAAATGAGTACTTACATCAGGGGCAGTAACACTAGCACCTTCAAAGCAAGGCTCAACATCTTCACCTAGAATACACAGTTTTGTAAAAATTGCGTCATTAATAATGAAAAAGTCAACACCAGTATTAACATTTGTTGACCATTTTCCATCAAGAGTATCATTATCTAACTCCATAGACTGAGGGCGGCCTTCACCCTCAACCGCCTTTTTAGCTTCTTCAAACTGATGAGTCCAAAGATAGCCAGTAGTCATAAGATACTCTCTAGTAATACTGTTCCCAAAATCATCTTTATCTTCAAATTTTTGGAACCAAACTTTTGCGTCAGGAGCTACGAAACCATAAGGCTTTGTCAAACAATTAAACTTGATACCTTCATCATCAATAACCATCTACTGACCGTGGTCTGCAAAGTCATCTTTCTCAGATTTAAAGTATCCAACAATCGGGGCTCCCCGCAAAGTTTTAGCCATATCAGTAGCTACTTCTTTTGTAATATAGCTATGATTTCTATTTTCTCCAAGATATAAAACCTTAATGTCACAACTTGACATAAATGGATTAATATCCATAGGCTGTAAATTAATAAATTCTGGAGAATCTATTGTTGCTACACTAATATGCATTATTTATCTCCTTTCTCTTATTTTGCACTTTCTCTATTCTGCATTGTCTTTTCAGCAACAGCTTCTCCCTAAGATTCCTTAGTAGGTCTACCATTACCATTATCACTAGCATTATTTCCATTATTTTTACTTTCATTATTGCCGCCATTTCTCTGCTTAATTGCATCAGCGTTCATAGTACTAGACTACATAGGTGGAATAAAAGTAGAAACAAGGTCTAGAATATCATTTTCAAAATGAGCAGTTGCTAAAATAGAACTTTGAGATTGACCTAAAGCAATTTGTGGCAACATTTTAGAATAGCCTAATTGAGTTTGTTCCTTATATAATTTAGATAAATCTTTATAATTATAAATGGTTGTGCCCAAAATTTGCACTTTATAATAAATTTTTTTAGGACTCTTATTAAAATCTTTAATTAGAATATTAAGGAATTGTTCAAACTGCTGAACAAGATTGTACATTGATGCTTCATCATTCAAAATAGACTTCTCAAGAGCAATATTACCATCAGTATTAAATTGCATCTAAGAAACACCAGCCTAATCATAAATAGCTGATTTAACTCTATCCATACTCTTGTCGTCTGCATTCGTTGCACTTGTGCTATGCATATCTGCAACTTCAACATCAGCAAAAGTGGTAAGAACATCAATACCAATAGCACGACCAAGCATACGAACCGCATTGTTATGTAGCTCTCTTGCTTCATCTACATCAAAGATTAAATCACCATTTTTATCCATTGGCATTTTTTGAATAATAATCTTTAATAGCTATTGTTCCATCTTTTTTCTATCTAATCCCTATGCTTCATCAAGAGCAATAATAGAAGGAATAACAGAAATAAAAGCTGGAAAATCTTCTCCATTAATATTAAATTTTATAGCACTCTCAGCATCTAATAAATACCATCCTGAAGTATCTCCTGCAAAATCTGGCGGTAACTTATTCTGTTTATATAAAGCATAACCTTTTTTAAATTCTGGCGGGAATACCTCTAGCATCTTTTGCTTTTGTGCGGCAGTGCTAAAATAGTCATCAAAGAATCTCATATTGAATTCAACAAGTGGCTATCCTGTCGCCGCAGTAAAACGAGAGCGGCAATACTTAGGTGGAAGCTCCTAAATGGTAGGTCTATCTGCGTTCTTTGTGATATAACCATAATAAGCACCATTTCTTAGTACTTTAAGAGCAGCTTCACCAAAGAATTTTTTTGCTCCAAAATTATCAAGATACATTAAAGTTTTATTGAAGCCATCTAATACCTTCTCATCTTTAGCTGAATCTGAATTAATATAAGGAGTAACATACCAATCATATCTATACATATATGCCATATAACGACATAATCTATTATAGATACCACTTGTCTTATAATAGAAATTTGATATATCTCGCATTAGGTTATAATCACTACGCTAAATAGCATCAAGAACAACTTTCTTATCGCCAAAGCGCGGATTTGCTTTCTTAAAATCACCTAATTCATAAATTGCATCTTCGACTTTCTTAGTACCAATTTGCACCTTAGAAAAGTCTACTGGAACAAAAGGATTAATATTTTCGGTGTCTGCTGGAGTCATAGAAAAACCTTTTTTCTTGATTTCTTGTACTCTATTTATCAAGTATGACACCTTACCTTTCTAAATTAGTATATCACAAAATTTCTTTCTAGTCAACTTTTATTTAAAACTAGGATTTTTATTTAATACCCAGCCGCACGCATAATATAATCATAATTCACACGCGCTTCATCGGTATAAGGAATAATTACTAGCTTTAATCCGTGTTTATCACAATAGACTCGCTTCTACATATCATTATACTGTTGCTTCCGCAAGCCTTCGAACCCGCCAAATTTACTGCGTGGCTCATAATGCTAGATTCCTTGAAACTCAATCAAGAAATCTATATCTTTATTATCGTCAAAAACACAAAAGTCAAAACGTAAAGGATGACCAGAAGAACTTACTAGGTCTGGAAAAGTGTACTCTTCTTCAAAATCAAGACCAGCCATCTTAAGAATTTCTTCAATCTTAATTTCACCTCTTGAAGCTCTCATACTCTTCCTCCTTTCTGTTTCTATTTATATATTAAAAACTCTTTCTATGAATTTTTATTTTTTGTCCTTATTAAGTAAAGAACATAAAATCTGATAGGCGGGATGCCTTATGTTTACGGCGTTTCTCTTCTTCTAATTTGATATAATACATACCATATTCAAAAGCTGAGAATTTATCTTTCTTAATACCGCGGGAAGACTGCTTTAAGATGATATTAACGCCTTCATTTTCTTCCACTAGATTAAGCATCTATTCACGAAGAATTGTAGTTAAAGTAAATGGCTTCAAATGCTCTGCCCGCTTATCTGCATCCATCTATTGACCAACTTTAGTAGACATTAATTTAACTTGAGCCTAGTTCTCATCAATTAAGAATTTTACACGTCCGCTAGAAAGCTAAGTCTAAACATAGGTATGCGCTTCAGTGTTGATGGGTGCATTAGCTTTCATTAAATACATAGCGTTTTCTTCTACATCAGCACCACGAATCTTTTTATACAAATCATTTGTATCTGCGGCAGTGCCTCCTGAAACACCGAAAGCTGGAAGCTCATCGCCTGTCTCATTATCAATCTATACTTTTGTCATAAAGTCAACTAGACCAACACCTAAACCATTAGCATCAATAACAATCTATCTTGCTTTATATTTATAATAAAGTTTCTTTAGATTGATAGCTTGAGCTTCAAAATCTTCTTCTTCCCAAGTGTAAATATTAACTAAGGATTTTAATGCTGAGCCTTGCGGTTGCGGGGTTACCTTGATGACACATACCTCAGTTGTGCATCCGATACGACCAACGTCAACTCCAAGAATATAATAAGCATTTTTAGAAGAGCGTCCACTAGATTCATACTCAGGCTATAATAACACTCTATATTTATCAAATGTTTCAGCTGAGAAGAATGCATTTTCTGCATCGCCAGACCACTCAGATTCATATTCTCTTGAAAACGAAGAATCGTTATAAGTGCCGTCTAACTTTAGGTCTTGAACGAAGCTCTTGCTTAATAATTCTTCCATAACTGGAATTTTATAAGTACCGCCCAAGATCATAGCTTCGCCTGGATTTAGCACCTATTTAACAAGGGTCTCGATTAATTTTTCATATATTTTATAGTTTTATAAAATGGACTATTTCTTAATCTAAATATTTCCAAACAAATCCATAAGCAGTTTGCTAATTCTGCTTATGCTTTAAAGCATTATCAATATTGATTCTGCTTTTCCCAAAATAAGCACCAGCTTCTACAACAGAATTAAATTCTTTAATTAGTTCTCCTTCTTTAGAGAACATTCCAATTTTTCTATTGCTTGTTACTGTCTTTTTTAAAATATGAGTTTTATGAAGTTGATTTTCACTATTTGTCACCCATTCTAGGTTAGAAATCTCATTATTAGTTTTATTGCCATCAATATGGTTTACTTCTTTTTTTTCTTCAGGATTAGGGATCCATATCAAAGCAACTACACGATGTATATACTAATTCTAGAATTTATTTGTACTATTTAATTTTAATGAGACTTGAAGATAACCACTTTTAGTATCTCGTCCTTTCAACACTTTTTTTGTAGTGCGATTTCTAATGTGTCCTAGATTAGACACTTCATAATTTGTTGCAAAATCAATTACTTTCCATTCTTCCATAATATAATCTCCTTTATTTTTCGATTATTTTTGCTTTCATAAGTAATTGATTTTTTGCTTATCACTCATTTTTATTTTTGTCCAAAAATTTTTAGATTCTGTGCGCTTGGGGGCTTACATCTCATTAAACCCCTACTCTACTCACTTATATTTAGCAACATAGCTTTCGATAGTCTCTGAACCTTCTATTATATTTCTATAATAGCTTGGCATAGCGTTATATAATTATCTAATTATACTTTCACCATTAGCAAATTAATAAATATTAATTCACACCTCTATTTTTAGAGTTCACACAGTTTTAGTTCGCCTATGACGATAATAAGTCCAGCGAACGAGTTCTTCCATCCGGCGGTCGTGACATAAATCTGGGATTTGTTCGTGACCTCTTCTTTATGACGGGTGCCATCTGGAAGCCGACGGTCGACGTTCATTGTAGGAATGATAACTTCGTTCAGAGTATCCTAGTCAACCAAGATACACTCCTCGATTAGTCCTCCGACTCGACGCTGACCACGTGATGCCTATGTAGCGGCTAGAATATTAAGTTTACTTCCATTTTTAAAAATATATTCAACAGCATTTTTAGAAGTCTTAGATTGTCCTCTGTCCCAGTTAATCTCATTTTTTAAGCCAGGAATTAATTTACATAACTCTTCAACCTTACTTTTTGTAATACTTGCAGCTTGCTCTTTACCACCAGTAGTAACGAATAAGTCAGAGCCAGGGAACAAAATACAACGTAACATTAGAATTAGAACCGACAGAAAAGACTTAGAATAAGCGCGCGGAAAGGTTGCGTAGACTTGACGATGCCGCATAGCTGCCCGCAAGAATACTCTTTGGTAAAAGAATAAATGCAGGGTCTCTGGACCCGCATTATCTCCACCACAAAGGAAATCAACAAAAATATCAGGATATTCACGCCAAAAGGCTACATACTACCGCAAAACAGGGATACAAGCCTAAATGCGCTCTTCAGTTAAATCCTATTTCTTTAACTCTTTTGAATCCGCAAGAGCCAATAAATCTGCAAGTGCCATTAGATATCCTCCTCAATCGCATTATTATCTCTACGACGCTGAGCAAAAACACTTTTATAAAAATCCTCATGGTCTTGGTCAGTAAGCTAAGTGTTACCAGTCTCTTCATCATGCTCCATTTCTTCATGGATTTTCATTTTCTTTAACTGAGTTTCAATCTATTGACCTAGACCTAAATCTTTAGTAACTAAGTTATAAACATATTTATTCATATCCGCAAGAGTCTAATCAACTTTATCTTGAGGAATATTAGTTACGTAACGAGGAATAAAACCCTATTTTTCACACATCAACACTAATTCGCCAACAGAATCAACAGCATCAGATTTGCCTTCTTTGTTTTGTGCGGCTGTCCACTTAGAGCCTTTACGCAAAGAATCATAAACGCGAGATAGCTTCTGGAAGGTGTCATAATCACCTGCATCAGCCGCCTAATTCATCTTCAAATAAGTTTTGCAAATAAGAATCAAAGCACTTTCAGAATCAGAATCATTAATAGTAAAAGACTTTTTCATATCTGTATACTTTTGTTCCAAAGTGACCCATTCATCAGGCTTATAAAGTCTACCCCACTTCATTGCAAGATAGATTTTATCTTCTTGAGTTAATTGTGCGGCAGGATCAGGAAGCTCAGACTAATCAATATAATTCTCTTCACGGAAATAATTATTTGCTCCAACAACATCTTGTTGAGATAAGTTATTGATATATTCATCATTCTAACTTTCTGTGCTCATGTAGGTAAGATATTCCGCATCTGAAATCTCACCACTCTCATGCCGCTCTTTTAAATCTTTTTCAAACTCTTTTTTCTCTTCTTCTTTTTTAGCTGCTTTTTCTCCAGCTTCCTCTTGAAGTCTTTCAGAATCAGCCCAGCCATAATCTTTCCATTGTTTTAATTTCATCTTAGAAAGATACTTACCAAAAACAGACATACCATTCATCTTTTTTGGGTCTTTATTATAAGCTCTATCTCTTAATACGTTCCATTCGCCAGGGATATAAGGAACATCCATTTTTTCAAGAGCCCAAAGAAAAGTACTTGGATCAAAATTATCAATATGTGCGGTTAAGCATTCTTTACAAAGGTCTGCTCTTCCGCCAGTCTTCATCGTATAAAAATTTTCTTCTTTAAGTTTGCGATTACATCTAGCACAAACTTTATATACACCAGAATATGTAGGCATAAATACTAACCTCCTTTTCTCTTATATGTTTTTAGCAAGTTTCTTCTTGCGGCATTTCGTCCATAGAAAATTTAGGAATTTTAGTATTTCTACATTCTTTACAGATACTATACCAGCCATCTTTACTAGAATTGTTGCGAGAGAAGAAGCGGTTATGTGCAAGTTTTACTTGACCGCAACGACCACATTTCTTCCATTTACCCTTCTCTTGAGTAGTATAGTACCACATTATATAGTTCTCTTGTGCCTATTCCGCCAATAGCTTAGGAATCTTATTGCGCCAAAGACAGGAAATGTATTCAACAGAATGTTTAATATGGTGATCTCTAAAAAGTAAAGACTAAATTTCTGCGTTAGCTTTGCCATCAATCTTATAAATCAAAAGGTCATAGTAAAGCGGGTATTTATCTTTTAGAGTCTATTCAATCAAGCGATCGAGATCTTCCATCATGTAATATCCATCGCTCTCAAATACGCCCCAAGCATTTTCTTTTAATTTGGAGTAATTACATAAAAGTGCGGAAATATGTTTAGGATTAAAGAAAGAAATAATACCATCACTTGATACAGTCCCATCATCATTAATTGTAATATGTTCATCAAAATCAATTTGATTAAAACCTTTAAAGACATTCATAACATGAATAGGCTTTCTAAATTCATTCTTAAGAACATACTAATCTTGCCGCATCTCAATAATCTATTTCTTTAAAAGATATTTACGTTTGCCGCGGGCTAGCTTTTCCTATTCTTCAAGCTATTGAATATTATCGCGTAATTCCTTAAGTCCTGGAACTTCATCAATATCAGCTTGAGTAATCTCATTCTTTGGCGTAAACAGAATATTTTTTCCCAAATCGGAAATCATTCCATAAATACCATCTTCTCCATTTTCTAGCTTAGCTACAAGCCCTTCATAAGAGGTTTCCCGCTTATTTATTGTAACCATTCTATTTGGAGTAAGAGTCTTTTTTCCTTTTCTTTCTTCTTTATCCATAGCGAATACAATGTAGTCTGCCAAAATCTCCAAGTATTTAGGTGTAAGTTGCTCAGGCGGAGTCTCCGCAATAATTTTTGTTACTAAAGCATTGCGTTCTTCTTTTGTCTAAAGAGAATAATCTAACTTAGTAGAAGATTTTTTAGTTTCTGTCTCTGTTAAGTCTTCAATTCTCTAGTCTACATAATCTAAGTCATTTGAGGGATCTTCTTCATCATCCTCATCTCTTAGTACTAGATTTTTATTATTATAAGCGTCATCCATATAATAAAAAATCTCCTTTCTTCCTTTTTATTTCTAGTATATCATATTTTTTTCAGTAATTCAAAAATTTGCCCATTGATAACTTTATAAAAAAATGTTATAATAAATTATCAAAAGAAAGAAGGAATAAATATGACACTTACCCCACTTGGTTCAGCATCTTTGCTTTCTGATTTGGCTTGGAATGACCATTGTATTTTAGCTCATATTTCTGACCCTTTTAAAACAAAAACAGTTCATTCTGAAGCGGAAGCTCAAAAAGTTGAAAAGCAAGGTTGGATTGTTGAACGACCAAAAGAAGAGGAAGATTGGACTATTAATGGGAAACATATGTGGAAAGCATATTTTCCATATACCGATGAACAAAAGAAAGAATATCAAGAACATAAATTTCTTTTTCGTTATTATTGGATTGTAAATAATTATAATATTCAATTAGCGAAAGAATGGGAGCTTACAAATACAACTCATCAACAGCCAGTTCAAATTCCATATTGTTTAGATGAAAGTTGTCAATGTTCTATGGAATGTGATTGGTTTTGTTGCGGCTGTATTTGCCCCTCTTCAACTTTGAATTGGTATCAAGAGCAAAAAGAACTTTATAGAAAGGAAGAGCCTGATGAAATTTGATATTCAACATTTTCGATTCAATCATGCGCGAACCGCAGATATGTTGCGCACAATGAATTGGGTTAAAGATGCGTGTGAACTCTGCGGCGAAAAAATTACTGAAGTTCGGATGGGGCTGCAATCTGATGCGGATATGTGCCTTATCTTTTGGGATGGCAATCAGTCTGGTGAAGATTGGGAAGCAATTCAGTTTTGTCAGGAACACGCGATTAAGGTCGTTTATTTCCCTGCGGCTGATGTTGAAGTTCCGGGAGAGCTCGATACCGCAAAATTAAAACAGTTTATTAAGAAACAGGTGTTAAAGTATTATGGTTAATATTTTCATTCTTTTTGTTATTTATATTATTATTTGTCTCGTAGCCGCAGTGGTTTTTGCTTTTGCTTTTATGGGACTTCTCTATTGTATCTGTTGGGTAATTGTTTTTGTTGATGAATTTATCAATAATGATTGGAAGGATAAAAATGATTAAATGGCTAATGGATAATTGGATTTGGTTGTCAATCTTTGCTGGTGTTGCTTTTGTTTATTTCTTTGTTTTTGCAATGTGTAGTGTTTCACATGATGCAGATGAACGAGCAGAACATGATATTGTGATGATGCGGAAGACCTCAGCTAGTGAGCGCGATGGGGTTACAGATCCGCATGATATGGGAGGAATTTGATGATTTACACACGAGGTATTGATATTGGTCAGTTTCCTGATAGAACCCCTCTTTTGAAGGAAAATCCTTCTATGACAATGGATGGTGTTGTTAGTTGGCATTATCATGAAATGAGCGAATTTCCTATCGTTTGTATGATTGGCGAGTATATGAAGAGCCGCGGATACAAACCTGTTCTTTATATGCCTTATATCCCTAATGCTCGAATGGATAGAGTTCATAAGGGGGATATTTTTACTCTTAAGTATTTTGCAAAAATGTTAAATGCTGTGGGTTTCGCAGAGATTCATGTGCTTGATGCTCATAGTGACGTATCCGTTGGACTACTTGATAATTGTATTAATTATCAGCCCATTAATGCAATTAAGAAAGCTATTATTTGTAGCAGTGCTGACGTTATTTATTTCCCAGATGCAGGAGCTATGAAGCGTTATGAGTCCGCAATCCATCAGTGCTGTGATAAACCTGTTCTGCATGGAGATAAAATTCGTGATTGGAATACTGGCGAAATTAAGGGGCTTAAGGTTGTTGGAGAAGACATTTTAAAAACAATGATTCGTCCAAAAGTCCTGATGATTGATGACATTTGTGCTTATGGCGGGACTATGTATTATAGCGCTAAGGCTCTAAAGGCTGCCGGCGCAGGAGACATTGATATGTATGTTACTCACTGTGAAGATAGTATTCTTGATGGGAATAAGGGTAAAATCTTTACTGATGAACGATTAATTGATGTTGTTTATACTACTGATAGTATTCTTACTAAACGAAATGCAAATATTCTTATTTTTCCCGCAGAACAGAGTATGATTGCAAGTTGCAGAATTTAAAAGAGAGGTATAAAATTTATGAATATTAATCCTATGCTGATGTGTGATTTTTATAAGACTACTCATGCCCAGCAGTTCCCTGAAGGCACTACTAAGCTGGTGAGCTATTTTACTCCTCGAATGAGTCGTCTGGACGGTGTTGATAGTGTTGTCGTCTTTGGCATTCAGGCTTTTTGTAAGAACTATCTGATTGATTACTTTAATGAGAATTTCTTTAATCAGCCTGCGGATAAGGTAAAGAAGGAATATCAGCACGTGCTTGATAATACCCTTGGCTCTACCGCGTATGATATTAATAAGATTATGGCTCTGCATGATTTGGGCTATCTGCCTGTTGAAATTCGTGCTCTGCCCGAAGGTTCTCTGTGCCCTATTCACGTGCCTTTCCTTGAAATGAGCAATACTCATCCTGATTTTGCATGGGTTCCGCAGTTTCTGGAGTCTTTTATGAGTTCTGAGTTGTGGCATCCTATGATTTCTGCCACAGTTGGTTCTCTGTATCGTGATATTGTCGATAAGTATTACGACATGACTGTTGAAGATAATGTTCCTCATGCAAGAGCTCTGGGTGATTTTAGTTTCCGCGGTCAGGAGTGCATGCAATCCGCAATTAAGTCTAGTGCGGGTTGGTGCTTGAGCTTTCTTAATACTGCAACTGTTCCTGCTATTCCTTACCTTGAGAAAATGTATAATTGCGACTGTTCTAAAGAGCCTGTGGCGTTTGGTGCAATTAGTACCGAACATAGTGTTATGTGTTCTAATGCGGCGGTTGATGGAGATGAGATTTCTTTTGTCCGTCGTGCGCTGACTCAGCTGTACCCGCATTCTAGCTTCTCTATGGTTTCTGATTCTTATGACTATTGGAATATGGTTGATAACATTCTGCCGCAGTTAAAGGACGAAATTATGAATCATGATGGCACCCTATTGATTCGTGGTGATTCTGGTAATCCTATTGATATTGTCACTCAGACTGTTTATCATTTGTGGGATATTTTTGGCGGAACCATTAATAGCAAGGGTTATAAAGTTCTTGATTCTCATGTAAAGGCTCTGTACGGTGATTCTATTACTATCCAGCGGTGTGAAGCTATTTATAAGGAGTTGGAGAGTAAGGGCTTTGCCGCCAATAATGTTAGTCTTGGTGTTGGTTCTTTTTCTATGCAGTGCATTGAGCAGGATGGAGCCCTGAAGCCTTTTACTCGTGACACTTTTGGTATGGCGGTTAAGGCAACCTATGGAATCATTAATGGCAAAGAAGTTCCTATCTTTAAGAACCCTAAAACTGATATTGACAATTTCAAGAAGAGTCTTAAGGGTCTGTGTAATGTAAGTTTTGATACTAAGGAAGGACATTTTATTTATCAGGACGGATTGAATCAGGAGCAGTGGGATGCTATTGAATCTTATAATTGGCTTGATCCTGTTTATCGCAATAGCCAGATGGTTGAAGAGCAGACTCTGCAGAATGTTCGAGAGACTTTGAATACTTTTAAGAGCATTAAAAATGGAAAGGGATACGCATTTTAATGGTAGAAATTAAAACTGGTAATGTTTTTGATACTGATGCAAAATATATTTGTCATCAGGTGAATTGTAAAGGTAAGATGGCAAGCGGCGTTGCTAAAGAAGTTAGAGAACGCTATCCTGATGTTTATTGGGAATATATGAGTCTTTGGGAGCGGTCAGTAGGGCTAGGAACCTCTTTACTTGGTCAGGCTCAGTTTATTAAGGTTGAACCTAATAGAACCATTGTAAATTGTTTTGCTCAAGATAATTATGGCTATGATGGCGGGCAGTACACAAATATCAAAGCTCTAAAGCTCGCACTATCTGCGGTTGCCGCAATCGCTAAACAGGACAATAGTAAAGTAGCTATGCCTTATAAGATTGGTTGTGTGCGGGGAGGCGCAGATTGGAGCGTCGTTGAACCTATGATTGAAGAAATTTTTAAGGATGTCCATTGTGAACTCTGGAAACTAGATTAAATAATATAAAAGGGTAAATTAAATAATTTACCCTTTTATTTTTATAAAAAATATGGTATAATAAATTATAAGATAAATAAAGGAGATTAAGAAATATGATTAGACCTTATAGTTTTGATGCTAAGAAGACTAAGGATGAGATTGTTACTTGGATTCGTAACTATTTCCGTAAGAATGGCTCTGATTGCAATGCGGTCGTAGGTATGAGCGGCGGTAAGGACTCTACCATCGTTGCGGCACTGTGCTGTGAAGCTCTTGGTAAGGACAGAGTCTTTGGCGTAATTATGCCTAATGATACCATGAAGGACAGCGATATTGCGGTAGAGATTTGTGAGTATCTTGATATTGATTATATGGATATTAATATTGGCGAAGCCTATGATAGTCTGACTGAGGAACTTGTGGCTAATGATATTAAACTTAGCTCTAATGCTGCTACTAACCTGCCTGCCCGCCTTCGTATGGCAACTCTGTTTATGGTTGCTCAGAGCGTGAATGGTCGAGTTGCTAATACTTGTAATTATTCTGAAGATTATGTTGGTTGGGCAACTTTGTTTGGCGATGGCGCAGGTCAGTTTAGTCCTCTGGGTAAGTTGACTGTCACTGAAGTTAAGCAGATTGGCTATGAGCTGGGTCTTCCTAAGAAGTTTATTGAGAAGATTCCTGCGGATGGTCTGACTGATAAGAGTGATGAAGATAATTTCGGTTTTACTTATCAGTTCCTTGACCGCTACATCCGAACTGGAGATTTTGGTAACGATACAGCTACTGCCGCCCGCATTGATAAGATGCATAATGCTAATACTTTTAAGCTGTTGCCGATGCCTATGTATAATCCGAATTGTAATTGGGACTAAGAGAGGTTTAATATGAAAATTCTTATTGTTGTAGATATGCAGAATGATTTCATTACTGGTTGTCTTGGTACGCCAGAAGCAAGAGAGATTGTACCTGCGGTTGTTGATAAAGTAAAGAATTGGGATGGAGCTGTCTTCTTCACTCGCGACACCCATTTCGACAACTACCTTGAGACTCAAGAAGGCAAGAACCTACCTGTTCCGCATTGTATTTATCAGACCGAAGGCTGGGAGATTATTGATGAGTTGAAGCCTTTTGTGACTGAAGATAATACTTTTGACAAGCCTACTTTTGGTTCAACTCGTTTGATGGAATATTTTAATCCTGAAAGTGAGTATATTTGGAGCTATAATTCTGATTTTGGCGGGCTTGATATTGAGAGTATTACTTTGATTGGTGTTTGCACTGATATTTGCGTTATCAGTAATGCAATGCTGCTGAAGGCAGAAATGCCTAATGTGCCTATCATTGTAGATGCTTATTGCTGTGCTGGTGTTACTCCTGTAAGCCATACTACCGCACTTAGTGCCATGAGGGCTTGTCAAATTAAGGTTGAAAATTCAATGACAAGAGCTATTGAGACGAATTGGGTAAAAGCAAAGGAGATTTTGAAAAATGAACGAAAGAACTACCAATCCTGAATTTAATGAACTCCTTGAAAATTATGAAAAGTTTGCGGAAGCATTGAGAGAAGAAAATCCAAATGTAACTATTCCTAAAGAAGTGCATCGAAAGCTGGTTGCAGAAAGACTTGCTTTTGGATTTGATAGTATCTATTTTAGATATGCTGCGGCTGTTGATGAGTTAGCGCGCCTTAAGCCTAGAGATCCTATCGAGCCAAATACAGACCCTCTATGGTGGAGACGATGGGCAAGTAATGAAAAAATGCACTTTTATACAGTACTAGAGCAGCTGACTGGGGCACATGAGCTTGAAGACAGCATGAAAAAAGCAGTTGATACAGAGAAAGGAAATAAAAATGGAACTTAAAAATACTATTGCGGCAATGGTCGATGGAAGCTATAAAGCTAGGTTCGCCGCAGAATACTGGCAGACAAAGATTAGATATGATAAACTGCATGATATGATTACTTCTTATGATGCAGGAACTCTTGGCTTTGAGCCAACTTGTAATATGAGCCTTTTGAGACATCAGGCAAGTATGATGGGTCAGTATCTTTATGACCTTGAAGTTCGAGCAAAGATTGAAGATATTGATTTGAAGACTTGGGGTCAAGAGATGGAAGATACCGAAGTTGAAATTGATATGGATGAAAAAGAAGAGTAACACAATAAGGAGATTTTATGGATTCAACAAAGTCATCAAGAGCAGTAAAAGATACTTATTATATCATTATTAATTCAAGAGGTGAAGCTCTAGCTAAGAGACGAACCAATTATTCTTTTTATTTCACTCAGATGTGGTCAAATGAAATTGAAAGATGGCGGAGCGTAGATGCCGCGAAAGATGGACTAACTTTTTATCTGAAAAGAGCTAAAGAGACTTATCTTAATGATGAAGCCTTTCAGGCTGAAAATTATAAGATTATGAAAGCATCTATTATTGAAACTTATGCTGAATCAATAGTAATTGAAGAAGCGGATGACGTAGGTACATCGCGTCAGTGAGGTAGGGAAACCGCAAATGGACTAGTGAGGATTATAGCAGATGGTTGTCTGACTATTTGTTCAAGAAAAGGAGTGGGTTTATTTGACAAGAAAACGTTTTTAGAAATTGTTAATGAGTAAAGGCGTTTCACCTAAAGCTTTTCGAGATTGGAAAGTTCCATCTTGTGAGTCTTCTAATAGAGAGCTTGCTATTGATGTCCTTAATGGATTTGATATATGGTCTTATAAAGGATGTTGGAATTTTTATTATAATATAGCATTAACAAATTGTAGAAAATGTTGTGCAACAGAGAAAGAAGCTGCAGAATTAGCTTTTCGTATAATTATGTGAGGTAATTTATGACAAAAAAGAGATTCCAAAAGTTGTGTATAAGTATTGGCTGCCCGCCAAAGGAAGCCCGCAATTTTAAGCTGCCCATGAACTTTAGCGAAGAAGATGCTATTATTGTTAAAACTTTTTTAAGTTACGATATGGAATCTTATCAAGGTTGTTGGGATTTTTTGCTACATATGATTCAGAAGTATGATGATTGGTATGAAAATATGGGATGGAACAGAAAGATGTGTCCTTACAAGGAGATTTTTCATTGGGACAGAGGAAGAAGAGCTAGTTTCTCTATTAATGACGTCTGTGTAAATGAGGCGATTTTGAGAGAATATGTTTATTCACAGACATGACTTTAAACTATATGAAAGAAGTAATGTAATTTAGCTTGATGATATGGGTTATCCTTTGCGGCTGTGTATCTTAATGTGCAAATGTGGGATGAGTAGGTAGGAATGGCTAGATACCAGCAGAGTTGAAGATGATATTGAGTTGAAATGGAGTAAGGTAGATGACGAGGAAGAGATTTTAGAAGCTGCTAATAAGTGAAGGAGTTCCCGCAAAACAAGCTAAGGCTTATAAGATTCCAAGTAAGCATAATGGTATTATTTGCTATTGTTATAGTACGGATGCGGGAAAGACATGGGCAATGTTTAATGGTGCTTCTTATCAAAGCTGGTGGAACAATAAAGTAATTCATAATAATAAATTATTTAATATTAAACCTATTGGTGGTTATGGCGATGTGAAGGCTGTTATTAGTACAGGGGAGTATTCTAAAAAAAGCTATCGAAATTTAGAACTTTAAAGATTTTGTTCGTTATCTAAAATTAAAATAACTTTTGGAGATTTTGTTGACCAGCACATACCCATTTTTCATTTTCAAATATTTTTTATCCCAAAACCCCACCCCCCATACGCTGCGTAGAGCGGGCAAAGGCTACTCGTGGCGCTCTCAAGCGCCATCCCCCGTTGTTAGCATGAGCTAACACCTTTGTAGTTTTTTGTTGCTAATTGTTTGCATTAGCTAACTTATTTTTCATCCTAATTTAATATTGAGTATTTAGCAGTTAGTATAGACATACCAATAGCCTAGGTTATAGTATACTAACTGCTATTCATTATATTATTATATTCTGGTCATTATCCGCCGGGCTGATTATAATAAGGAAAACTCTCATCTAGTAGATTATTAGATGAAGCTCTCCCACTTCATTATACCACAGATCGCCCGCTTTGTCAATACTTTTTTCGCAAATTTTTCTAAGAATATTTTTAAGAAATGCTTGACAGTATACCATGACTATGGTATACTATAATCACAGAGAACAAGAGAAGTTAGAGAGGTAACTACTATGAAGATGTACACTTACATTGCCGCTGGTCAGATTGTTGGCGTGGATAAAGAGCCCTTCGGCTTCACTTGGAAGCGTGCAAAAGAGCTGGCTACTCTCACTCATACCGCCATCTGGCGTGTAGTCCATGAAGAGGGCAAGCCTGACCGCAAAGAATATTATTGCAATGCTGGTTGCTTCTTAAAGGTTTCTACTGGTGAAGCAATGAAGCCAAAAATCTTCTAAAAAACCCTTGACAAGAGCCACAGCCTGTGGTATAATATAGACAGTAAGAGAGAGACACATAACAAGAGAGGTAAGACTTATGATGAACTACAATGAACTGGTCGCAATGCTGATGGCTCTGGCTGATAATGATGGCAAGACTTTTAAGGCGGGCAAGCCTGTTGCATACAAGAGCGGTTGGCAGGTCGCTACTCACGGCTATGAAACCACAGATGCTAAGATCGCCGCTGTGTTTATCCAGACTATGGGTGACTGTGGCGTGTGGCTGAGCAATGGCATTTACTACATTGACAGTTCCAAGAGAGTAAACACCAAGCGTGAAGCCGTAGCTATTGGCATCCAGCACAATCAGCAGTCTGTGCTTTGCTGGCGCAACATGAAGCTTACTTGGCTGGCTTAAAAAATATCAAAAAGGGGCTTGACAAAACAAGCCCCTTATGCTATAATATAATCACAGGGAAGATAAAACACAATAGAGAGAGGTAAGTAACATGATGAACGTTGTAGCAATGGAAAAGGAACTGGCTGGTCTGTACAATGAGCGTAGCAAAAACCTGCTGAACATTGAGCTGTATGACTGGTACACCAAGAAGATTTATGAACTGCGGGAGCGGTTGAATGAAGCCATTTTTGGCAAGGTCGAGTTGGACGATAACACGGAGTTCTAAGCGGGAGGCGCCTATAAGGGCGCCTTTCTCTTTGTCGCGCCGCGCCCCACCAATGCGCGGCGTTTTTCAATTATACCACATCCATCGAGGTTTGTCAAGGCTTTTTGCGAAAATTTTTTTATTTATTTTTTGTCCTAAAACCTTGACAGCATGGGAATGAAGTGGTATACTATAATCACAGAGAGAGTTAAAAAGCTAGAGAGAGGTAATTATTATGATGGTTTGTGAGTTTATTCGTGAAGTTCGCTCTTCCACCACCACCCGCTTCGCAGAATACGTCGAGGTCTGGCACATTGATAAGGGTTTTTCTCATCTGACCTATTGGAAGAATCTGGCACTCGCAGCCAGCTATACCCTGTGCGAGTTCCACATGAATGACAAGCAGGAGATTGACGCTATTTCGGTCAAGCGTTGACCCCTGTGGGGCTTGACAAAAGTCCCATTCTATGATATAATAAAACCATGAAAGAGAGGAATATATTATGAAAGAGTTTGATTTCGCTAAGACTAAAGCTACGACCAAGGTTTCTAAGAAGAACCATAAAAAGTTTTCTTTTCGTATTAAGTGGGGCAAGTATGAAATCTTTTTCCTTGCCCTCCCCATTGCACCTTTCTTTATTGCATGGGATAAACTGAATGATTGGTGGTACAACAAACAGGAATGGAATGAGCAAACTGCAAAGAAAGTTCTTGACTATTGGCTTCCCTATGTTTTGGAATGGGATGAAGAGCGAAACGGTTTGTATTATAGTATGCAATGGCATTACTATGGTTATGAAATCGCTAAGAAAGTGCCTTTCTATCTGAAAAAGTGGGCAAACAAGTATGGATTTGAACTTATCCATAATTATCTACAAAATGGTTATGAAAAAGATGGATACATTAAAAATGTTGAAGTCGATAATTGGGACGAAACTTATATTTATTTTAAGAAAAAGGCTTGACAAAAGCCTTAAAGTATGATATACTTTAATCACTGAAAGAGAGGTAACAAAAAATGGAGAAGTTCATCAAAGAGTACGCTGAATACATCAAGACTGCGGGTGACGAGGTGCTAAGCGACAAGGTTCAGCGGGTGGTTCGCCTCCGCTACCGTGGGGTCATCTCCACCAATGAGTGCATGAGAGAGCTGGCAAAGCTCGCCTGCGGTCAATAAAAATCAAGCCTTCCCCGCCAGAAAAAGGCGGGGAATTTTTCGCGTCGCCTTCACCTGCGCTTGGCTCCGCTGTGGCATAATGACTAGTCCCGCCGGGATTTTCGCGCAATTCTTTGTGCAATTTGACGAAAGGAAAATCGCCCAAAAGGCTTGACAACCCGCCTTGCAGGGTGTATACTATATACAGAAACAGAGAGAGAGGTAAATAAAGATGATGAACGAGAAGATGGCTGTTGTGAATGAACTGGTTGCTTGCGGCTACTGCTTGATGAACCGCACCGCTGAATCTATGGCGGAAGATTTTGACCTTGCTACGCTGAAAATGTTCCTCGAAAATTTCAAAAGATTTTCTGAAAAGGCTTGACAGAAACCCGCATTTATGATATAATAATAGTGTCAAAAGGAACTGAATTAAAGAGAGGTAATAAAAATGTTTAACGCTTTTGAACTGGCTTTCAATCACATCGGCATGGATTTCATGGACATCATTTCCACTTATATCTGTGGCGACATCTTCTATATCTACGGTGACTTGACTGCCATTGCCGACGGGCTGGCATTGCTGGCATGGCTTGAAGCCAATGCTGAAAAGGATCCCAATGGGGATTATCGCTTTGATGACTTTATGGTTGTTGTTCGTAATTGATTGAAAGGGGATTCTACCATGAAAAAGATTAACAAGACCGCCGCCCGCAAGCTTTTCAATGAGGGCAAGACCTTCTATATGGCCGCTTGTAATATGCGGGTTGACAGTGCCTATGAAATCGACCCCGCAAAAGCTGATTGCACTTTTGACCAGCTGATTAACGAGTTTAACTACTACAACTGCAATACGGTTGCAGGTCGATATCCCTCTTTCTACATTAGCGATTAACTACCTCTCTTCTCTCTGGGCGTGGATTCATCTCCACGCCCTTTCTTTTATTTTTATAAAAAATTTTGATATAATAATAATGTAAGAAATAAATAAAGAAAGGAACACAAAATGCCTAGTTTTTCAATAGATGAACTAAGCGCATTAAAATTAGTCTTTTCTAATACAACAGTGAAAGATATGATTGCGGCGGCGCAGATTGGTTATAATGACCTAGCTTCAACCGACAAAACTTCAAGCTGTTCAGAAATGGCTGATGTATGTGCTTATGCATTGATGCTATTAAAATAACTTCGATGCAGACCGAAAACAGTGGTGAGTAGGTCGGTGCTCTGACATGCTAGGTATTAAGATGATTTTTTCTCGGTTTTTTGTGTTTCCTATGAATAATAAACATCCTAAAAGGTTGAGCGGCGCGTGTTTGATGGACGCCCGCCGCTATTTATGTCAATGGGCATCTTGCATGATTTTCTTGGTTGATTTTTGTGTAATATGCCCATTGTTTTTATCCTGAAAATGTGGTATACTTGCTTTAGCAAAGGAGAGATAGAGATGACTAAATATATTTACATGATGGTTGGTGCGGCTGGCGCAGGCAAGTCTACTTTTATTAAGAACAACTTCCCCAACTCATTTGATGTATCTCGTGACGTGGCTCGATTTGATGTCATGGAAAAGTATAAGACTGATGATTACTTTGCCCACGAAAAAGAAGCGTTTGATACCTACATCAACCGCATCAATAGTGCGATTGAGCGTGGTTGGGAATCCATCGTGCTGGATGCTACTCATCTAACCCCTAAAGCGCGGAAAAGAGTGCTTCGCCGCATTAATATACCTAAGACCGCAAAACTCTATGCTGTTGTTATCCGTCCTGCACTTGAGCAACATATTAAACAGAACGCTCAGCGTACTGGCAAGGCTTTTGTTCCTGTTGACGCTATTGTAAAACAGTATAATTCTTATGTCCAGCCCACCTGCGAGGAAGGCTTTGACTATGTGTTTATCTGGTGAGGTGATTAAGATGTTGAAAAAGAATAAGGAAAAGGAGATCCGCAAGGCAAGGCGGCTGTTCATTGGCAGACCCGCACGATTTGAAAAAAAGACCACCTATAACCGAAAAAAATTGCCTAAACCCCTTGACACCGACCGCTGAAAGTGGTATAATGAATACACTGAAAGAGAGGTTATGACAAATGTACACTTGGGAAGATTTTCTGAACGAATATTGTAGTTGTTCCTGCGACGAGGTGGGTAACAGACCTTGTGATAATGGGGCTTGTTGTGACAGTTGCATGACCGATGAAGCTAAGGCGGCATTCAACCTGCTCGCCCATAAGAACTAAAAAGGAGATTGATTGAAAATGGAAACTGTTATCATGCACGCATATGACATTGTGTATTACAATGAGAACGCCGACCTGCTGGTTGAAACTTTCTATGGCAAGAACGCTATTGATGCTATGGAGAAATTCAAGCAGAAGTATCCTACCTTTGAGATTTGGGATTGCCATTCCGCAGAATAAGAAAGGGGTTGTTGGTTATGATGGAACGTTTTAATGCAGTAAAGGCTATGAATCTGCTGGTTCTGACTCTGAATAATGAGAACGCGCAGGCTCGTTGGTCTGTGGATGTACCTGATGAAGCAACAGATGAAGACCTGTTGACCATCTCGCAGGATGATGACCTAATGAATGAGGTTACAGAGGACTTTATCCGCATCATGTCTGCTTATGGTTGGGAGGGGTTCTGCTTTGGTGATGGGCTTTTCCCTGCTGAGTTCAATGAGCCACCTATCCACTACTATCCGAAGGAAGAGTAAACGAGAGAGGGTCGCCCAGCCCGCCAGAGTTGAGCGGCCCGCCTTCTATCAATCCGGGCCGCTATTCGCATAGCACCTTCTATTATATCATTTTTGTTGCCGCCTGTCAATAGGTAAAATAAACAATTTTGCTCCTGAAACCTTGTGCAGTCTACTAATAGACAATAGCTGAATAATCTGCTATAATATAGACACTGAAAGGGCGATAAGCCAAGAGAGGAGATAACATGGCAATGAAGAAGTATGACAACCGCGAAGAAATGATGCGGATTCTGCTCGATGGCGACTTTGATTCCGAGGATGATGACAGCTGGCGAGTGAAGCACATTCTGCGTGGGGCAACTCCTGATTTTGACCGCCACGGTTATAGTATCCATTCTGGTGCTTCTAAGCTGTGTCTGTGCAATGATAGCGGTTTGTATGTCTGTAAGTGGGTAACTGATAACCACTACAATGAAGCGGTTCAGGAAGCAGAAGTTTACGCCAAGGCGGTTGACGCAGGTTTGGCGGACTTCTTCCCCAAGACCGAAATCGCCTTTGAAATGAACGGCATGACGTTTGTTTTTCAGGAAAAGATTCAGTATTCTGTTAGTTCTTTGCCGTGGGACGTGCGTAATAAATACACTAAACAGTGTAAGACTTCTATGGATTCTAGCAAGCGCATTTGGCATAAAATGGAACGTGAGTTTCAGCGTGCTGGCAACAAGGATTACAGCCGAGATTTAGACCAACTATGGGCTTGTATGGCATTGGTAATTTTTGGCAAAAAGCTCTGCCGTAAGCTCTGTGCATTTGTTGTTGAAAATGCAATCAATGATTTGCATACTAGCAACATTGGTTTCAATCATGGTAAGCCTATTATTCTGGACTTCTCTGGCTATTGCCGAGAATATTAAAAAAATGCTTGACAAACACCGCCAAGTATGATATAATACATAGTGTCAGGGGGCGATACATATTAAAACTAGAGCACCGCCGAAGCACCTCTAAAATTTTGAAATGAGATTATAGAGGTGCGAAAATGATTCCGATTAGACTTCATTTCTATTAACACGCAATTCACTCTTTAGATTTAGTAACCGATAAACCAGTTCTGATTGATTGACATTTCGCTCTGGGGTTATTATCTTATAAAAGTAGGGAAAGCAATAAGTTTCTTTGATGGTTTCTTCTCACGACCCTAGAAAGAAATTCATCCCGCTTGTTATGACTTCTTTGAGTATGATTTCTTCCCATGTCCTAATAGGTTATAGGTTTTTGAAAAAGAGGAAGTAAAGAGTACACACTTTATAAAGTCTTTGGCATTTTCTTTCTACGAAGTGTAAAAAGAAAGGCAGAAAGCAAAAGCTAGAGGTTGAAGAAAGGAACCGCTTCAATCCCTCTACACGATACACATTATACTAACAGAATGAGGGATATTATGCACTGGACTTGACATTTTAATTCTTCTTACTCAATAGGAAAGGATGGTATAAAGATGCACTGGACGTAGCAAATATACAATATATTTGAATATTTTATCTAATCTGCGGGAAGTAGCTAATCCCGCAGATTTTTTATGCATTTTTGCCACTTGACTTTTTGGCGTGCCGTGCTTGATTGCGCGGACGCGCTTTGCCTGTCAATATACACCCCGCACAAATTTTCAATGATTTTATTGTATAAATTGCCTATTGATAATTTCCTAAAAATATAGTATAATAATAATGTCAAAAGGAGTTGATAAGATGGATAAAATGAAGCGTGAGACCGTTAAAGATTATACAGCTCAAGACCTTAATGCAAAATGTGTTCGCATCAGAAACCGCCAAAAGTTAGAAGCAAAAATCAAGCGGTCAGCCCGAAGAAAAATAAAAAAAGAGCTTGACAACTCTTATAAGATGTGATATAATAAATACAGAAAACAACAGAAAGAGGTAAATATAAATGGTTAAGTTTATTATCCTTGGTGCGGTTTTGGGTTGGCTCACTTATTACATTGAGAAGCATGGATTCGATAGAATTGCCCTTATCGCCTGTTTCATTGAGATTGGTTTGTTCTTCAACTGTGTTGGTCTGATTTGAAAGGAGAAAATTTATGATTGCACGTGTTATTCTTCCTGCTCAGGGCATTCGTCCCGCCATTAAGACCCTTGAGGTCGGTACTCATTTTATGTGCCAGCGCACTTCTGATGATGTGCGTGATAAGGTTGGTGTTTATCAGGTGCTGAACAATGACCCCGGAATTTTCAATCGTCACGGTTTGAAGATTCCCGCAGTTAATTGTGCTACTGGCTTTGTCCGTCTGTTTGACCCTAATGTAACGGTTGAACCTGTTGAAATGGTGCTTGCGCCTGCAAAGAAGTTCTAATATTTAACCTACCTATGTAATTAAAACCTACATAGGTAGGTTATTTTCGCGGCGCGCTTACAATCAGGTGGCGCCGCTTTAGGCAAAATGACTAGTTTCAACAGATTTCTCTAGGAAAAAGTTGTACAATCTGCTACCCGCAAATTTCCTAAAACGCTTGACAATAGCTTCCCTATCTGGTATACTATAATCACAGAGAGAGAGGTAATAAAAATGAAAAACACGATTTGGATTCCCCTGTATGTAGCTTCTATCCTCGGCATGATTTTCAACGGCGGTCTGATTTGGTTGGTCTTATCTAACCTGTTCGCTGGTTATGGTATGAACTGGTTTGTTGCAATTATCGGGCTGATTTTCTTCTTCCTGTTTAGTCAGCTTAACAACTGGCTGGTTGGAGAAAAAGTTTAAGAAACCCCTTGACAAACCGCACCACCTATGATATAATATAATCACAGAGAGATAAAACAAAAGAAAGAGGCAAAGATTATGACTATCTACTTTGACATGGACGGCACTCTGGCTAACTTCTATGGCGTGAATGGCTGGCTGAACGACTTGCAGAACTTCCGCACTCGCCCCTACGAACTGGCTGAACCTCTGTTCGACGCCCTCAAGATGTTCACTCTGATTCAGGCACTCAAGAGCAAGGGCTATCACATTGGCGTGATTAGCTGGTGTTCCAAATCTGGCACTCCCACATTTGATGCACAGGTTGAGGCGGTTAAGCGTGAATGGCTGGCGAAATACTTCCCCTACGCCGAGGAAATCCACGTTGTAAAGTATGGCACTCCTAAGCAGGAAGTCGCCACCGCTGAAACCGCCATTCTGGTGGATGACGAGGACAGAAACCTTGATGCGTGGAATCTGGGTGATGCAATCAATGCCAACGATATGATGGAAGAGCTGTGGGGGCTGGTGTAAGCCCCTCTTAATAAAAAGGCGGTTAAAGCTATGGAATACTGTGTGAATCTGCTGGTGTCTGTCCCTGTTGAAGCGGTTGAGGATGCAACCGTTGAAGAGCTGGTTTATCAGGCGGAAATGATGCTAGGCAAAGAGGTGGAACGGCTTGCCACCGCAAGCATTTACAAGGAAGGGCAAGTGAAGCCCATGTATGAGGGGTGAAAAATAATATGGTGCAAGGGCAAAATAGCCCTTGCATTTTTGCGTCCCCTGCGCAATTGCTTGGCTCCGCTTATTCCATTATACCATCCCGCACGCATTTTGTCAAGAGTTTTTTGCAAAATTTTTTCAAGATTATTTTTCCCAAAAGGCTTGCAATTTTAGCCCCAAAGGTGTATACTATAATCACCGAAAGGAACTAAACAAAAGAAAGAGGTACTAAGTATGAAGGTTTACATGAGCAATGAAGATTATCGTGTCGTGTCTGTTGATAAGGCTGATGCCATTATCCACGAGATTGAAACTGACCCTCGCCATATTGAGTATGCCTGCTCTAAGGATACTTTCATCCGTCTGGTTGCGGATTTCATGGCTACTGAATCCGATAAAGAAAGCAAACTGGAAGAGATGCGCCAGTACATCCATGATGATGCTGTGGACACTTTCAATGAAATGTGGACTGAGGTTGAAGTCGAGGAATGAAAAGTTCCTCTTGACAACAACAGCCAAAAGTGATATAATAAGAGTGTCGAAAGGAGCTATGAAATATGAAACTGACTATTGGTTATTCCGCTTACCATGAGATTGAGGTAGAAGCACCCCCTGAAATCGTGGAAGCCTATCGCAAGTATCAGGAGCAATGGGCAGAGTACGAGAAAGACCCGCTGAACGCCCCTTATCCATGTGACTATACCGAGGAAGATAAAATTCGAGCATGGGCAGATAAGGTTGCTTGTAGGCAGGACGGTTTTAATGACCTTGAGAATGTTAGCAACCCCGAAACTAACGAGATTATTTTCTGTGATTAAGGAGAGATGAACATGACTGTTTGGGTGCATATTGTCGATGGTGAGCCTGTTGAAGTCCGTATGAATAAGGATGTAGAAGAAGAGCTTTTTAACCATCGTGTTGAAGAACTTTTGAAAGACAAAGATTGGGTCGCAGAAACTGTGAATGACCTTTACTCTTGTTGTGACCTGTATAGACGGATGAAAACTGAAAAAGGCAGACAGCGGATTGAAGATGATATTCGAGAACAGGCTAAAAGCGAAGCAGAGAGTTGGCTTGATGATAGAGATTGCGAATGGTTTGAGGTAGAAGTCACCGAGTAAACAGATAGTATAATTAGCTAGGGCGCAGATGGAACCCTAGCTTTTTTCGTGCCGCCTCTGGTCAATGCGGCACGTTTTACTATTATACCACAGCTCACAGGTTTTGTCAATAGCAAATTTGCACAAATAAATGCCCGCCCACATCCTAAAACTTGGTATTGACAATAGGCTCAAGATATGATATACTATATCCAGTGAGAGATACAACAGAATAAAGAGAGGTAGCAAACATGACTTTCAATGGCAAAGAACTTTCCGACATGACCGCAGAAGAGATTAGCCACGTTCTTTTGGCTGATACCGATAAACTGACACCTGAACAGCGGTCGTGGTTCAAGTATCTATGGGATGCTCGCAAGGAATGGGAATGGATGCAAACTGATGAATACAAACATCGCAATGATTTCTTGTTTGGATTGGCAATTTTTGGCTTGGGTCTGTTGATAGGAATTTTTATTTTCCATTAAATAAGGCTTGACAAAAGCTAAAGCCTATGGTATAATATAAGAGCAGTCAGGAAAAGAAGTTAAGCCTGAATTGCAGAAAGAGGATTGATAACATGAACAACATTGATTTCCGCCGTCACTACATTCTGATGATTGACACTGAAACCGCCAACGGTTTGAATGACCCCCTGCTGTATGACCTTGGCTGTGCAGTTGTTGACACTCATGGCAATGTGTATGAAACCGCCAGCTTTGTAAACAAGGATATTTTCAAAGGCTGTGCGGATTTGATGCAATCCGCATACTACGCCAACAAAATTCCCCAGTATTGGGAACAGATTTGGGCGGGTGAACGCAAGATGGCTACTCTCTACCAGATTCGGCAGGCGGTTTGGACTTTGATGAAAAAGTATCATATCACCGATGTTTGCGCTCACAATGCACGGTTTGATTATCGTTCTACCCATGTGACTTTACGCTATGAAACTTCCTCGAAGCAGCGTTACTTTTTCCCCTACGGCACTCGATTCATGGACACTATGAAAATGGCACAATCTACCATTTGTAAGCAACCTACCTACATTAAGTGGTGTAAAGAAAATGGCTATGTGTGCGCTAACGGACAGGTAAGAAAGACCGCTGAAATTCTGTACCGCTATATTAGCGGTGAAGCGGATTTTACTGAAAAGCACACTGGTCTTGAGGACGTTTTGATTGAAACCCAGATTCTCGCCCACTGTTACCGCCAGCACAAAAAGATGCAGAAATATCTGTGGTAACAGTTGACAAATAAAAAAAATTATGGTATAATGATAATGCAATAAGAGAGGAACTGCGGTGGAGGGTTAGCGCACCCTCTGCCCTCTTTCTGGGAGAGTAGTTCAAGTAGTAGAACAAGCTAGCCATGTGGGTGCGAAACCCACCTTTCCCACCACGATTCCCTATTACCTCTCTGTTCACGGTTTCCTTTCAGCCTAATGCCCTTATCACTTCGGTGGTAGGGGCATTTTGGCGCTCCGCCCTCAATCGGGCTCCGCCGTTATTCTATTATACCACCGCCTGCAAGATTTGTCAAGGGCAAAACCGCACAAATATTCACCAGCATTTATCCCAAAAGTTCGTCATTTTGCCACTTCCATTTTGCTCTTGTTTCTGGTATAATACATAGTGTCAGGAGGGGTTAAGAGTCCAGCGAGGACAACAGCCCCCGCAAAAAAGATTCAAAAAAGCCTCTTGACAAACCGCACAAAACGTGATATAATATAGATACAGAGTAAGGGAAGTCAAAGCAAGCAAACAGAAAATTCTTTCAAAAGAAAGAAAAAAGTGCTTGACAAAACAACAACTCTGTGGTATAATTAAATCACAAAGAACATCAACCAAACAAAAGAAAGAGGTAACGTACTATGGCTAACATGAACACTGTGTCCGCATCCACCAAAAAGCTCACCAAGCGTGATTACTTCGCAATGATTAAGGCGGTTCTGCCTGAAACCGCCGAGGGCTATGACAGCATGATTGCTTTCATTGACCACGAGGTCGAACTGTTGGACGCTAAGCGTGGTTCGCTCAAGAAGCCTACCGCTAAGCAGGAAGCCAACAAGAAGCTGATGGATGCTGTGCTGGTAGTTATGGAACGCCTTGACCGCCCTGCTACCATCACCGAGATTCTGACCGAGGGCAAGGAAGAGCTGGCAGAGATTACCAGCAACCAGAAGATGAATGCTATGCTCATCAAACTGCGTGAAGCAGGTCTGGTGAAGTCCACCCACGTTAAAAAGGTTGCCTACTTCGAGCTGGGCAACGAGCATGAGGATGGCGAGGAAGTCACCGAGGGCTAAGCCCTAACCGCAATCCTCTTTGGCACTCTGCTGAAAAGCAGGGTGCTTTTTTGTTTATCCTGCCTATTGACGTCGCGCGCACTGTCGGCCTGCGACGTTTTTCCTGTCAATAGGTATCTTGCACAATTTTTCTGCGGATTTGTCGCTGAAATTTGCTATTGACATTTTCCTAAAAATATAGTATAATAATTACAGAAACAGAGAGGAGAATGGTTATGAATACTGTGGTTGTTAAGATTTGGTATATTGATGGCGATGAGCTTCAGTGCTTCCGCACTCTGGTTGATGGCTCTCAGTACAAGAGTGAAGAGGAAATCCGCGAGATGGCTCGTAACTTCTGGCATGATTATAAGTTTGATGTCAAGCATCCCATCCACAAAATTCAGATTCTGGGCTATTGACAATAGCCTAAGAATATGATATAATAAGAGTGTTGAAAGGAGCGGTTTAGCTATGGATTTCTCTAAGGTTACTGATTATGAGTTGGTTAAGGAACTGGCACGGCGGATGGATGAGAACGCATCCGAAGTAGGTTACAACGCCTATCCGCACGAGTATGACCATGACGGCAGGAAGTATGTCACTTTCTATGTGGATGATGGAGAGGATTGCGCTTGCGATGTTGAGTTTACTTTTGATGAAGAGGGCAAGCTGGTAGATTGTCGCAATGACCGCAACCATGATGTGAATGAAGAAATTGAAAATTTTATGCAGGACAATGAGGGTGAGTATTGTCTGTTAGAGCTGGCGCATCGTGCGCTTGAAGCCTATGGTGTTTATTAAGGGGGTGCTTACATGAAAATTATCAATGAAGTCGAAGCAAATACTTATCTCTTTTCTGAACTGGAAGAGGGATGCACTTACAGGGAAACTATTGACGGTCCAATTTATATGAAAGTACAGCCTGTTAAAGACCAGTATAATGCAATGTGGAATTGCATTGGTATTGAAAATGGTGAGCGTGACTACACTTTTGAAGATACAGACGTGTATCTTGTTGATGGGGCTTTTGTAGAGGGTTATAAAAAGGGCTAATCGCCCTTCTTTTTTATTGTCATCCTTCGGACGCCCCGCGCTCTATCATTGCGGGGCGAAAATTCTATTATACCACACCTTTCAGATTTTGTCAATAGAAAATGTGCCCAAAATTTCTATGATTTGATTCCCAAAATTACCTATTGATTTTTTTGAAAATGTATGGTATAATATATATACAGAAAGGGAAAATAAGACAAAAGGAAATATCTTGATTGATAAAAATTCCTCTTGACAAAATCCACTTTCTATGGTATAATAATTACAACAGACAAGGAAGCTCGCAAGTGAGCGAAACAAAAAGATTGCGAATCTAAAAAAAGCACTTGACAAACTTCCAAATCTGTGGTATAATAAAGATGTTCCAAGAGGAACATCGAAAATCACATCAAACAAAAGAAAGAGGTTGTATTTATGGCTACTACTAAGATGACTAAGGTTCAGGTTCTCAACGCTATCCGCAATCGCATCGAGGTCTGTGATGGCTCGTTCATCGAGGAGATGACCAACGATGAACTGCTGGCGTGGATTGACCACGAAGTTGGTCTGCTGTCGAAGAAGGCTGGCGGTTCTGCTAAGCCCACTAAGTCCCAAATTGCGGGCGATGCTGATTCGCAGGTGATTCTGGAAGTCATGGAAGCGGCTGACCGCCCCATGACTGTCGGTGAGATTTGTCAGTCTTGCGCTGGTCGTCTGGCTGGTGCGGTTTCGTCCCAGCGTGTCACTTCTCTGCTGACTAAGATGAAGGGCACTCGTGTCCGCCAGTGGAAAGAGAAGAAGGTTTCTCTGTACGAGGTGATTAAGGGCAATGCCGAGGATAACGGCGAGATTGAGGAGTGATTCACCCCTCGCAAGTGAACTGCGAGGTTAAAAAATAAGGCTCTGCGAGATGCCAAGGGTGTAAAAAGCCCTTGGCGTTTCGTGTTCTTGCGCCACGAAACGCTTTATGCATCAATAGGCTACTTGCACAAATTTGCGGGCAAAAATTTGGTCAAAATTGCTTAATGAATTATCCCAAAACGCTTGACATACAATAGCCAAAGGTGTATACTATACTTACTGAAAGAGAGGTAAGTTAAATGAGCAGAAAGACTATGGCTGAATGCCTTGCGAATGGTGATTTTGAGGAAGCATTTTATCGGTGGGGTCACACTTCTAAGACATGGGTGAACAAGTGGTTCAACATTTGTGTTGAAATCTTCCATTCTTCTCAAGAGTGGAGTAAGAAGTATATCATTGACCCCATCAAGAAAACTATTACCAAAATTGAGCAAAAGCTCAAGCAAACCGCAAATTATTTTTATCTGATGCGGGCTTACACTGATTCAGGGCTACTCTTTTCTAAGATTGGCACTACTACTAGAACAGTGGAACAGCGGATGCGAGAGCATTACAAAAGCTATGCTAAGTTAGGCGTAACTAAAATCATTTGTGATAAGGTCTATGATTGCGGAGAAGTCCCGCCAGAATGTTTTGAGAGTTATTTCAGAGCTAAGTATATTAAGCAATACCCCAACACTTTTGTAAAGAATGACCGATTCATGGGTGTAACTTTTGATTTACAGCAGGCAGATGAAATTTTTGAAGCCTGCAAAAATTTATAATTACCCCTTGACAAAATGCCCTGTGTATGCTATACTATGTATAGAAACAAGAGCTAAAGAAAGAGGCGCGGTTAATGCTGTATAGCAAAAATGGAACTAAGTACAATATCCCCGATGACTACTTGTCTAAGCAGATGCAACTGCTCAAAATCAGCAAGATGGAAGCAGTTCAGCTTTGGCTTGAGGATGAGGGCGTAGAAGCTAATGAGGAACAGGAAGAGCTGGATAAAAAAGGCAAGGCGTTTAAGCCTGACCATGGTATCGCAAAAAAGCGGGCGAGCGTAGCTAGAGAGCGCAAGCCGAATGAGGAAAAGCGTGAAATTATTCAGTGGATTGCTGACCTTTTGAGCGAAAAAGAGGTGAAAGATGTAAAAATTCCTAAGATTGAGCGTGAAGTTACGTTCAAAATTGGTGAAAATGACTATTCTATTACTCTTATTTGCCACAGACCCAACAAAAAGTGATAAAAACCACAGTTTAGGAGCGGAAAACCGCTCCTTTTTTGTTATTTTTAGCCAAGATTTTGTAAAAATGATAATTTATTCACAAAACGCATTTTTCAACAAAATTAACTAAAATGGGTTCCGTCAATTTATGCAAAATTTAGGCTTGACAAAGTTTTGAAAGTATGTTATAACAGCAACGGGTCGCGACTGGCTGTAGCGACCCGACTTCCCCGAATCTAGACCCATATGGGATTTTTTTCTAGTTGTTTGCTTTTTAGAATCTCTAGACCTAATTCCCGAAACCCGCATCACTAATCCTCATATGGCAGTTAACGCTGGTTGTTCGCGCCTTTAAGCTACGTTTCCCGCACACATTTTTTTAAATGAAAAACTACTTTCCAACATCTTTTCACAAAATCATTTTTTCTAATACTTTTACCTATTGTAGTTCCATATTGCCCTTGCAAAATTTAAATCCCTGCCCGCTTGAAAAAACTATAATTTTTTGTTATAATAATAATGTAAGAAGTGAGGAATCTACAGGACAAAACCTGTAAACTCATTTCAAAGAAAATTTATATATAAATGAAAGCAAGGAGACTACATATGTATTCTATTGATATTAAGGACGCACTGAATGATGGTATCTCTTTTGAAGACCTGATGCGTGACTTTAAGTACGCAATTGAGGATGCTCAGGATGAGATCGAAGCTGAAAAGGCTAATACCGCACATAATGATGGTGTAAGTCAGTGCCGTGAAGATTTGATGGTTGCTCTAACCGCATATCTGGATGCTATTGGTGTTCTGGATGTTGATACTGTGTCTGAGGAAGACATGGAGAAGCTAGAAGAGTTCTTGAAGGACTTTGAAAATGAAGTCACTAAGATGATGTCTATTATTAATATGATTATTGACAATAGTGCAGATGAGAGTGCGGTTGATGCAGATGTAAAGAGCAATAAAGCTGAGGTTACTGATATTCTGGCTGATGTGCTAGCTAAGCTGGGCTAATATGAAAAGGGGGCTAAGAAATTAGCTTCTTTTTTTGAACCTTGAGAATTTATAGAATTCCGTTAAAAGAATTCTGGATCTAGATTTGGACCTAGGTCTAGACCCACTAACTCAGTTCTATTATCATACCAAAACCTACCTATCTCCCACTCAAAATCTCATCTCATTTCCACTCAAAACCTACCCCTTCTCGCATTAATTCTTAAATAAATTATTAATTTTTCAATACTTTTATTTAAACCTACTCTACTCTACCAATCTCCTTTCATAATAATTTTTAATTAAACTTTTTCCACGAACAAAATTAAAGAGCTAGCTTTATGCTAGCTCTTTTTTTATACTCTTTTTTAACCCATCTCTAATGCATCATTAAGCTGCCATTCCGCATCAAACCATTCATCTTTGCTCCAATTCCGCATATTTAACTCAATAACTCCAATAACTTCTCTCTTGACAACAATAGCCCAATAACTTAAAACTAAAAAAATATTTTCAAAAATTTTTTCACTAATTTCATTTCTATAAACAATAGCCAAAGTGATGCGGGATAGCCCTCTAGTCATCCTAATCTCCAGCTTATCAGTGAGATGCGGTTTCACATAATTATCATACAAATACTCAATCTCATCCATTCCTTCTTCATCATAACATACAATGTTGAGCTTATAAAAGTCGGTCAGCGTTTCCCGCATATTCTTTTTCCTTTCATTTTTTCCCATACTACTTTTGGGTTTTTCAAATATTGCATATGAGTTTTGCGGTTGTTCCTTGGGCGCAAATGAGCGGGTGCCCCGCTCTTACTATATGATACATCACTTCGTGATGTATCATATACGTATCATATAAACTAAGGTATATATTTCTTTACTTCTTAAATAATCCCGCTAAAATTAGATAAAAGACTTGACGAATAATATAATATATATATTCGTCAAGTAAACCATTTAAATTTAGCGGGATTATTTAAACTTTGTAGTTTCCATAATCCTTAAACATATCTCGCCTTAAATGAATATTTTTAAATATTTCTATTCATTTGTAGATATTTCCCCTAAAAATAAATAGTTTACTTAACTTAGATCGCATCTATAAACCTTAAATAAAACTATTCATTTTTTTCCAACTCTAGTAATTACTTTATTCAATTATAAAAAGCATTTAAATCAACATTTTGTCCAATACATCTATGATAACTCTAATATGCTTTAGATGTTTTAAACATATCATTAGATTCCAACAACTTCTTAGATTCAGTAATCTAATATTTACTTAATCCAGTAATAGCTTCTAATTCCGCAATAGTAAAAGGTTGATTTTCTGCGGCTAGCTATACTCCTAACCAAGTCTTAAGAAGAGGAACCCAGCTTCTCTTATTATGTTCATCCGCAATCTTCTTACAATTCTTTACCATATCAATACCAACTTGCATATCCTACTCAGCTTTTCGATAAAGAATTGCAGCAAAATAATTATTATCAGTTTTATCAATAACAAAATTAATATAATCCTAAGAATCGAGGCGGGTTAAAGCTTCTTTAATTGCAGCAATATTTTCTTTAGAATCATTAATCTACATATAATGACAAAAGTCTCTAAAACTACCTCTAAAAACCATCATAGGAGTAAGAATAATTGCAACTAAACAACAAAAATCCGCACTAGTCAATGCAAAACTAGCTGAATCTAATGCAAAATTATCTTTAGTTTCTTCATACATACTCATAGCTCTATCATTGACAAGCGGGATCTCTAGGTATATAGCCGCCTGTCCTCTCCCTTTTTTTTCTATTTTTATCTGATGTTTTTTAATAATAGATTTTTGTACCGTAGGAAAATTTCTAGCTAAATAATTTTCTGAAATACCATACTTCTAACATAATTCTTGTGCTGTCATATATTTTCTCCTTTATTAAATTCCCTTATTCTTTATCTGGGAATTTTACTTTCAAGAATATATGAATCTTTATTAAAATCCTTTTTTCCGAATCTGTCCAAAAGTCAAATTTAGACTGAATTTTAGTCTATTTTTACTCAATTTCTATTCATTCATCATCTTTTTCAACAAAAGTATCCACATAGCCTACAAAATTGCGGGGAACCACCTTAACAATCTTCTGGACGGGATCCTGCACAACTTGTCTCTGACCCGCAAAGAAATGCTCAAACTCAGGTTTTGGCACAAACCGCACGCACTTACCATCACTATCAAGAGTTACAGCCATTCTACTACATTTACCTTCACTCTGATACTTACACAATTGATTCCCGCAAACAACGCACTCCATATCTTTCACCTTTCTATTGATACAATCAATAATATCTAATCTTACATCATTTAATTTCATGGTTATTTCGGCGCAGCCGAATATAACCATGAATAAATTCACACAAATTAATACTACAATAGTCAATAATTCCTATTCCATATTATCCATCCTTTTATAATAATGTATAATTTTATTTACTATATTATATCATAAATTTTTGCGGGCTGCCTTAGGTGGAAAGCGCCTCATACCAAAGATTCCCGCTTGACAAAATGCAAAAATTATAGTATAATTATTATAGAAAAATGAACAATAGATAAAAGGAGAATATAAATCTATGATTGATAATAACTATATTCCTATTCCTGATGTAGATTATCCCGCAGTTGAAGATTATTATGATTCTTTTCCTATTGACGAATACACTATGATGCAGGCGGTTGAGGCGAATTGGTAATGTATACTATTATGTTTTGGAATAAGCATGACGAAGCATTAATTATTTATGAACCTTATACTTCTAAACTTAATTTCGACACTTATCAAGAGGCATGGGAAGCCGCAAAAGATGCTCTAGTAGATATGATGGCTAAAGGCGCAGTTTGTATGAGTCTTTCCTTGCCTTGGGGCGATACTGAATGGTATTCTATTGAAGCATAATTAAATAATTCACCTTATATATTTTTCATATATATTGAGGTGATTATATGACAACCTTGTTTGTTTTATTATGTTTTGCGGTTATAGGTATGAATTTATTTAGTATTCCTAATGAAGTTGATAATATATCAAAAGCATTATGGATTATAAACTCTTTAATTCTTATGTATATCGCATTTACAAAGATGATTCCCGCATTCCTCTAACATACTTATCTTAAAATAGAATCTTACCTATTGATTTTTTATATAAAATATGTTATAATATTTATATAAAGAAAAGGAAGTGTGTATATGACTCTTGATAAAGCTCTTATTTCTGATGTTTGCAACTCTCTTCTTATTCCTGCAGATTTTGGAATTGATGAAGATGGTGATGACCTTTATGGTGTTTTTGATGCGGTCGACGCAGATATGAAGGGCGTGTTACCTGATGATAGTTACTATCTTGCATCTGGAGTAACTAAACTCGTAATTATTCCTGAATATTGCGATTTCGTCTTTAAGGTTTCTTTTTCTGGCGTTTATTATCAACAGTATGATGATAATAAACTGGAAGATGAGGATGAAGATAGTTATACTTTTGAACAGTTTTGTGGCTCTGGCGGTAGTGATAGCTCTGATTACTGCCTTGCTGAGTATGAAAAATATCAGGATTTGAAGGCGGCTGGTGTAGGTATGTTCTTCGCAGAGACTGAGTTTGCTGGCACTACTAAGGATGGTTCCCGCATTTTTATTCAGGAGAAGGCATATCCTCGTAGTCATGGCTCTAGTAGTAAGAAAGCTAGTCAAGAGTCTAAAGACCATATTAAAAATATGGAAAACCGCAGTGAATTAAGTCTTTTTGACTATATTTATGATACTGACTGGTGGGCTTTAGCTCTTGATTGTTATGGCGAAGATGCCCTTCGAGCTTTGGAAGAGTATATTCAAAAGGATGATTCCCCGCTTCAGGATATGCACAATGAAAATTTTGGGTATAGGCTGGATGGAACTCCCTGCATCATTGATTTTACTGACTATAATTCTTAAAGGAGAATTGGAAAATTATGGCAAAAGACCGTTTTGTTGCGTGTATGTTTTATAAGTGCGAAGGTAATTGTGCACGAGGACGTGCAGGTACATTCTATAAGGAGTGTCAGCATTGTGGTCTCTACCTTCCTTTGCAGGGTGCTGAACCCGCAAAAAAGAATTTGAAGCGAGAGAAGAAGGAAGCACAGCGTCGCCGCGATGAGCGTCGATATGATGATTGGGAGTAATATATGACTATCAAAGAAGCTCTAATTCCTTATGTCGGTGAAGAGAATATTATTATTTTCTGTCGTACAATAGAAAATGATATTTGGACTTATATCCCTATCTTTATGGGACTTAATACTGACATTCCCCGCAAATATTATAATTTGGAATTGATTTCAGATACTTTTGTTAATGAAGCCAAGCGGATGGAGCTGATTGAAGATGCTATTGAGTTCTGTCTTGGCGATTACCGACTTTACTATGTAGAAAATCCAAAAAATAATTGATATTTCAAAAATTTTTTGGTATAATGATAATGTCAGAAATGACAAATAGATAAATTAAAAAGAGATAAAAGGAGATTTTTTATTATGGCTACTGAGAAGATTACTAAGAAGGCTTATTTTGAGATGCTGAAGGATATTGTTGCTGCAACTGATACCGTGGATAAGGACAATCTGTTGGCTTTCATTGATACCAATATCGCACAGCTGGATGCTAAGGCTGCTAAGGCTAAGGAAAAGGCTGCTGAAAAGAAGGTTGAGGGCGATGAGCTGCGTGAGAAGATTGCTGCTTGCCTGACCTCTGAGCCTAAGGATATTGCTACTATTCTGGATGAAGTTGGCGATGAGGAGCTGACTCGTGCTAAGGTTACTGCTCGTCTGGCACAGCTGATTAATCTGGGCACTGCAACTAAGGAAGTCACTAAGACCGCCGATGGTAAGAAAGCAACTGTCTATAAGCTGGCTGAGTAAAAATATATAACTAATTACTCAAAGGGATAGTGATGAACTATCCCTTTTTTGGTATAAGGAGAAAAATATGAGATATTGCTTAAGATATTACATTGATTCTAAGTATCAAAATCAATGCGAAGAATTAGCTATTACTTACAATAGCCATGATACTACTTTACCTGATTTCTTAGAAGCGCATAAGCATTAGATTATTATCATCGATCTACCTGCGGAAACCGCGCAAACAGATATAAATTTACTTTCTACTCTTGCAAAAAAATATTATAATTTCAAGCTCAGATTTGATTTTAACAATACGCAAGTATTAGAAATGGTAAAAAGTACGGATTTAAGATTTTTCTTTGCAAATTTTGCCGGAGACTGGGATTTATTAAATGGTTTTCTTTCTTATAAACCAACAGATGTCTATATTTCAGGGGATTTGGGCTTTTGTGTGCGGGATGTAGCTAAAAAAGTCCATGAATCTGGAGTCCAAGTGCGAGTGCTACCTAATATTTGTCAATCATCATTCCCTTATGGCGAAACTTTAACTCAATTCTATATTAGACCTGAAGATACTGAGCTTTATGACGGATTAATTGATGTATTTGAGATTGCTGCAGATTCTCGCAATAGTATGGATGTATTCTATAAAGTTTATACTATTGATAAAAAGTGGTTCGGACCTCTAAAAGAATGCATCTTAGGATTACAAAATGATATTGATAGCCGCTATGTAATGCCAGAATTTGGTAATTCACGTTTAACTTGTAATAAAGTCTGCGCTAAAAGAGGACATTGCCGCATGTGCTTTGTTATTTCTAATGTATCCCAAAAAATGGCTAAAGAAAAAAATTAACTATTTATTTTTTCTTAAAAAAATGATATAATATATATACTGAAAAAGAAAAGAGGAAAAATAAATGGCAGTAAAAGGTATTCAGGCAAAAGCAGACATTACTAAGAAAATTCTGGAAACTTTTAATGGTAGCTTTATGAATGACAAGGAAATTCGCATTCCTATGATGGAGAATGGCGAAGAGGTTCAGATTAAAGTTACTTTGACTGCGGCGAAGGTTAATATTGACCATGCGACAACCCTAGGTATGTCGAGCGATACACCTGCGACTTCCGCAAATGTGCTGAATTTTACAGACCAGAAAACCGAGCCTTCCACAGATGAAAAGGCAAAAGTCAAAGAACTGATGGCAATGCTTGGTCTTTAATTAGTAGGAGAATCAATAATGGAATTTCGAGTTATGAGTCGTCACCTTGCTGAGCAGTATGTTTCTCAAAAGCATGATGAAAAATACGCGGTTATCTCTATTTCAAATGTACGGGGAGACCGAGCTTTTCTGCAGAAAATCGCAGTTCCTGATTGCGGAATGATTGCTTGTCTTAACCTTGCTTTTGACGATGTTTACATTGGTGAGTCCTATGGCGTTGCAATGACTGATTTTCAGGCTCAAGCCATTATTGCTTTTGTTGAGGGTAAGTTGGATAAAGTTGATTTCTTTATCGTGCATTGTGAAGCAGGTCAGTCGCGTTCTGCAGGTGTGGCAGCCGCACTTTCAAAATGGATTAACGGAGAAGATTGGGATTATTTTCTGAACCCAAAATATACTCCTAACAGCTATTGTTATCAGACTATTTTGGAATGGGCATACCCTGAAAAGCCTATAACTAAAGAAGATAAAGAAGAAATTCTTCATAAGGTTATTGTAAACCAAAACCTTGATTGTGATTGGAATGTGGTTTATGATGAGTTTGGCACTCCTATTGAAGTAAAAGAAATTTGCCAATAAAATAAATTTATGTTATAATATAGATGTATTTAAAAGATACATCTATTTATGCTGCGGTAGCTTAGTGGCTAAAGCACTGGGTTTATGCCCCTTGGTCCAGATAAGACAGTGGCGCGGGTTCGAGTCCTGCTCGCAGCACCATATGGTTGTGTAGCTCCAAATGGATAGAGCGCGTAAAAATTTGTTTAGAATTAAACAATAGCTGCAATATACTTTCCATTCCAAGGACGAGGTTCATAGTTCGAGTCTATGCGCAACCGCCAGTAGCGATAATAAAATATTTCTCGCGGAAATTGGACAGTTTCAATCAAATGAACTGTCTAATTTTTTATTATTAACTACACGTTAGAAACAAAAGGAGAATAACATTGAGAATTAAGAAAAATATTAAAATTGCAGCAGCCGCATTTTTTATGAGTGGTATTGTTGCTCTTAATGCTTCTGCTCTTGTCTCACGTTCAAATCAAATTAATGAATTAACTATTGAACAGCAAAATTATATTTCTACTATTGAAGAAATGCAAGAGACAATCGGAAGTTATGAAGATATTATTGCAAATCTGCAAGCAGAATTAAATGAAGCTCAAAGTGAATTAGATACTGCACAGTCCGCAGATATTGAAATTAGAGAAGGACTGAAATTAACTTATGTAGGGGATTTTAAAACAACAGCATACTGTGTAGAAAAATACAAGCACATTTGCGGGGAAGGTAAAGGCATCACTTCTTCTGGAGCTAAGGCGACTCCTGGGGTCACTGTCGCCGCAGATACGAGTGTCTTTCCTTATGGTACTGTTCTTTATATTGAGGGTGTTGGCATTAGGGTTGTTCAAGATACAGGAAGCGCAATCAAGAAACACAAACTTGATGTGGCGGTTGACACTCATGTTAATGCGCTTAAATGGGATGGTTATGGCACTCATAGGGTGTATGTTGTAAATTAATAAATTCCTTATTGATTTTTTATTAAAAAAATGTTATAATATATATACAGTAAGGGAAAAATAAAAAAATAAATCATTTTATGGGGGCTAAAAATATGGCAGAGTTTAATGATATTCTGAATATTGACGTTCTGGATTCTGAGGATGAAATGGAAGTTCCTCAGACTGAGATGGTTTGTGATTCCGCAGTTAAGATGTATCTGCGGGAAATGGGTCAGACGAAGATGCTGACCGCAGAAGAAGAGAAGAATCTCACCGAAGCTGCAGCAAAGGGTGATAAGGATGCAAAAGATAAGCTGGTAAAAGCAAATTTGCGTTTGGTTATCTCTCAGGCAAAGAAGAATATGGGTCATGGTATGACTTTTCTGGATTTGATTCAGGAAGGTAATATTGGTCTTATGACCGCTGCTGATAAGTTTAATCCTTCTCTTGGCTTTAAGTTTTCTACTTATGCGATGTATTGGATTAAGCAGGCAATTACTCGCGCTGTTGCTAATCAGAGTCGTATGATTCGTGTGCCTGTTCATATGATTGAGAATATGAGCAAGTATCAAAAGGCTCAGAAGGATTTGGCACAGAAGAATGGTGTTGAGCCTACTATTGAGGAGATTGCAAAAGAGATGAATGTTTCTGTGGAAGACGCTCTGGAGATTCAGAGCCATTTTATGGATGCTTCTTCTCTTGATACTCCTGTTGGTGAAGATGGCGATGCTACTGTTGGTTCTTTGGTTGAGGATACCAGTAATGTAAATCCTCAGGATTCTTATGAACAAGAGGATATGGTAAATACTCTGAACGCGGTTTTGGATACCCTCAGCGCGCGCGAGAGAACCGTTATTATGATGCGGTTTGGTGTAGGTTATTCGCGCTCTTTTACTCTGGAAGAGGTTGGCAAGGAAGTTGGTGTTACTCGTGAGCGAGTGCGTCAGATTGAAGCTGCCGCAATGAAGAAGCTGCGTAATCCTATTCGCGCAAATAAGTTGAAGGAGTATGTCGCATAAAATATTCCTTATTGATTTTGAAAAGAAATTTTGTTATAATTATAATGTAAATTTTAAGAAATAAAAAATCTTAACAAAAAGATTTGAAAAACTTAAAAATTTATGTTATAATAAATATGTAACTTAAAGACACTCTTAAAGTCAGCAAAGCTCTTTGACGATATAAAGATTTTATTATTAAAAAGAATTTTTAGCTAATGTTTGAGTTCAGATTTTCATTAGCTCACCTGCCGGTTGGGTGATGGATAAAAGCGTTAGAGTGTCTTGTTTTATGGGGCATGGGACTGCATGGGGTGGTCATCTGTTTTGCAAACAGAAAATCAGATGGGTTCGATTCCCATATGCTCCACCAGACAAATGAGTTTTAAATTGCGTTGAACAAAGGGAAGCCTTTTAAGGAGTTCTGCATATAGAAAACCTGATTATCGGTAACAATGCCAACTCGCGAGGGTGCGCAAGCCGACTTTTATATGCGGTGGTAGCTCAGTTGGTAGAGCAACGGACTTTTAATCCGTGGGTCGGGAGTTCAAATCTCCTCCGCCGCACCATTTATTATTTGTTCTTTGAAAATAGTATATTAACTATCTTAGTGAAAACTATATTTCCCAATATAGCTAAGACACACTGAAAAGCGCTCGGCACGAAACGAAACAAGGATACTTGTGGATAGTGGTCCGCATTCAAAGTGGTGACATGAGAATGAAGAGGTTTTTGAACCCAAAGTAAAGGTGTGGTGCTTAATGTATTGCTTTTTAAGGTAGTATGCCGATGGGGGACGCAATAGATAGCTTTCTGAATAGGAAAGCCGAATCCAAGTTAGGCTTTAGTTGGTGACTGTGGACAAACCTTGGAAAAACCAATAAGTCGTTTTGTCGTGAAACAACAGAAATGTTGATATAACATCGGTATCCAACTCTGAGTAGGCTAAGACGCGGCTTGATGATGGTAATACAACCAGTTTAAAACTGGGCTTGGTTATAGATATTAAAATGCTGAATGGGAGCTGAAAGGTGCAGGTAATCAATCCTGTCAGAGGATCGCGGGTGAAGAAGTATTAAGGTAGCTCCTTGATGCTCAGCCTTCATCTTCTCTGTGACTGAATAAAAAAGAAAATATAATCTAAGTAAGGCGAAGGTCTAGTTAATATACTATTTTGAGAGAATAAATGATAAAATTACTTATTGATTCTTAATAAAAAATATTGTATAATATATATACAATAAAGATTAAGAAAAAGTTGGTCAGAAAATTTTAATTGATTTATTAAAAAATTTATGATATAATATATCATAAGAAAAAGAAATATGGCGGGTTAGTCAAGCGGTCAAGACGCTGGGTTTTCATCCCAGAAACAAGGGTTCGACTCCCTTACCCGCTACCAAAGGAGTTCGTCTAAATGGTCTAGGACGTCACCCTCTCAAGGTGATAATGAGAGTTCGATTCTCTTACTCCTTATATGTCGCGGATAACAAGAGCTGGTGGCACTGGTGAGTCTCATAAACTCATATTAGGTAAGTTCGATTCTTACATCCGTACCCAAGGAAAAGCAAAAATTCCTCTAACAACAAATGTGCGGTTAGTTGACCTTAAAACTTCTATATAGGTCAGTGTGCTGAATGGTTGAAGGCAGCGGGCTGTAAACCCGTGACATTAGAAACATTGTAGGTTCGACTCCTACTTGACCTACCAGAAAGGCATTTACAGCAATCCTTTAATAAAAATTTTGGTTTGTGTAAATTTTTTAAAGATGCCTTGTTTATTTGCGGAAGTGGCGGAACTGGCAGACGCGCTAGATTTAGGCTCTAGTTCCTCGGAGTAGGGGTTCAAGTCCCCTCTTCCGCACCATATGCAGTAGTAGCTCAGTTGGTTAGAGCGTAGTCCTGATAAGACTGAGGTCGAAGGTTCGATTCCTTCTTACTGCACCAATATGCAGGTTTAACTCAGTTGGTAGAGTATCTGACTTACATTCAGAAAGTCACAGGTTCGAGTCCTGTAATCTGCACCACTTCTTAGGTTTATGCCGCCGTGGTGAAATTGGCAGGCACGAGGGACTTAAAATCCCTTTCTGGAGACAGAGTACGGGTTCAACTCCCGTCGGCGGCACCAGTACTAAAAAAGAAAAGGAGTAATACCAATGCAGAAGTCAATTGAGCATTATAAGAATCGAATCAGTATCCTTGAAGCGCGTGACCCTGTGGGAAACCGCAATATTATTAATAAACTAACCCGCAAGGTTAGAAATATGGAGAAGTCCAATGCAGATTGAACTTGGTTGTACAGGTAATTTTGTCGATGTTGATTTCGATACTCCTGTAATTCAGATTTCATTAGATGGCTTGTATGCAGAACGAGATGCGTTCTTCCGCTTAATGAAGTATACAAATCCTTATATGTCAATGTATTCTGTATACATTAACCGCTATAATGAAATCTGTGAAGAAATTCGCAATAGAGAATCAGAAATTTATTAAGTAATTAAAGAGAGTAACAGCAAATTTAAAATCAATTACTGAATCATTTAAATTCTGCAAGAAAGATTAATGCTCTCTTGTTTGTGCGGAGATGGCTGAGTGGTTTAAAGCACCTACCTACTAAGTAGACGATCCTTACGGGTCCTAGGGTTCGAATCCCTATCTCCGCGTACTATTTAAAGAGTCTTTTTACAGCAATCTTTTATTTAATTCAAATGTAAGTAAAAGTGAGAGGGATTCATAAGAAGTTTCATCAATTTTGTACTTATGAAGATGGGAAATTCCTACTCTCTTATAAATTGAGAGACTCTTGTTTATATGCCGTGTTGGCAGAGTCGGTCAATGCAGTGGACTGAAAATCCATCTATCTCCGTTCGATTCGGAGACACGGCACCATGCGTTTTGAGTCAGGCGGTTAGACAGCAGACTGCAAATCTGTATAGATTGGTTCAACTCCAATAGAACGCTCCAATATGCAGCTGTACTCAAGTCTGGTTGAAGAGAACAGTCCTGAAAACTGTGAGATCGGGATAACCGGTGCGGGGGTTCAAATCCCTCTAGCTGCGCCATTTTTAAGGATAAGTAAGGATAAAAAGTGGTCTTAATAGTTTAATTTTCTTATTATAATTTTGTAATTACAATAGGATTATAATAAGAGGAGGATGCTATTGTGATTGCAATGTTTAGACAAAATGGTAATTATGTTTATAATTATCTTGAATTAGTTTGTTCTAAGAAAGCTGATGTAACAGATATTTTGACTGAATATTCTGATGCGGCGGCAGGTTCTATTTGCTACTGTATCGAGTCTAAAACAAGATATATGTTAAATCCAGAAAGAACCGCATGGATGCCAATTACTAATACAGATACTGAAGATTAGGTTGCCGCTTTATCTTAGACTGTTGATGATTTATCATCTGATTTATCTGACCTTTCTACTAAAGTTCTATATATCCCTGAAACAGAAAATTCTTAATTGATTTTCTTAAAAATATATTGTATAATATATACAATAAATTAAAAAGACGTTTACAGCAAATGATAATAATTTATCTGTCTTAGGTTCAATTCCTAAATCTCCCACCATCAAATTGGAAGAATAGCTCAGTTGGTAGAGCAATGAAAATAAACGTCTTGATATCGAGGAGTAATTCAGTTGGCTAGAATGCTAGATTTGGAGGTAAATATATGCCTACAATGAAAAAAGTTTTATGTGCAAAATGTGGTAAAGAATTTGAAGTTGAATTAAAACGATATAATGAGAATGTTAAAGAACATAGTTCTTTTTATTGCTCTAAAGAGTGTCGTTCTCATAAAGAAAGCATACTTTGTTCTTGTGCTAATTGTGGTTAGTTAGTATGGAGAACTAAATCTTAGTTAGCAAAATCAAAAACAGGCAATGTTTATTGTTCTCGTTCTTGTGCAACTTCAAAAAATAATTCTTTATTTAAAACTGGCAAAAACCATCCGAATTATGTTGGTAATAATTATAGATAGAAAGCATTTGAAGCCTATGAACATAAATGTGCTGTTTGTAATTGGAATGAAGATGAGGATGTATTAGAAGTTCATCATATTGATGAAAATCGAAACAATAATAATTTATCTAATTTAATTATTTTATGTCCTATTTGTCATAAAAAAATTACAACTCATAAATATAAATTAGTAGGCTTACATCTAGAGTGTGTGGTGTAATGGTAGCACTCGACATTTGGGATGTCGAAGAGCAGTTCGAATCTGACACATTCTACCAAGACGTTTTAGTCTTATGGGTTTGTTAGTTCAATGGTAGAACGGAGGATTGTGGTTCCTTTCATAAGAGA